CACCGTCCACAGAACCTGATAATGCCACTTTAATCATAGGCACAGTAGTTGGGATCATGTCCTTCTTAGTGAAGATCTTACTGTTATCTAACGTAGCCGTAAACTCGATCGTACTATTCTTAATCAACTTATCTTTTAGTGACATATCATATCCTCTTCTCAAAAAGAACCAATCTTTCAACATGATTATAGTATACTCCAAACGTGAGTGATTGTCAAGACTTCTTTTCTATTACAATGTCATCCCATAAGTCACCGTTGGTTGTCACAGCATCTATGCTATCGACTTCTAGCTTCATGTCTTTGCTGGCTGCGATAATCATAAGAACAGCAAGGGGATCGATGACTAGCACGAGCATTAGAATCATCGTACGAATAGCCGACTCCAAGTCTTTCTCATTTCCTTCTCCGTACATCAACTCTGCGACATAACGGATAGGGCCTACTTCTAATCTCATTGCGCGAGTTTGTGCGGCTAACGGAGCTTTCTCATCTAACAGCTTCTCGATTGTAGCCTGAGCAGCCTTAATATCAACTGCTATCATATCACGTTCTTTCTTCTGCTGAGAACGTAATTGCAAAGCTGTCTGAGCGCGATTATTCTTTTCGATAATAGAGTCGATTGCTTTATCCATCTGTCCGAGCTGCTGTTCAGACTTAGTGATACGCATGCGCTCGCGCACGAGCGAACTATCTATACGTTCAATCTTAGCAGCTACGTCTCCACTAGGAGCAGTCTGCTCAAGATGCGCTTTCGATAGGAATCCAAAGATACCCATACTCGTGATGATCATGAGAATAATAAGCGCAGAAGTGAAATATGATTTCATTAGGAACGGAACATACTTCCAGTTCCTGTAGAGCCATGAAGCAAGAACAATCTTACCTATTTCTAATGTTCCACCAAGGATAACGATTGCCCAGAATGCTCCAGCAAAGATAGCTGTCAATCCTGTCACGGAGTACCAAGCAGAAACGACGGAGAGTGCTATCCCCGTCGTCATTATTAGTATTCTATCGAAACTTAATGTCATAGACCTCTTGTTGTCGTCAATACTTTTTCAAGCATTTCCTGACACTTATCCTTACGATTAGGCCAATGGATATACGCTTTGTCTGACGTCTTGATGAGATTATTCAACAGAGGAACAATGATGCCCTCTAGAACTTTAATCTTATGAGCAAGCTCTTCTTCTTTATCAGTGAGAGCTTGACCTTTCGCATCAAGCTCTAGAAGAACATCAGACTTAATTTCATCTTCGTCTACACCTGTGAATCCGAAGTCGAAGTCAGCATATTCCTGTGGTACTTTGATTGCCATTTAAAAGAAATCCTCTAGTGTGCTTTGCTTCTCTTCGTGCCAGTTAATCACTTCAAGGATTGCACGGAGCGGCGACATGAACGCTTTGTCGAACTGTGTATCGTAATCAATATATTCGTCTAGACGAAATTCATTTGGAAGCTGAGAGAAAGCACAAATCACGTTCTCATGAAGTGGATTAGGCATTTTAAGATAAGAGAATCGAATCTTATCTCCATCCTGAATCAGTTCATATTTCTTCTGGAGCTTTAGCTTCTTAACACGATTGTTATAAGTGATAGCACCACGAACATGAATCGGAATACTCTTAGTCTCGTTTTTATATTTAGTTAGATCTTGAACTGAACGAGGAAACGATACTTCCTCGAACGATAGCTTATAGAATTTGGTTTTGAACTCAGAAATGAACGTATGAAGCTCGTTCTCTGGCTTAGTCATAACGATCAGGAGAGCTTCCTTAATAGCTTCACGACACACAGCAGGAGTCGAAGACTTGACAGCTTCGATTCCCATAATCTTCAGCTTTGGTTTCGCATAGCGAACGCCTTCCGAATCATGAACGTTGAGGATATATCGCTTCTTCGCAGTCCAGATGCCACGGTCAGCAATAACCTCACGCTTCATATTCATTTTTTGTTGGAAGGCAGACATATTGTCAGCAAGATCCTGATAGATGCGATCAATAACTGGTTCCATCTTATCGCGAGCAACTTTATCCAGAAAGTTAATGATCTTCTCTTTAAGACCGTTATCAAGACCCTCTGTCTTAATCCTCTCCGCAAACACGCTATGTACCAGCTTATCAAAAGAGATATAAAGCGAGTCGGTATCAGACGCGATAACATAATCGTAATCTCCTGTTTTCAATAGATTATTGAGATATCTATTCATCTCGTTTTCAGCCCAACGAATGGATAGCTGACCACCAAGAGTAATAGCAGTTGCCTGATCAATGTCAAAGAAACGGAAATGAGGATTACCGATAGCGCCGTAAGCTGAGTTCAACTGTACCTTCTTTGCAAGCTGCATGTTCTTATATCGCGAGATATCTTTGACAGCCTGCTTATCTTTGGTTGCTTCGTAACGCTTTTGTGCCTCGATCATCTTGTCCTTATAGACGACGCGATCGTTATACATACGCTGCATAATCTCAGGGAGAAATCCCTGCTTATCCTTCTTGAAGAAGCATCCATTAGCTGCAAGACCGTAGCCTTCTGGTACTTCGGGGAATATCCCTTCAAGCAGCTCGTCTACGCTCGTGCGTGCTTTCTTTCCTTGCAATAGCGTCTCTGGAGAGATATTATATTGCATGATAAGATGAGGATACAGACTATTCAAGTCGAAGGACATAACCCAATCATATCCTCCAGGCTTAGGTTCTTTAACGAAAGCTCCGATATATGCTTCTTCTTTGCTACCTCCGCCAGTTAACGGAACAGCAACTTTCTTCTTCCACAAATGATTATGAGTAATGACATCCCACATACGCACTTGAGTAAAGATATCAAGCAGAGTAACCTTCGCATCGTACGCGAGCGCGAGAGCCATATCAATTAGCTTCATCTTGTCGTCTAGCTTCTCAACAAGCTCAACGTCTCGAATGTTATAGTCGATGAACTTCTTGAAGTCCTTCATGTAGAACTCATGAAGCGTTTCGTATTCGGAGTAATCTAACTTACGCTCACCAAGCTCAACAAAACCAATATGATCTAGCTTATAGTTTTCTTGCTGCGTGTAAGTGAACTTCTGATACATCTCAAGATAATCGAGTGTGGCGATACCACCAATATTGTAGACGTGCTCTTCCTTACCAAACTTCGTGCGGACACGACGCTCCTTGAAAATACGCCACGGACTGAAAGATTTACTATGAGATTCACCAAGGATAAAGTTCATGCGACGAACAAGATACGGAATATCAAAGAACGTGACGTTCCATCCAGTCACAATGTCTGGATATCCATCACTCCACTCGCTTAGAAACTTAGTCAACAGTTCCTTCTCGTTGTTGCACTGATAGTAGCGCACGTCCTCGCGCGATGAGTCGTAATCATAATATCCCCACACATGGAAGATACCATTCTTCTTCAAAGCGATCGCAGTAATTTCTTGCGCTGCTACATCTGCGCTCGGGAATCCATTCTCGGAACTTACCTCGATATCAATATACGCAACATTGATCTGCTCACGATCATAAACGATTTCGTTTTGATATTCCTCGTTCAGATAAGCATAGAGAAAGCGTGACATACCATAGACGGGAAAATTACTCACGTCTTCGTATCTCTTAACGAACTCTTTGGCGTCACGAATCGATTCGAAAGGCATAGGATCAAGCGGAAGCCCACGAATGTCCGACCACTCAGCGTTAGGACGCTTGCTTGGAAGGAACATCGTGGGCTTGTATGGAATCTTTTCTTCGAAGGGGCGTCCGCGATCGTAACCGCGGACGAGGATGTTGTTACCGTACTCTAAGGCATTCGTGTAAAATTTGCTCATAACATATAGTACCAGGTTATGATGTAGCTGTCAAGATCCCTTTTGGTGGCATCACTAATCCTGAACCAAAATTCTGATTGTAAGCATTTTCTACTTGTGTATCTGGATCATAGGTAAACAAAACATTGCGTGGGTCTAGAATGATTTCTTTCGTTCTAGCCATAGGAATGAAATCGACAAGAGCCATCTGAGACTTACCAGAAGGACTTGGCTGAATCAATACGGCAGCTGGTTTAATCACTTTAATCATATTACCAATAGTGCCAACCTTACCAATAATCTCGTCACCGTTAAGCAAGCGAAGCATCACGATAGCTGTATTGCGATTCTCATCATTCATATTCATTGCATTCACATTAGTCATTCTTCACTTCCTTATTTTGCAACGCCCTGAATCTTTTCCTGTCCTCTCGACCACGCAGCGATACCAAGAACAGCACCCATTGCTAGATGGAATAGACCAGCGCCTTGCAGCGTGAGAGGACTCCATTGAACAAGAGGCGTTTTCGTCATGACCTGAGCAACGCTCCACATGACAGGGAAGATAGCCATATCAAGGCAACATATGACCATATAACACCAACCCATTGCTGGACGCCATTTCTTGACCATCCAGTCTTCGTTTTGCTTTGCGTTCTCCGCTTCCCATTGCTTCTTCTCTAGTTCAATCTTAGCAAGCTGCGCTGCTTCAGATAGTTGCTGAACAGCAGGAGCTGGAGCAGCTACACGAGGACTAGAATCCACGAATGCTGTTGGGATTGCGGCAGCTGCACCCTTGGTTGCAGCTGGTATTTCATCCATCGCAGGCTTTGCGACTGGTTCATCAGTTGAGCCAAATTTAGGCATTATCGTTTCCTTTATGCTGTGAATATCTCCAAGGCTGCAGCATAATGAGATTGACGATCTTCAAGACCGATTGTTCCACCATTGATTTTTTTAGTTACAGTAACAACGTCACCTTTATCAGCCCAATTGTTTAGTTCGCGCGAGTCCCAGAACCATCCAGCACTCCAAGCCGCACCTTCTTCAGTGCTAAGCCATTCAGTTGCTTCTTCCAGAGACATGTTCATGTCATCCGCGAAAGCTTTATAGTTTGATTTACCAGTCAGCTGGATGAGACCACGACCACAGTAACGATATCCATCCCCCGATGCTTCATCGCCATTACCCATACGACTAGCATACACGCGATTGGCAATCTTCTGTGGATTTTTCGCATATCCACTAGGATCAACACCGCGGAAATACTTAGGGAAAATAACTTTCAAGCGATCTGCTGAATAGTTGAGATTTTCTTTAATAGTTCTAAGACCACCGGATTCGTGTCCTACTTGCGCAAGGAACATTGAGATTCGTTGTGGGGTAGTGATTTCATAAAACGTCAATACCTCGTTAAGAGGCTCGACGTATTTCTGAACGATATCTTCGTTGGTATCCTCGAAGAACTCATTCAATTGTTCGAATGTAACAGCCATGGCGACTCCTTATTGAGTTACCTTTTATTTAGCGTATTGAGAGCAACGATAGGAATCTCGCCGCGATACAATCCAATGTCAGCAAGCTCTCTGTCTGATAGCTGGCTTAGTTCTTCGATAGCTTTATAGTATCGTCTTGTGTCTTCAATCTGCTCTGCGAATAGTTTGAATATGTTTAGCAATGTCTTCCTCCAACGGATAAAAGCGGGCCAGTTTCCCAGCCCGCTTCATAACAAATAACTCAATGGGTTTTAATTATTCGATGTTGATCTTCTTAGGCTTCTGACTCTCTGGAATAAAATTCTCGAGCCAAACCTTAAGAATACCGTTTATCAATTCGGCATTGTTTACGACTACTGTATCAGCCAGAGTGAATGTGCGATTGAACGCACGCTCTGCGATTCCCTTGTAGAAGTAATATTCGGTAGCCTTATCCATATCACTGGCATCTTTGGTCTTTCCAGCAATGGTAAGCTTACCGCCTTCGAGCGTTAGCTCGATGTCTGTTTTAGCAAATCCTGCAACAGCCATTTCGATAACATACTTGTTATCATCAACCTTCTTGATGTTGTATGGGGGATACCCAGGAAGGTTCTTTCCGATTCCATCCAACTGCGAAGATAGCAGCTTGAATGTCTTGTCGAAACCGACAGAGAAAGGATCGAAAGATGCGAATGGAGATGGGATTTGTGCGTAGTCTTTAGTCATAGTATGACCTCCTATTAGGCAAGGTTTAAAATATGTGACCCCGAGGGCATCACGTTTTATTTATATGCGACGCATACAAATTCTATTCAACGGTCTTCTTTTTACCGATGTTGTATTTGGCTTCTAGTTTCCAGTCGTTCTTTTCCTTGTGAGCCAATATCTTAATCTGATTCAGCGGAGCAGCTGGTTCTTTAGTCTTCTCAGCGTCTACGATATCAATGAGATCCCATTCAGCAAGCAAATTGGTAATCGTATTACGACGAGCGATATCCTCTTCCGAAAAGTTAGTAGGCTTTCCGTCGAGGGCAAATAATTCTTTGAAGTGAACGATATAGTAGCGTCCCTGCTTATGCAGGATATGACACGATTGAAACAGTACCTTATCGCGTCGAGACGCGACGCCTATACGAGTTAGTGTTTCACGAATTTTTAGGAAATCTTCTGCTGATCGAAGCTTAACTTCAATCATGTTTTCAACCGATGCGTTCATCCTTTTCCACCTTTATCGAGAGCAATCTCGATCATGGTAAGCTGATCATCGGTCAAGACACGCAATGTTTGCTCCGCCTTAGCACGACCATAGCAAAAATACTCCATGATCATTTCAACGGATGCGTCAATCTTTTCTTTTTCCCATTTTGAATATCGCTGACGCTTCCGCAGACTATTTAGCAAAAACTCATATTGGAGCTTTGAATCAAGGCTAGGACGAAGATTCATCTCGTTTGCGTATAGGATTGCGTCTTGATGGTAAGAAAGAGTTCGATTAACCAGATAGGGTTTGTATCCCTTCTCAGCTAGTTCATCGTTCGCTGTCTTACGCATCAAGTTCTTTTTATTATAGCTCACACTTTCTGCATAGACAAAAGGTTTGCTCACATAATCCTCGATACATTACTAAAAATTAATCTGACAGCTGTGTCGATCTCCTCTAGAGGAACATTTAGCCATTCACGATTCTTTCTTAGTCTGCTTTCTTTGAAATGTTTATGAACGATGTGATCACATTTTATATGATTAACATCGTTCAATGACCAAATGGCGTGTGTATGGATTTCATCGTAGTGAGTATCCAGTTCTTCGCGGCGGGCTTCTACGCCAGACAACAATTCAGATTCACCTACTTTGTATATATTACGCTCTGCGTCTTTCGATGAAGCCATAGCATAAATGTACATCATACCTCAGTCTCACCTTGTTTCCATGGCAGAAATTCGTACGAGAACGCGATCCCATACTTCTTAGAAAACGAAGCGATATATGCTTCGGCCTGAGCCTGAAACGAAGTATCTTCGAAGTCTTTGAAATGGAACACGATATGAATCTCAGCGTGATTCATAGAAAGACCCATTGCCTTTCCAAGAGTTTCAGGAATCCACTTGCAACGATCCACAACAGCCCAACATACTCCTACGCTACGATTTTCTTTATTGAATCGTATCGTACGGACTCGCTTGAAATATTCACCATCGCCTGTGGTATATTGATGAACGTTATGAAGAACGTTCTTCAGCTCGCGTTGTGCCTCAGATTTGGCTTTGCTGACATTAGACGAAACATCTAATGCTGTCATCTGAAACTTACGTCGAAGCATAGCTCGATATGATTTGTCATCAATATCAACACCAGCGTCTTTGTGGCGCTTAACCATAGCTCGAAGATCGCGAGGCATCATCCCCTTCTTGATGACAGTAGAAACATTCATTTCTGCGCCCATCGCATCCAGAAGAAGCTTCTTACCAAGAACATCATTCGGAATAAGATCTTCGGGGATTATAAGAACGTTTGTGCCTTCAATGCTAATATAACCTTTCTGATCCGCACGCAGGAGCGCCGCGTTGGTGTTGTTGCCATCAGCAACAATCAGAACAGTTTCGCCGTCAATGGTTTCTTCATAACACAAAATCGGATTAGCATTATCCGCATGACCAGAAGCCTCAATCCTATACACGATATTGCTTACATGTTCTTCATCCAGATGGACTTCTCGAACTTGATTTCGATATTTGCCTTCATACCACATGAGCATCTGATCTTTATCAGCCCACGCTCGCTTCAGCTTTTGATCTTTATTCTTGACCATATCGCAGATGATGGTCGCAAGAGCGTCGATTTCTTCGTATTCGGTGTAAGCCATAACAAAGTTCCTTTCACATTCACCATAATATAATTGTACCACGGGTACGCACAGATGTCAAGGTCTATTTGAATTCGCAGTCTATCATCACCTGCGTCATGCAGGCAGCCATATTGATTTCCTGATCCACGACGAACGCTGCCTTGTACTGGTAGTCAGCGAGCGCGAGCACGAGAGGCGGAATAGACTCGGGCTTCATAATCTCCGACGCAGCGTCGTATAGCTTACGAAAGAGAACGTTGACGTCCATGCTCGCGTTTTGGGCTACCCACTTCCTCATATTCTCGAATTCGCGAGCTTTCAGATACTTTAGGAGCTCCTTGATCTCCACGTTGTCAACTTGGGCTAGAATACCAGCATCAATCGAACCTCGAGCTGAGTATCGCTGCAACTCGTTGAGAACGCGACGCCAGTCGGGGAAGTGCTTCGTGATAATTTGGGCTAGAACTTTCTTGTCGAATGTCACGCCTTCTGTGTCTAGGATAGTACCGACTCGCTTCATAAACTGCGAAGCCAAATCTGCCTTCTCCTTGTTGCCAATCTTGAACTCAACGACGGAGCAACGTGAGTGGAGCGGATCGATGAGACGATTGACGAAATTACACGTCAGGATAAAGCCACAGTTCGATGAGAACTCTTCCATGAAATTACGAAGCGAAGGTTGGACGTGATGAGCGTCAAGATAATCAGCTTCGTCTAGGATAACATACTTGCGTCCGCCAGTCATCGAGACTGTACTGGCATAATGTGCGATATCAGTTCGCAGAGAGTCTTTGTTGACATTCAAAGAACCGTTGAACACGATATAGTCTGCATCAATCTCTTCGAGCATCGCTCGCGCGACTGTAGTTTTTCCCGCGCCAGCTGTGCCAGTGAGAAGGAGATTGGGAATGCTGCCGTCGTTCACGAATTGCTGGAACGTAGTCTTTAGATCTACAGGAAGAATGCAATCCGCAATCTTGCGAGGACGATACTTTTCAACCCAGAGGAATTCTTTGCGCATATTGGCTCCATACTATAAAGAAGGAAGGGGAGCCGAAGCTCCCCCATTATCACGCACCGTACTTGCTACCTTGTTCCGTAGCAATCCAGTATTCTACGTCTCCCGTCTTCGACTTGAAGTGAGAGATACCCTTCGCAGATACACGGACATCATAATCACGATTTAAGATCTTGAGATTCTCGATCTTGAAAATCATTCTGTAGTCGACTTCTGCTTTTCCGACTTCGCACATGAAAGTGTTCGAGCCCTCGTTGCGCGAATCCAGCGCAGCAAGATACGCGATGCCTCCACGTCCGACGAGAGCAAGCTCAGGTAGGCCCAGAACACCCGACGCTCGAAGCGCAGATTGCAAAGAAGCAGCTTCCAGCACAAACGAGATCTCTGTTGAAGGGAGAGTAATTTCCTTCGCAGGAACTGATTGAATAAGGTCACTCTTAGCATAGCGTAATGTCGTCTTTGATCTACCGTTGGAGATGACGACTGAGTCAGCACCAAGATTGAGGTCGGGATCTTCGAACATTGATACAGTTGAGATAAACTGCGTCAAGTCGTAGATGGCAAATTCCTTGTCAAACGATTCTGAGATATTAGCCTTAGCCAATACAGTCTTCTGGGGACTTACGGTCTTTTGGACACTACCCATCTGAAAGATAAGCGAAGGATTAATCGCGGCAAAGTTCTTAAGGATTTCTGTGGTTTCTTTAGATAGTTTCATCATGCAAACTCCAATAGCATTATATTATCATAGTATGAACAAAATGTCAAGATCACTTCTTCTTGTTGATCTTATTAGGCATAGACGTCTCATCAGCTGTTGCGCCTGCGCCAATTTGAGCAAGATCTATGAGAGAACCAGCGAACACATAAGAACCCATGTGCTGGAGCTTCATCCAAGGACAGAGCCAAGTCTTGAGACCAATAGCTTGTGCCTTCTGGCAGAACCAATAATCCTCTGAGAGATAACGCTTGGATTCTGGATCTACTTCAGCCTGAAACGCCATAAGGATTTCACGAGTGCCGTCGAAATGCTCTGTGCGAACGTGATCAGGCAGATACATATACTGAGGATATGCTTCTCGGAACTTCTCCAGAGCAGACCGCTGGATCATCATGAATCCAGTCCCGCTCTCAAGAACTTCTACAGGCTCGTCGAGCGCGATAGTACCAGTTCCAGCCTTAGGATTGAACACATAGTCGCCAACATAACGCTCAAGGTTCTCGGGATTCTTATCAGCGAAACCCTTGTCGACTGCTCGCTTAATCTTTTCCCAAGCGATACACTTCTTAGGATAAGCGCCACACACGATATCTTTATCGGATCCTGGAGCAGCGATAACAGACAACGCGATAACGTCGTTTGGATCAAAGCCAATGTCCGAGTCGATGAACATGAGATGGGTACAATCAGAACGCAAAAATTCGTCCACGAGATAATTTCGTGCACGTGTAATTAGAGATTCGTTGAAGAGATAAAAGAAGCGAACATCCATACCATAGTTCGCTGCCATTGACGATAGATCAGCTGTGGACTTGGTATACATTCCTCCGCATTGACCACCATACATTGGCGTCGCTACGAAAATCTTTCTTGTTCGCAATTCTTCGATAGATACTGAAACTTCAATTGCTGCCATGACTACTCCAAATGTTTATTACGTTATTATATATGTTCGTTCAAAGCGATTCTGCAATCTCAGCTTGCTTTTTTTTCCAACGAACAACAGCTTGTTGCTGTTTCATACGACGCTTCATAGACGGCTTCGTATAATGCTCGCGCTCAGCCAAATCTCGCAAAAGATTTTCTCGCTGAACTTTCTTCTTCAAAATGCGCAAAGCACCGTTCATGTCATTGTTGCGAACAGTGACGGATAGTCCCTTGAGATGCTCCCAAGGTTCACGATTATCAGTTGACAATTTAATAAAGCTCCATAAAAAAAGATGAGAGGGGGTCATCCCCCCTCCCATTATATAGTCGATTAAGCAGCGCGGCTGTCGAACACTGATCCGCCGAGAACGGCATAAGCAGCAGCAACCATCTTGCGCGAAGGCTTACCGAGACGATACTTGGTAACGACTTCACCCTTTGAGTTCTTGCGATCGTTGAGATAAATCGCGAAGCCCTTCTCACGAAGAGAACGGATAGCCTCATGCGGATTGCCAGTGCCGAAGCGAGCACGGATCTGAGCAACAGTGAACTCTTCGCCGTTCTGAAGAGCAGCGAGAAGCGATTCGGTCTTAGTCATATTATATACTCCATTGGTGGTTTAGGTTACTCTCAGAAAGCAATTTCCTGAGAGTTCTCCGCAGTGGTGGCTGCCGGAGTTTCGGTGACGGGATTGATCGTAGGATCAACCTTGCTATAGAGGTCCAAGAACGCAGTCTTGGTCTCTTCGTCGAAACGGTTAATGCAAAAGCGAATCGCTTTCATACGATCGCCAAGCATACGATAGGTTTGCGCGATATGCACGAGGCGACGAGTAGAGATAAGCTCGTCGATAGCGCCTTCGCTGAAAGTCTTGCGAATAATCTCAGACCACACGGTGAGATGCTCAACCAATGACTTATCATCTTCAGTCATTGTAGTGTCACTGAGATAATTTGTCAAGATCTTTTTCTCGATCGCGGCAGTAGGATATTCCTGCTCGATGGTAATCGGGAAACGCTCAAGCCACGCATCGTCGAGCATGGTAGCCGCAACATAGCGTCCATCGTCAGAGCCACGACCCTTCGTGTTAGCAGTGACCATGATATTGAAGCCAGGAGCTGGTGTAACAATCTCGCCAGTCTTCTTCATGTAATAGGGCTTGCCTTCGAGAATGCCCTGAAGACACATAGCCTTGCCTGGATCAGCACGATCAGCCTCGTCGATGAGCAGAAGCGCACCGATTTCCATCGCGCGAAGCACTGGGCCTTTCATGAACTTCGTTTCGCCTTCGATAAGACGGAAGCCGCCAATCAAATCGTCTTCGTCAGTCTCACGAGACATCTGAACACGAATCATCGCACGCTTGGCCTTGGAACAAGCTTGCTCGACCATGAAAGTCTTGCCGTTACCAGAATGACCAGAGATGAACACAGGGAAGAACTGACCAGAAGCGATAATCTTCTCGATCATCTTGAACTCGCCAAAAGGCACATAGTTCTTGTCTTTGGCAGGAATCTGCGCATATTCATGCTCCGAAATAGCGTTCGGATTGAACTTCTTGGTCAATGGAGCGTCTTTGCGAATAGGAACGATGTCGGCCGCCATAGCAGCAATGGAAGTCGTATCAACCTGAGACTTAGGTGCATTCTGCATTATGGCAGAAGTATCGTGGGTAGGAAGCTTATACACAGCACGCCCAGCACGATACGCAGGCTTATACAGCCAATGATGATCTGTATTACCAAAGCCATTCGAATCAGCCAGAGCGACCAGCTCTGCGACGGGAACAACAGCTTCAACGCCAAACTGAGCGATGGCGCACTCGAGGAACTTGATTTGACCAGCCTTCAACATTGGATTCACCTTTCATCATATAATATATTGTACCACGATAACGTGGTGATTGTCAAGACTTAATTCGCTCAATCATCGGTTTACCAACAAGCCCGTTGCAGTTCAACACGAGACGCATGAACACGAAAGCGTCTTTGATATAGCGAAACGTGGCTGACTCATCAACGAGCAACTTGTCTTCCGCCTTGAGGGTGTAAGTTACCTTGAACATGGCTCTCTCCTTCATCATATGCTAAGTATATAGGGCGGGCGGGGAAATGTCAAGAACTATTTCCCCGCCCAAATCCTCACGCAGCGATCGTCTGAATGAAACGACCTAATACCGCACGAGAAGCTCCACGCTTGTTTTGGGCGGAGATAAACGCCCTAGTAAGCTGTCCCTTTTTCATGTCCGAAACTGCATCGAATTTAGCCTGTTGGGCTAAGAGTGAACGTCCGCCCTGAATGAGATAAAACTCATCGAAGTTGAGCATACCCTTGACGACGCAGCCTTTTTCCTTCTTCCACTGATTCATCAAGCCATCATGGTCCTTGTTGCAGTAACGATAGCCAATGTGGCGAACATCGTAAGGACCCCCGACGATATAGAAGCCAACGAACGTGGCGTTCTGAGAAGAACGAACGGTACGAGCATACATACCCGTAATTTCGTGCTGCTCTTGGAAGTTGATTCTCGTCTGAACACGAGACTCCTCGTCCACGAAAATGCGAGTCGTTTTATCAGTTCTGTGCTGATAGTGAGGCAGAGACGTATGATAATGCGTTCCGCGATCGTACGGACGATACGACCAATACGAAGGACAGTTGCTCTCGCCGTCTGTGATGCATACGAAATTCATAATCTGAACGTTCTTTTCCTTGCGGAACTTCTTCATCAGATCACGAGAAACGAGCAGCGCACAGTTCAATGGTGTACCACCGAGAGAGAAGTATCTCATATCTTTGCCGTATCCGAATCCATTCTGAACAAGACTCGACGCATTGCTATACCCATTCTTGGTAGCAAATTCATCATCGCCACGCATATTATATTTCTGCGCAGCCAAGAGAAGAGCACCAGTCATGGTATTGAAGTCCTTGAGAGACATTTTCTCATGGAACATTTCGATGAGACTGAAATCATCCTCAGGGAAAACATAGTCCTTGTTACCGATACGACGCTGGATAGCAAGACGCATATCCTTGCGCTTCTGCATCGACAGATGATAGTCCTTATCAGCTTCAGCCATCACGCTCGTGAAGCCATAGACACGATGAGGAATACCGACACGACGACAGAACATAGTCAAGCAAACAAGCTGGTCAATCGCACCACGAATGCTCGAAGACATAGAACCAGACATGTCCAGAACGACTACGAGTCCATGATTCTTGCCAGTAGGCTCAATCGTAAGTCTACGGAAAATGTCGTCGTTGAACTTATAAGAATGAATCTTATTGGTATCAATGACGCCAGTCTTAGCCTGCTTGCTTCGCGCATACGAAACAGCAGCCTTCTTCATCTCGAACTCCTTCACCATATAGTTAATGGCGTTGTTGTTCTCCGAACGGAACGCAGTCAGAAGCCTTTGACGATATTCCATCAGCACAGAACGATTGGAAGCACGAGCGAAATCGTGCTCAATCATCTTAATGATAGCCTGATAATCGTATGTGAACGGCTCGTATGTAATATCCTTCGGAAAGGAGATATAGCGAAAGTCACGGCCAGTCAGCGACTGATCGAGAAGTTCTTCCATACGATCGTTCATGGCACGATCAGTCGTAGCCTCTTCTACTCCATCGAGCGGATCGGACTTACCACCTTTGGTGCCAGGAGAGTTGGCTTCAGAATCGGAATCCTCTTCTTCGCCATCTTCCTCGGTATCTTCGCTGTCGTCCGACTCATCGCCGTCACCGTAGTCCTCGTCATCAAAGTCGTCGGACTCTTGACCTTCGCCGTCTTCGTCTTCGTCATCAGCAAGGCTAGTAGATACGTCGCGATTGTCCTCATCTTCTTTCTTGATCTTGGCCCAAGCAAGAAGATCTTCAGACAGCTTAACAACGTCGTCGAACGTGATAGTCTGTTCAGCACGGCGGACGAACACACGCTCTTCTTCCGAGAATTTGATACGGATACGAGTACCAAGCTTGAAGTAGAGATTGATACGGTCGATGAGAGACAGATTATCAACTTCGCGATTAGCCAGCTCAAAGAAATCTTTATCGTGGAGATAGTTGTATCCGTCGATGAAATCCTTGCGCGAGCCAGGAAACTTGGTCTTGATCTTGCGCTCGATGCGAGCGTCTTCGACCACATTCATGTAGCCTTGGAACGTTTGACCGACACGCTTAGATTCGTGTTCTTTGGTGGCGTTGTCAATCGCGCCTTTCCAAGCATCGGCTGGAGTTTCCAGCGCATGACCAACTTCGTGGAGCACGAGCATATGATAGAGCGCCTCGCTCATTTCATCCCACATAGGCAAGCCAAGGACACGATTCTTCACGTCGAAATAAGCTGTGCGAATGGGTTTATGCTCAACGGTGATGTTCTCGGCCGCAAGCAGCTTGGCGAGCTTATCGAGCTCTCCGCCCGGACGGACCATTTTTGTAGATTCAGCCATTGCCTTCTCCTTCATCATTTACTAATGATAGCTGGTTGGCGCTCAGTTGTCAAGACGGATCTTTCGCCATGTTAGTATATAGGAGCAAACACAATACGCCAACGGCAACATAGGCGTTCGTGCCTATTCCGATGAACGTGATACCAGCGATAAGGCAGAGAAGTTGGAAAAACATCGCGCCAATGATCTTGACGACTTCAGTCTTATCATCCATGTGCGTTCTCCTCAATGCAGTTCAGCGGATGTGTCGTACCAGTTGCGATTCCAGTCTGTGTCGTTGGCTTCGACATCTTGTAGGCGTTCACAGACTCGGATGAGATAGTCGGCGGCGGACTGGTATCGTAAAGCTTGCGTCAGAATTCCGTAAGCGCCAATACCAGCACCGGTACGACGGTTGATTTCCTCGCAAACACAAAGCAAGGTATAGCCATCAACGGTCGGATACTTTTCAAGGAATTCTGCCACACTTGGTCGGATAGCCACTTTGGCCATTTTAGCCTCCTAACATTGCGTCGGACGTGAAGCGAACACTATCGCCAAACTCCTCGGCGATAAGATAAAAGTCGAAGCTGGCCATTTCCATGATCTCGGTAGGCTCGCCAGCGATGATAGCCTCAGCCTCGGCGCGGGTAGCGGCATAAGCCACGATCTCGGGTAGCTCGTCGGAACCGTAGTGGCTGCCGTAAACGATGAACTTGCTGGTCATATTGTTAAGCTCCTGTTAGAGACTGAACTCTTCGATCATGCGCTTGGCGACGTAGGCAGAACCCATACGAACGCCGACACAGAACGACACGAACGCGACTATAACGATAACGGCGGTGAAAGTGGCGTATTCCATATTGCGAAGCTCCGTTTTCTAACTCTATTATTTCATTGTAAGGGGCTTTGAACCGATTGTCAAGCCCCTGCCCAGCTCGTTTGGGCCTCACCGTACTGGCCGGTAACAATATTCCCGCGAGGGAAATTCAAAGCCGGTGCTTTCCAGCTGGCCGCCTTGGCGATGTCGCCGAAAGCAAAGCCCTTGGTTGGCTCCTTAACGATAAAGGAGTGGACTGAGCGGTGCGCGTTCCCGTGGTTGGTGACCACCTTGATGAATTTACGCCCCTCTTCGAAAGTGACCTTAAACTCAGCAATACGCTCTGCAACAGCTTGTTCGTCGCTATAGGGACTGGCTGAAGCGAAGCGGGCGTAATCAGCCACGATTTCGTCGGCATAGTCCAAAAGGTCGGTATAAAGGGCTTCGAGCTGGTTGGTAGGCATAAGCGGCTCCTTTCGAGTTATCATCATATTATCATTGTATCACGGTAGGGGGTGATTGTCAAGGCCCTACCCCAGGAAATCGCCAAAAAACTCTACAAAAAAACTCTAGCAAAAACAGTGACTTACAGTTAAGTCATTGGATTCACTAGAGTATTATTTTTGTATTTTTTTGTGTTACGAAGCTAACGGAGATTTTAACGCAATGAACCCCGTAAAGGCGTGATTCTGCCAAAAGGTATCGATCGCGGTAAAGCCCGCCGCGCGGCACATATCGAAAATCTCTTCGCGGGTATTGGGCTTGGTCATGTGGCGGAGTTGTCGCTCCTTATCCAAAATGTCGTCCGAGGTAAATGTGCGCCGCTTGTAATCGTAGTAGGTAAAGGTACGCATCTCATGGACACGAACATTCTCTGGCATCGTCTTCTCAGCGAACACGAAAGCACCGCCAGGATTCAAACCTTGGAACACGCTATTGATCACTCGCGAGCGATCCTGATGCGACATGAACTGGAGTGTGAAGATTGACGTGACATACGAGCAGTTATAGAAGTGGAAATCGTTGGCGTTGCCTTGATGATAGTCCAGGTTCAAATAGTCCTTCGTATCCTGTTCGTATGTGCTCCAGAACGCTTCTTCGATCTCTACGCCCGTGTACTGTGCGTTCGGAGCGAATGTGTTTTGAGCGATCATGTATTTAAGCATCTTACCGGTCGAGCAACCGATATCAACGACGCTTGTGTAGTCTTCCACAAAATACTGAGAATAATCTACGACGTCATTCCACATATCATTATATCCACGGATGGATGTATCAATGTGCTCGTCGAATCCTTCTTCGCGTGTAGCGAACGTAAACTTACCTGTCATTCTGTAACTCCTTATATGGTTTCAAGATATTTTCATAAATGCTAGTCGCAAGAGCACCCATCATCTTTGGTGCTACCATACGACCGATTCGTTCAGCCTGCTGATCAAACGTGCCAGTGAGTTCGTAGTCATCAGGAAGACTCATTATACGTTTCATTTCTTTGATTGTCAATTTCCTATTTGCAGCGTAGTGCATAACACCAGAGGCAGAACGTTGTTGACCCATTTGCGTGAGCGTAGGAGAAGGACGATTTGGCGATGGGCGTTTCATATTGAAACAAGAGAGTTTGCCATTGACGAGTCCTGGCTTCAAAGTCTTCGTTGGATTGAAAGCCATAGTCTCGACGAATTTCTTTTGGAAACTGCTCTCACAGAAGTCAAGGAGCATTTGAACTTCTGCTGGATCATTATCAATCCCTTCTATCGCGCTTCCGATAGATACACCTTGCGATGTGGTGGACATAGGATAAATCCGACCAGCGAGTTCATACTCCTCCAGCCCCAGAGCCTCGAAAACGTCACTCCTTACTCCCACGAAGAATGTGCGCATGCGACTCTGGGGCACCCCAAACTTCGAAGCATCCATCACCTGATAAACCATTTTATATCCGGGTGTGATATGCTCGAAGCCTGTTACGAAATCACGAAGCTTTTCAATTGCTGCTCGTGACGTAATACCTTCAACATTTTCCGCTACAATAACTTTAGGTTGAATATCCTCAGCGATTCTTATATATTCTAGAAACAGATTCTCAATGTTAGTAACAGTCTTGCCGTCGGAATATTTCTTTTCGCGATTCCAACCCTTCTTACCTTTACCAGAAGTAGAGAACGCAGAACACGGAGGAGACCCGTCGAGGATATCCAATTCTCTTGGTTGTAATCCTCCTACTTCTAGGAGATCTTTACCCGTGATAGCTTTGATATCCCCGAGAATCACTTTGGTGTCGGGAAAGTTGCGCGAATAGGTAGCAACAGCTTCCTCAACGAACTCGTTGATCGCAACAACTTTCCCGCCAGCTAACCTATATCCAGTCGAAGATCCACCACCTCCTGCGAAAGTCGATACGACTGTAAATAGTTCTCGACTCGAGGATTTCCTAACATCTTCGATCGTATATGGTTGATAGTGATTCACGAAGCTCTCTGCGTCTTCAGCTTATTAAGCTTACGGTCCATTCTGTTCTTAGCATTACGAGCTTGCTCCAAATGGAATCGAGTGGCTCGTGTGTTGAACGTGATACCGTTCAAGTGATCGTACTCATGGAGGAACACGCGAGCGGTATATCCTTCGTACAACTCAGTACCAGCTTCTCCGTTCCATCCGCGATAGCGAACACGAATACGATGAGCTCTCTTTAATTTAATGAATAGGCCTGGATAAGTGAGACATCCTTCTTCGTATACGACTTCTGCATCACCGTAGTCTACGATCATAGGATTGAACACGCCAATGATGCTCGCTGAGTCTCCTGGATTACCGATAACAAATACGCGAGTCATAATGCCTAGCTGACAAGCAGAAAGACCAACGCCTTTGCTTTCAATCATCTTATCGCGAAGAAGCTCGTATAGCTGAAACGCTTGAATGACTGTTCCGTCTTCTCCGACATATCCAGTATCAAAATTAAACTCTGGGCATTGTTCTTTTAAGCGTGGATCATTAGGCTTGATTAATTCGAACATTAGAGTATCCTACTGAAGTTTTTTTGTTTTGTGAAGCGAAGGACATTGCTGAATTTGTCATTAAGCACATCGCCCTTGTGCGAGATAACAAAGATATTGGTACTCTCCATATCATGGATAAGCTTTAGGAACTCATCACAACCATTAGCATCGAGAGAAGCATCGAACACTTCATCTAGAATAAGAAGATTGGTGCTTGCGCTGTTTTTCATACGAGCGATAGAACGCCAAGTGAAAAGAAGCGATAAGTCGATACGCATCTTCTCACCTTCAGAGAATGAGTCGTAAGTAAAATCGTCACGATGACGAGATAGGATTTTTTCTTCGAAAGATTCGTTCAGCTCGAACTTAACGAAGAAATCCATAGCAGCAAGGTATTTATTGACCAGCTTGTTGATGACTGGTATGTACTGCTTAATAATGCGAGACTTGATACCAGAGTCGCGTAGGATAACTGTTGCCAGTTCATACATCTCCTTATCCCGTAGGATCTTCTCTTTCTCCGTTAGAACTTTATCTAACTCAAGTTTGGATGAAAGAATCTCGGATTCGGTAAAGGTTCCTTGCGTCTTGTTAAGGTCGGAGATCTCTTTGTTCCAAATAGCGATTTCTTTTTGATAGGACTCAATTGAGGATTGAAAACGATTCGTTTCAGCTTGTAGCCTTCTAATATCAGTCTGAATCCCTCGGATCTCACCGTGACGATGCTCTGCTTTCCTATGTTCATCCTCAAGTCTGGCAAGGGCCGTTTTAATTTCTTCGATTGAATTTTTCTTTTCATCGACCTTCGACTTTCTAAGGGTTTCCTCAATGAGCTGTGCGCAAGTAGGGCACTCATTATTTTCCGTGTAAAATCTAATCGTCTTTGTTGCGTTGTTTTTCTTACTTTCAAGATTTTGCTCCAACGAAACTATCTTATGAATACGAGCTACAGTAGAATCATAGTCAGCACATTGTTCTAGTAGTTCATTGATTTCTGTTTGATACTCTTCGATGCGTGAATTGCATACATTTAAGTTTTCTTCGTTTCGCATGATGCTTACGTTATAGTCTGCGATCTTGCTTTCGCGTTGTTCTTCAATCTTAGCACGCAGCTTTTCTTGCGCTTGAATAGATTCTTGATGAAGCTTGATAGCCTGCTCGTTGAGCTTATACTCTTCGCGATTACTGGCTACACGATCCTTCAGGAGCAAAGCCATCGAGGAAAAGACGCGAATATCTAACAGATCCTCGATGACTTCGCGGCGAACGTTCGTCGTCAATTGCATGAACGGAACGAACGATGACGATCCCAGGATAACGATCTGGGTGAAGGACTTCATACTTAGCTTAAGAATACGCTTCTCGAGCATCTCTTGATAATCACGAACGGCTGCATCCTGATCAACAAGAACACCATCTTCGTGGATCTCAAACATATTAGGCTTGATGCCACGACGAACGAGATATGTATGATCGTGCGTATAGAACTCGATCTCGACGACTACGTCACGTCCGTTGACCGAGTTAATCAGTTGATCTTTCTTAACCTTACGGAACGGCTTACCATAAAGACCATAACAGATTGCGTCAAGCATCGTCGACTTACCCGCACCGTTTTCACCAACGATGAGAGTAGAGTCGTGCTTGTCGAGTTGAATTTCTGTGAAGGCGTTGCCGGTAGAAAGAAAATTCTTCCAACGGACTTTGGTAAAATGAATCATTATGCTTCCATATTCAATGCTTCATTATATAATGAGCGCATGAGTTTGTCAAGATCATTATTATCTACATTAGACTCAATCGTGGTAATATACTTAGATAGGATTGTCAGCGTATCTTCTGCCTCATCCAACAACTCACTCTCACTAATCATATCCATATTACGATGATCCTCTACGATAGTAACGTCTAGAGGCGCAGCTTCATACAGCTTCGTGGTAAACAAATCGAAGTTCATCGGATTATCTTTGTTCGACACGATGAGCTTCACATAAGCTCCTGAATACTTATTCCAATCACGATCGAGCAATTCTTCGGTCGTAGAATTTTTATCGTTGTACCAGATCTTGCGGAACATACGATATGGATTTTCTATGAACGCCAGTTCACGAGTTTCCGTATCAAGGATATGGAATCCTTTAGGGTCATCGTAGTCGCTCCAAGTAAATTCAGCATGGCTACCAAGGTAATGAATGTTCCCAGCAGAAGACCTGTGATGATAGTGACCGCTAAGGACCATATCAAACCTACCAAAAAGACTACGATCGTCTCCGTGACTGACCGGACTACCGCGATACATTTCGAAACCTGCAAGCTCAAGGTGGCCCATGCAGATTTGAGCATTTGTGGATCCTATCTGTTGCAGAATGATATCTCTGTTCTCATCACAAATCCACGGTAGCATCATAATCTTAGTGCCATCAAACTCTACGACCTTAGCGTATTCATCGTAGATTTTAAAGTCTGGATACTTATCTACTAGCAACTCCTGTAGAACATTGACGCTATTCGTGTTCTTGAAGTATGTGTCGTGATTGCCTACGAGGATATGGAAATCTATAGACTCACTGGCAATCCTATCGAGGAACTCTGTACGCAGACGTTTAGCAGTGTTAATGTTAAGATATTTACGACGGTCAACCAAATCCCCGAGATGGATAACAGTGTTAATGCGATGATTATCGAGATACGGAAAGAAAATGTCATCTAGGAACTTCTTATTGTTATCAAGGAACGCTGACTGGTCGTTACGCACTCCCCAGTGCGTATCAGTAATCAAAGCAATTTTCATTATACAACCTTGGGTTCTTCGACTTCTACGATCTTCTTACCACGTTTGATATTCTTTGTCGTTTCAAAGTCCTGCATGAATTTCTCCATCTGCTCTTGCGACCATTCACCGTATTTGATATCAGTATCATAATTGCTGCGATCGCCTGTTTGACTATCAGAAGTTTCACCCATGATGTTAGCATACTCAATCGCAGCATACTTCGTGTAGAGATGCTTCTTCTCTTTCTGAATACGACGGATGAACGCAAAGTAAATAATCTGCGTGAAATAAGCAAAAGGATTCTGCGACTTAGAAGGATCGAAGTTCTTGATATAGAGCAAGCAGTTTTCGATACCGTCTGAAACCATTTCCTCTCGGAAAGTGTAGTTAGCGAAATTCGGACGATAAGCCAAATGAGTAGCAATTTTCATAATGCACTCGCCAACATAATTGGGAATGCGAGGCAGTTGTTTACCTTCCGCGATAGCCGCATTGACTTCATCTTTAAAAACAACCATTGCTGCATAAAGCTCTTTGTTGTTAACGTAATGCTTTTTTGGTTTAGCTTTTGAAATAGACATTAGTGTAGGGTTCCTGAGGTATTAGCTATCGTTCGCATAACTTGACTCAAAGCCATTTGACGAATTCGATTCATTTGTTCTTCACGATCACGTTTAGATTGTTGATTAATTGTACTCATATATCTACTAGCAACTATATCATCAACTATCATATATGTCAAGATATTTCTTTTATCTAGGCAGATAGTCTCTTCCATTAGACTCTCAAAAGGAATCCAACGCATAATGGCTGTTGTAACAGTCATAGTTGCTGGCGACTGCATCATTTCAATACGATAAGGCTGAGTGACAAACAGATAATCTTCTTCATCGCCTATGAGCATGCAAAGAAGATCTTCGCCGCTACTCATCTTCAGAAAATAAACTTCTTCCTGCTCTTCCGACTCCATCATCGCTCCTTAATTTAATGGTGTGCATTTCATAAGGGAATCCCTCACTGTTGTACATTTTAACTCGTTCTATAAGATGATTGAGCGTGAAGTTTTTCTTGCTATTGCTTGTTGACAGATTGTCGGCAATATCAAATAACGTCATACCATCTTTGCCTTCTGACGTCCTGAGTCCACGTCCGATGGACTGCATAGTTCTAACACGGCTTTTAGTTGGACTCGCGAATATGACATTGTGAAGGTTCTTGATATTTATGCCGGTGCTAAATGTGCCGTAAGACGCTACGATGATTGCATCGTTCTCCTTCTCAACGATAGCACGAATAGACTCACGCTCTTCGCCGTCAACACCCCCATGAACGAAGAAGACTTTACGATTACCAGCCTTCTCCCCTATCATATCATATAAGATACTCCCATGCTTATCAACGTATGCATAAAGTATCAGAGTATTACCTTTAAGTGATACAGCAAGATTCCGAATAAACTTATTACGAGGATAGAACGAAACGATGTGTGCAAGTTCGTCTTGGTATGATCCCCCAATAAGCTTCTTTGCTTCCTCGATAGGATGATTGAGCACAAGAACTTTGACTTTAATAGCAGCGAGCTTCCCGCTGTCAATGAGTTCTTTAGTATCAATGATTTTATGCGCTGGACCAAATAGCCCAGTAAGAACAAGCTCGTTAACTTGCGATCCATCTAGCGTTCCTGTAAGACCAAAACGATATTTGGTATTTGTCATGTTCGTCATGACTTTCGTCAATGACTGTGCTTTGAATAAGTGAGCTTCGTCTCCGATGACTAAGTCAAACGATTCGAAAAAGATCTTATCCATTTCGTAAACCGATTGCCAGGTTGAGATAACAATCGGCTTATCCGTCTGTTTAGATTGGCCTCCATAGATTCGATGAACGAACTCATCAGATACATAACCATAGTCGGCAAAATCAGAATAGAGCTGATGCACCAAAGAAATAGTTGGCACAACAATAAGAGTGCGGCAATCATAGTACCTCGTCAGTAGATAAATTATTAGGGACTTGCCAGATGCAGTAGGAGAAACCATAACACAGCGCTTGCTCCTAATACCAAGAGCAAATGCCCGTAGTTGATGATCGTGTGCTTCGAACGGAAGTCCGAGCGAATGTGAAAATTCCTTAGCTTCAGCAAGAGAGAACTCCTCAGTCTCAATCAATTCGGGATCTACTTCTATAGTGTAGTCTCTTTCCTCACAGAACTTAATTATATCTTGCGTGAGTCCTGCGTATGTTGTCATATTACGCGAGTTCAAAAGACGGATCTTACCATCCCACACGCGAGACTTGAACTTAGGTGAGAACTTAGCACCAGGAATCTCGAATGTCAAGAACTCTGCTAGCTCGCGAGCGATACCCATATCACCTTCAACGCGAAGCCACGCTTCATTAACTTTTACGAGCTTGAGATCAGAATCCATTAGTGAACTTTCTCCACTCGATGGCTGACTTGATATCGTATCCACGCTTATGAATGCACTTCATAATCTCGACTATGACTTCAACCTTTTCTTCTAGAAGGGCTATACGTTCGTCTATGCGCACAAGTTCGCCATCTGCATCAATATAATTATGCACTTCGTTCTTCAGGACTTTGTTGAGGAATGGTTGACGATTAATCCGCTCTAGGTCTTCTGGATTATTTAGATTACCTAGATAATACTCACGCAGAGTATTGAATTGTGCCTTCTTACGAATCATAGCACTACGCAGCTGTGAGCGAGTTTCGCTGAGCATACGATTATATTTGGCGTGGAGGGAGGAAATGTTGAGGCTATCAGCGTCTAGGTTAAGATCGTCATACTTGGCGTCTTTTTCCCACATCTCGTATATATCTTCGAGTTTCATGCTAATATATTACCATAATGAGAGCCAGTTGTCAAGATCTATTTTAAGTCTTGACATTTTAACAATTAAAGCATATAATAAGGATGTTATCCAGGGGTCATATTACTCGTCAAGACGATACTTACGATAGCGGAACGTTACCGAAGCCTGTAGATATTCGATCGTGGTATTCGTTGACTCGAACGCCAACTCAGTAAGATTGATGGGAAACATATCCTCGAAGAAAATGAGTTTATTGGCGTTCTTATTGCTCGTGAGAATTGAGAGTGTGCCATCAGAAACGTATGTTGTGTAGTAGCCCATCTGACGTTGACCAGCCATCATAGTGTTATTGATGGAAGTGGATAGTTCTTTAGTTTGCGACAAACTGTCTGGATGACCTAATCCTTCCATCCATTTTTGGATTTCGAAATAGTTCTTTAGGTCTTCATCTACTCTAAATGTTAGAGTAAGCGGATCGTAGATAATACGATCGCCTGGACGAGCAAGAGAAGCAAAAGGCGTAGGAACTTCAGCGACACCAACTGTTACTGCAGGAATAGCGACAGACTGACAAAAATAGTTTACAGTAGGTAGGCGCTTGATAGCAAAGCGAAACCCATTCTGTCCTAGAAAATTGATATTCGATGGTTGATTGTCTTCTGCGCTCATATCACTATTTAGTCAATAAAAAAGGGGGAGCCGAAGCTCCCCCAGTTTGCGGCTTGAAACCGTCTTGTAGCGCCTCGCCTTTGAACCAGCGAGGTGTAGCTTACATAAGGTTCGTAACCTTGACGAAGCGGTAGTACACGTTGTAACCCTTGGTGTTTGGAGCACCGATAGCGCCGTCGGCAGAAGACGTTGCGAATGGGTTTGCAACCATTCCGTAACGAGTCTTGAAACCAATCTTTGGCTGGAACGTATCCTGACCAACTGCACGGACCATCTGTAGAGGAACGTATGGACAATAGAACAGACCGGCGTCAAAAGATGAAGAACCCTTATAGCCTAGTGTGAAATACTGTGTACCAGCACTTGAAGAGAAGTATGGATCGATATAGACCTTGATACGTCCACCTAGAACACCAGCGAAGGTATTGCCAGTATCGTCAACATTCAGATTGTTAGAAAGAGCTGGAGTATAATCCAGAACGCCAGCCATCTGAAGAGCAGAAGCAACGTCAGATCCGCAGATCATTACGTTACCCTTACCACGACGAGTTGCCTTAGCAATTTGGTTAGCTTCACGCTCGATCTGGAATAGAAGACCCTTGAACTTTTCTACCATCCAACGACCGTTTGAGTCGACGTCTAGGTTGAACGTACCAGCAGTTGTTACGTTTTCCTGAGCACCGACAGCAGCAGTGTAGTTGATTGTACGAACAACTTCACGGTTGATTTCCGCAAGGATTTCAGCAGCAAGGATGTTTGAAAGTTCAGTTTCAGCGTCAAGACCATGAATTGCCTTCAAGTCCTGTGCAAGTTCCATTGTGTATTCTGCCTTGAGAGCGCGGCTAACTGCGGTAACAGCAACCTTCTCAATGCTGAATGCCATTTCCTGGAACGCATTCGCAGCACCGTCACCAAGAGCTTCGGCCTTAGTACGAGCCATACCTGTTGAAAGGGTATACGAAGAAGTCGTAGCATTCGAAACACGATCTGTTGGATCGTTGGAAGCCTGAGCGCGATTAGTTGAAGTGTTACCAACAACGAGACGTGAAGCAGTGTTACCAGCAGCAGAACCAGAGAATGTAGTATTAGCTTCGTTGAAGAGAGCTTCTGTACCAGACTGGTTTGTGTAACGTGAACGCATTGCGAAGATAAGTCCTGTTGGACCAGTCATTGGCTGAACGCCGCAGATATCATACGCAATTAGGTTTGGCATCGAACGACGAACCAATGAAATAAGTACTGGATCGAATGTGTCGATAGAACCGTCACCAGCAGTAGATGAAGATGCACCCATAGCGTTTGTTGGAGCAGTTTCTCCCAAAAGACCTGGAGCGCGATAACCGCCTGATCCAAATCCATCTTCTCTAGCAGCCTTTTCCTGATTCTCAAGAAGTTGGGCAACTACAGTACGACGATGTACGTCCTTGATTGGAGCCAAGTCAGGATGTTCCAGAACTGGCTGCCACTTTTTCTGAACTTGTTCATTCAGAGATTGCATTGTGTTTCTCCTAATTAGATTAAATTACTTTTTGATGCCGCGAGTGATCGCGTTCATGTAAGCAGCCATTTCAACTGGAACCTGCTTTTCGGCGTCGGTATCGTCGCCCACTGGTTCCTCATCGAGGGTTACGCTTTCGTTCAAAGAGCCGGCCGTGCCCTTTGTTGGGAAGTAACTCTCACGAAGAGTTCCGATCTTCTTCTTATAAGTCTCAAGACTTTCGAAGTCGACGGACTCAGAAAGTGACTGCAGCTTTGCAAGTTGCGTATCTGTCAGGCCTTCTGAAACTTCTGCGAACGCAAATGCACGTTCGAATTCTTTTAATTGAGCAGAAAGCTCAACGTTCTTTTCGATTTCCTCATTGATAGCATCTTCTAGAACTTCAACCTTATTGGCGAGTTCTTCTGTGACAGCAAGAGCTTCTTCTGGGATATCAATATAGTGTTCTTCGAATAGTCCCTTAAGACCAGACATGAACGACTCAACAATTTCAGCCTTAAGACCACGCTCAATAGCGACTGAGTTTGCATCCATCCACTGTTCAACAACATAATCAAGATACGTATCAACACGCTCAACGAGTTCTTCGCTGAGAGTTGATGTTTCTTCTGATAAGGTTTCATCGAATTTGGTTTCGAGAGTTTCGATCTGCTCGTTAACCTTTGCTAGAACTGCTGCTTCAAACACTTCTGTTGCCTTAGCAATGAATTCGTCTGAAACTTCTGCGCCTTCAAAAATAGCCTTGATATCTGCGGACACGTCGAGGTCTTCCTTTGTTAAACGAACAATCTTAGATTCAGCAACGCGACCCTTTGGATTAACAGATGAACCCTGCATTGGGTTTGTCTTGTCACCCTTGAATGAATCATAAGCTTGAGATACTTCGGCTTTCTTCATTCCAGAGAGTGCTTGAATCATAGAGTTAATCATACCAACCTTTGTGTATGGCTTAACGCTAGAACCCTGCATTGGGTTTGTTCTATCGCCGGAATTCTGTGAACCACCGGGAGGTGACGCATTTGCTCCAGTTGGTTCAGCGACCTCAGCTTCAACGCCAAAGCTCGCTTTCTTTGCTTCATGCATGTCGAGCTTATCGACATTTGTGTCCTGAACTGACATATTATTATTCTCCCTCAGGGTTTGTAGAAGATGCTTCTAGTTTATTTATAAAAATGAGTGATTATACCTTTTTAAGGAATGTTTCAAAAGCACGCATCAAAACTGTTTCGCGTGACTCTCTTGATCTATAACCTTCTTCGATATCCGTTTTGATTTGATCGACTTCCTTTTCTACAAGAACGCCGTTATCCCAAATCCATTCTTTACCTTCCATAATCCCGTGAGCCATAGCTTGTGGGGCTGAAGGATCAGCAACAATGTCAGCTGCTGTAGCAAGATAGTAATCGTTCTGGACTTCCATGATTCCATTTCTCTTGACGAGACTACCCATACCTCTTGATGAGAAACCTAGTTTGGCTCCTTCTTTCATAAGATTCTTTACGATCTGACCATACGGCGTATCCATGATTTTAACCTTGCCGATGAAGTTATCTCCATCCTGACGCAGTTCTTTAATCATGTGCGACACACGCTCTAGATTGATAGTTGGACCAGCTGGATGTCCGAGTTCACCATAGGCACGATTCTGCTCTACGAAATCACGATTATAACGAGCAACTTCCTTAGCAAGTATAGGAGTAGGATAAACTCTACCGTTCTTGTTCTGAAGATTACCCTGCATCAAAATGCCTTCAAGGAAAAATTGCTTTTCTCCTGTTACTTCGTTTGCTTCAGTGATGATTTGAAGATTTTCGTGGATTTCACAGATGAGTTTCATTAGTATTGCGAGCCCCCTGTGATAGATACTTGCTTATGCAACTTAAGAATAAGAGTAGCAGGACCTGTGTTAACTTTGGTGATTGTTACGTTTGATGTTGACATAGCTGTTGTGTTATCAATCAAACGACTATCGGAAAGATCGACGTTATCTGTTCCAGAAAGAACAAGAACCATACTTGCACCTCGTCTTATTTCCCATTGTACGTTGTTAGCGCCACCGCAGTTAACTTGCGCTGAGATAATGTTCATTGAACGAACAGTTTCGCCACCAGAATTCGCACCCCAAACAGGAATGCCTCCGCCTGTAGTAGTATCAGCGGCGTTTAGTTTGATTCCTCCGCTATTATGAAATTTAGCAATAATCCAACCACCTTTGGTTTGCTTATTCATAATGCCTTCGTTATTGGAAACGGCTGCCATTAGTTTGCTTCCTCATAGGCTTTAGCAATGAAGTCAAGAATCTTTTCGAAAGAATCTGCGCTCTCATTGATGGCTGAACGGAACACAGATTGATTCTCTGCATTGAGCTTGTTAAACATATCAACGATTGCGTTGTATGTATCTTCATTGACTTCTACGGAATCGCCGTTATCTAGTTCAATGTAGATAGAGTCGTCATCAGATTCGCTGATCATTGGTTGATTGTTGAAAACGGATTCAACAAAAGCAGGAGCACTAGCAGCAGAAGCTGAAGTCTTTAATACTTTAAGATCACCTTGTCTAGCAGAATCTGCAATTCTCTTTGGTGTTTGCTGACCATTGAATCCAGACTTATCACTAAGCTTAGAAGTTCCTTGTTGAATAGGCGCGCGATCGCCATTTCCCGATTGATGCTTAGTCTTTGAGATCTTGTCGTCTGTTTCGAATGAGTCGCCTTTAGTAGGATAATCCGTTACAGTTGGCTTATGCATATCAACGAAATCTTGCTCACCTTGAGCGCGAGGCTTAAGAGCCGCCGCCTCTGGATTAAGAGCTTCGCGCAGTTGTTTAAACGTCTTCATCTGAAACCATCTCCTGCTCTGATTGCTCTTCCGATTGATTGAACATATTAGAAGCGATCTCGATTTTCTTCAAACCAAGAGCATCTTCGATTTTAGTTGCAAGCGCAGCACCAATAGCCTCGCGAAATGCGTTAGCGTCTTTATTAGCGGCAGCTTGAATTGCGGTATGAATTTGTTCCATATGATAAACCTTTCATTCGTAATCTATTTATAAAAAAGCCTTAGTATTCAATAATGATTAGTCCTGGCGCACCAGTTCCACCTGCGCGAGTGGTAGCGCCAGTGCCATTTCTTGCACCTGATCCGCCAGCACCATATCCAGTTCCAGGCTGTCCTGCCTGACCAGCAGCAGTTTCTGGCATAACACCACCCTGACCAAAACCTAATGGAGTATTAGCGCCAATACCTGCTACGTTAGTTGTCGCAGCCATAACACCACCAGCACCACCTGGATATCCTGTTAAACCCATTACGTTAGCTGTACCAAACAAAGAAGGAGATGCAGTGCCACCAGCACCGCCAGCAAGCACCGAAGTAGCAAGTGTTCCACCTAATCCACCACCCGCTGAATAAGTCACACTGTTATAGACAATAGAAGATGGTGCTCCTGCTGCGCCAGCAGCACCAGCAGTACCAGCGGCTGTAGTACCAGCAACGGTATATGTTAATGTGTAAACACTAGATACTACAGTGATATAAGCAACAACAACAGATGAAGATCCACCACCACCTCCCATTTGACCAGCAGTAGCAGCGGTACCACCACCTGAACCACCAGCACCGATGATAGTAGCTTTAAACTTAGCACCAGCATATTGAAGTGCTGCTGGCAATGTATATGTAACAGATGAGCCTGTTGTGAACGCAACAAGGTTCATAAATCCAGAACCAGCACCGGCAATCAGAGCGCCGTCAACTGTTGCTGATCCATATACTCTTGTTCCGCTAATCAATTTTGCCATATTAATTCTCCGTTATTGTTGACCAGTTGGATTACCAACAGCGGCTGGATAACCTGACACTCTGTCTGCGGTAAGTGTTGATGGATATGCGCGGCCAGTTCCCCATATGATTCTAACGCATCCAGGTCCACCATTCCCTCCTGGCTGACCATTACCATCTCCGCCTCCGCCTCCGCCTCCAAATCTCCCACCATGAGGAGGTTGATTTGCGCCATTAGGATATGGTGTGGCAGTATATCCTCTTTCACCTAGTTGAACACCAAATGCAGTTGTTGTTGCAACACCTCCTGAACCACCACCACCACGACCACAACTAGAACCAGCTCCAGCATATGCTATACCTGCAATAGAAGCAACAGCAACGGAACCAAATGGTGAAGTTCCGCCACCTCCACCACCAACAGCAAAATATCCTCCAGCTGTTGCGCTACCACCAGCGCCGCCACCAGCACCACCTGTTGCAGATGCAGCACCGGAACCTGCAACTAATGTTGTTGGATATGTTCCTGTAAAAGTTCCCCCAACACCACCAACAGCAGTGTAACCACCAGCACCGCCACCACCACCTCCAGCAATAGTTCCTACGCCAGTTCCGCCGGCACCGCCAGCAAAACCTGTACCAGCGCCTACAGTACCACCAGCGCCGCCAGTTACTGGAGCAACAGGTGACCCTCCTGGTTGACCACCGTTAGCGATAATTGTTGATGCAAATGAACTTGCAGTACCAGCACTCGTTACGGCACCACCAGCACCACAAGTTATTGTATATGTGGTTCCAGCAGTTACGGCAATGCTTGCACTGTATGCTAATGCGCCGCCGCCTCCACCACCGCCACCATTAGTTCCTCCACCACCGCCACCGCCAATAGCGACAGCAGAAACAGTTGTATATCCTTTAGGTGCTGTGAATGTGAACACACCTGGAGTTCCTGTATAAACTAAGTTAGGCCCAGAAACATAATCAGGATAAGCACACCAACATTGACCACCACCAGGTAATGCAAGAGGTTTTGAAGTATCAGCTACAACAACAGTTGGCGCAGTTGCTAACACAGCACCTGATGTAGAACCAGAACGCAACTGCAATTGAATATCTTGAACACCTTCTTGCAAAATGTCTTGACCAACTGTTAACGCGAGTGTTCCTGTTCCATTTGTGATAGGAATTGATCCGCTATTTTGTACAACAGAAGGATAATCAGGATAGTTGCGATTAACGATTGTGCTTGGTGGATAATAAAGCGCAGTGCCTTTGATGATACGAATGTTAGAAAGATATCCAACCCATCGCGCACCACCTGGATCTTGACCAATATTCAAAGAAGAACCATCGTCATATATTGCTGTCGTATGAGCATATTTTCTAACCATTAATCCGTTTATATAAAGATAGATAACACCATTTGTTTTAGTGATAGCAAAATGATACCATGTGCTGATAGCAAATGTTCCAGCAGTTTCATCATTAATAGTCCAAGCAGATCCAGTAGCATTTGCTACTTTTAATGTGAATCTGCTCGCTGTTGTTGTTGATGTGCCAAAATTAACACCGCTAATATTAGATCCGGATCTTTTGTAAATCAGTCCTTTGTTTATGGTAGTCGCGCTTGTGTACAGATATCCTTCAATCGTGAAATCATCAGTCGCACCAAAAACAAAATTAGAACTGCTAGGAACATAAAGATATTGTGTTGTTCCGTTGAACTGATTACTGTATGTTCCAGCAAATGGAATAATGGTAGTACCTGCTACAACAGTTGCTATGTTTCCTATAGTGTTTAAACCAGTAGCATCGGTAATAGTTGCAGATTGTGATGTCAATAGTTTCGTGTTTCCAACTATTGACAATGCAGTTTGTTCTGGTAAGAATCCGTGTGGATAATTCCAAATAATTCTAAGCGCGCCAGCACCACCAGCGCCGCCAGTAGTTGATCCACCACCTCCACCACCGCCTTGTGCACCACCAGCTCCACCAACAGTAGCAGATGCGGCACCACCAGTTGCACCACCAGAACCACCAGTTCCAGATTGTCCAATAATAGCACCTGATGAACCAGTAAGATTTACACCACCTACTCCCAAATTAGAAACACCAACAAGTAGCACACCACCGCCACCACCACCGTTTCCAGTAGATGTATTGACTGCGGTTCCTACGCTATCTAAAACACCCGCACCGCCTCCACTTGATCCGCCACCGCCACCAGAAGCGGAATTTTTTCCTAATTGCAACAAAAGACTTCCAGTACCACCACCAGTAGAACCAAATGCTAGACCACCTTCGCCACCATTAGCAGTAAAACCTCCTGCACCTCCTCCACCACCTTGTGCGGCTGGAGATGCTGCACCGCCGCCACCATTACCACCAGAGAATCCAACGAACCCAGAAAATTTAGGAAGAGAGGCAATACCACTTGATGCTGTTCCACCAGGCCCGGCACTTTGACCACCTCCAGCGTAACAAAGATAGCTATAGCCGACAAGATTATCTGTAAAATAACTATCACCACCATTAACACCGGCTGCTCCACCTATTCCTACTACGACAGGATAAACTGTTCCTGGAACAACTGCGTAATCAGTATTATAGCCTAATGCACCGCCTCCACCGCCTTGAGCACCAGCGCCAGATCCGCCGCCGCCGCCTCCACCAACAGCAGCAATGCTTATGCGATATACGCCATCAGGACATGTCCAGTTAGCAGCACCAGTTGTCATGGTACCTAACCCAGTACCTGTCACTGTTGTAGGATATACACCCTGAGCGAACCAATCAGAACCAACTGTTATTGTTAGATTGTTTGTTGTAACAGTTAGACCTAAGCTTGCTCCGCTAATCGTTATCGTATCACCAATCTGATAGCCAGATCCAGGAGATGTCGGTATTACGGTAAGAACACCATGTGTAGCCATAGTGGTAGTCGCATTGTTTTTTCTAATGCTGAATACTGCACCTGTTCCGGAACCACTTGTTGATAGCTGTGTGATACCAGTAAATGACCAAAGTGTTGCAGTAGCAGTGCCTGCCCATGTCAGAGGAGTAACGCCATACACAAGACCACCACTGAAATCTGCTGCGGTTGTTGTGCCAGCATTAGTGTAATATAATGTGCTAGACTTTGATAACGGTGCGTTGATTGTATAAGTGACAGTATCGCCTTCGTTCATTATTTTTCTATCAGGCGTGATCGTGTATGCAAGTGACACTTCGTCAATTGAATTATAAACTTGATATGAAGATGCTGTTTGTCTTCTAGATACTGCTCCAGGAACCATTGTTTTTCCTCCTGGAGGATTATAAATGTTATCAACTGAAAATGTTGGTGCGGTGCTGTACACAGTAGGAATAACTGCACCACCACCACCGCCTGGATTATAATAAGGAGTTAATGTAAACGCATTTGATGATTGGTCAACAAAAGAAAGACTATTGCATGTAAGCAATATTGTTCCGCCATTTATAGCGTTTATGTTAGTTCCAAGGCTTTGAGTTGCTGACAATCTAGAAGGTGGCGTAAAGTTTCCTGTATATACGCTAGTTGTATTATTAATTCTGTATTGAGAATAATACATATCAGCCGAGCTTACACCTAAGTAACCACCAGCAATTAGGAATTGTGTGATATTTGTTGTCTGAGCATTTGAAACTATATTATTTGTAACGCCATTCCATCCGCTTTGAACAACACCGTTGATATAAAGACTTAGTGTTGTGTTACATACGAGAGCAAAATGATTCCATTGGTTAAGAGTATATGCACTGTTTAACGATCCAGTTGGATTGTTTGTGCCATCATACAACTGCAAAGTTGTCCCATTATTATTAAAATATATCATAAAGGCCCAAGTTGAACCGTTGTACAAATCTAAAAGAACTTGGCCATTACCACCTGTTGAATATGTTGATGTTTTAAACCAAAATTCAATAGTCCAGTTATTTGACCTGGCGTTAAATACTGATCCGTTACCACCAGATGTTTGAACGTAAGTTATGATAGTACCTGCACTAGGATTAATTCTAACGCTGTACTCGGCCGTATCGGTATAGGTGTATGCGTTAGGATAAGTTGTTTGTAGTGTATATTCGTCAAACGAACTTTTTGTATATAAATTTCCGTCACTAGATAAACGACTATCTGGCCATGTTATTCCGCTTGCAGTAGGAAAAACTGTTGATGCTGGTGTATTCCATACAATTCTTACTGCTCCGGCACCACCAGCACCACCGCCATTTATTCCGCCTCCACCTCCGCCTCCGTATGCTCCGCCGGCACCAGCACGTCCATCACCGGAAAGTCCGCCGTATGGAGCAATACCACCTGTTGCGAGACCACCAGTTGCTCCACCAGAACCGCCTGTACCAGGAAGACCTGCTCTAACACTACCGCTACCACCAGCACCAACACCAACACCATCAGCACCCTTACCTAAAGCTGTTAAACCAACGCCGCCGCCAGCACCAGCATAACCATAACCATAAGGATTATCCAAACCACCTGAACCACCACCACCACCTCCGCTACCAGCGGCTGCATTTCCACCAGCTGTCATTACACCGTAAACACCAGGAGCGCCCGTACCACCAGTACCACTGTAGCCACCTGCGCCGCCGCCAGCACCAGACATGCCGCCGTTAACTGCGCCGCCTGCTCCACCATTACCGCCGCCGTCTCCTATATATGTTCCTCCCGCACCACCTGCTGATGTAGTGGGGTTCGCACCACCTGCTACAATTATTCCTCCTCTGCCGCCTCCACCTTTAACTGTGGAAGTGTTGATAAAATAACTATCTCCACCATGATTTGCTGAACCGGTTAAATTTTCAGCACCACCTGCTCCTGCGACAACAGTATATGTTTGACCAGGAACAACAGTGATATTATTTTTCCAACCTAAGCCACCTCCACCTCCACCAGATCCCGCACCAGCAGCACCAGCACCGCCACCACCAACACAAACGACACTAATATTAGTAACACCAGGAGGACACGTCCATGTAAATATTCCAGGTGTTCCAGAATATGTTAATGATGTTGCTGATATCGTAGAAGGATAAGAAGCAATTGCGTCGGCATAAGAATAAGAACTGTTCGAAGGACCATATTCATCAAATGCGCCTGGTATTTGAAGAACAGCAGCACTAGTAAATCGTTGTGCTAGTATTGTGCCTTCGTTGTTTAATGTGGCTGTTGTCGTATCAGATAAAGTTAATGTTTCTGTTATGCTATCATCAGAGAAAGGCCCATAAGGAGTAGGAATAACATAAGTTGTTTCGCTAACAGTTAAAGAATTTACAAACGGATAATGATTAGCACTATCATCGTATATTACGCCTTGTGTTCCTGTTAATAAAACAGTTCCACTGATTGCCGTTAATGTTGATGTGGGGACAGTGTATGTAGCGCCAGTGTATAATGCAGTACCAATCACAACACGATGATTTGATATAGAAATATTTCCAACAGTACCGGCTGAGCCCTCTGTTACATAATCTAAAACACCATTAACCATCCATAAACCAGGATTAGGCATTGAACCCGTGCATGTTCCGGAAGCTTCTCTAGTACCATTAACATGTAAATAGAATGAAGAACCAGATCTGGTAACGGCTATATGATACCACTTATTAGCAACAAAATTATATGGAGCAGGATAATTTGTTGATGGTGTATTAGATTGCCCTGTTGGAAAAGTTCCACCTGACCAAAAAAACGGATAAATGTTTGTTGTTGAACCTGTGCCTGGGTAATGAATTTGAAGACCAAAACAAAGTCTACTAGCGGAAACACCGTTCGACCACGAACCAAAAAGATCAATTTGTGTAGCAGTAGCAACAAAAAATGATGATGGTAGTTTTATAAAAGCTTCTACAGTCCAATTGCTACTGGCAAAATTTAATGCACCAGTAAATTTTAATTGATTTCCGATTTGGCCCGCTGCACCTTTAAAATTATAAGCATAATCAATAGCCATTATCCAAACACCGTATCCAATGAACCAGAAACTGAATTATAATATGTATAAACTGCACTTGTGCCGCTTGTTGTATTTGATGCGTAACCTACACGTCCAGCAGTATATATGTTGCCAGTAACACCAACACCGCCAGTCACTTTGAATGCACCAGTTAGATTAGATGTTGATGCTGTCGCGTCTGTGACTGTGGTAGCACCAGAAATTGTACCTCCAGTAAACGTGCCACCACCGCCGCCTGCTACAGGAGACCAGTAAATGCCAGTGCCCGATGTACGAAGATAATAACCAGCTGTACCAACAGAAGCGTTGGCAGTCAGAGTGCCAGTGATTACTGGATTATTTTTAGTTAGATATATCGTTGATGCGTTTGCAACCTGCAATCTATCACTGATAAGAGTTCTAAGCGCAGTGTTAGTGCCAGTTAAACCAACCCAAGATGCTTTAGCTAATAATAACGTATTGACGTTTGCAACTTGGTATCTGTCAGACACGAGGGTACGGATAGCGGTGTTAGTTCCCGTCAATCCTGCCCATGTGGCTTTGGCATTCAGTAGCGTATTGACGTTAGCAACCTGATACCTATCATTAATCAACAAACGAAGTGCGGTATTGGTTCCAGTAAGATTCGTATTGATTAGATTGATACGCAGGTTTGTGTTTGCTAGATATGCTTTGGTGTTAGCGACTGATATCTTAGTTGAGATAAGGCTAGCTGTTGACGTAGCAAAGTTAGGATCATTTGCTAAAGCGGCCGCAAGTTCATATAGTGTGTTTAGTGTGCCGGGTGCTGAGTTGACAACAGCCGCAACAGATGTGTCCACATAATTACGAATGGCTGTATTTGTAGAAGTAAGATTGGTATTGATTAAGTTAATACGAGTTGCTTGCGCCGCAATGTAAGCATTGGTATTTGCTAGTGCTGCGCGCTCTGTCGTTATTGTTTGATAAGTTGCGGCTGCGTTTGCTACCTGTAATCTATCAGATACCAATGTACGAAGTGCTGTGTTAGTTCCCGTGAGCGCAGTCCATGTAGCCTTTGCATTCAGTAGCGTATTGACGTTTGCTACTTGAAGTCTATCGCTGATAAGTGTGCGAAGGGCCGTGTTGGTTCCTGTCAGTGCGGCCCAACTTGCACCACCAGAAACTACAATGGTGTTGATGTATGCGTTGGTATTAGCAAGAGCTGAATTAAATGTGGTTGTGTTGACTTTAGTTGCGATATACGAATTAGTATTAGCCAATATTGATTTGACGTTAGCGACTTGAATATAATCGTTCGTAAAACTAAAGACAGCCGTGCCGTTAGAAGAATATATCTTCTTGTCTTTGGTATTGATAGCAAGTTCACCAGTAGCAATATCTACTGTTGTTGGCACTTTCGCGGCAACGCTACTGCGTTTTATTTTAATTGTGGAAGCCACACCCAACTCCTAGAGAGGAAGACCAAGGGAAACACTTGTCCCTTGGTCTGAGTGATTATATTTAGTTAGTAAGTTCCGCCGTCGATGATTGCGTCAAGCTGAGCAAGACCATAACCAGTTCCCGATACGTTAACTGTAGATGTTGGTTCCACCTGAAGACCGGTATATGCCTTGAACACACCATCTGTAGCATCTCTGAAGAAACCAGCATACTTAGTTCCGCTTGCTGCATACATGCCGTAGAAGCCGGTGTCAACTGCGTCTGTTGAGTTATTAGCAGCCAACTTAATCATTGAGTCATCGACGTTTAGTGTCGATGATGAGATATAAGTAACTGCACCTTCAACCGTCAAGTCACCATCAATTATTGCAGAACCAGTAATACGAGTATTACCAGAAACAGCAAGATTGGTGCTGATTGTCATACGGCCTGTATGAGCTAACAGACCAGATGTTGTTGGATTAGACTTAGTTGCATATGTAGAAACAGCATTCGCTACCTCAAGGTAGATATTCTGTCTTGGCATCGCATCCCAGTAAGCGTTCGTACCGTTCGTGCGAAGAAGATAACCAGCTGATCCAAGCGAGTTGTTAGCCTTAAGACCAGTGACGCTAGTATTGCCAGAAACAACCAAGTTTGTGCTGATAGTAGCACGGCCTGTATGCGCTAGAATGCCAGATGTTGTTGGGTTGGTAGCACTAGCCTTTGTCGCAATATACGAGTTGGTGTTAGCCAATACCGTATTGAATGTGGTTGTGTTTACCTTAGTGTCAATATAGCTGTTGGTATTAGCAAGAGCCGAATTGAAGGTAGTTGAATTGACCTTAGTTGCAATGTAGGTATTGGTATTAGCAAGATCAAGTCTAGCCTGGCTCTTTGTCTGATACGTCAAAGCCGCATTAGACATCTGAAGTCTGTCAGCAATCAATAAACGAAGCGCAGTGTTTGTGCCTGTTAGGTTAGTATTAACAAGCGTGATGCGCTGGCCTTGCGTAGAGATATAAGCATTGGTATTTGCAAGGTCGGTATTGTGTGTGGTTGTGTTAAGCTTAGTCGCAATATAGCTGTTGGTATTCGCAAGATGCTGACGCTCAATTAACGCATTTGCTGCAATATACAAATTGGTATTTGCAAGGTCAGTGTTATGTGTAGTTGTGTTGAGCTTAGTTGCAATATACGAATTGGTATTCGCAAGTGCAGAGTTGAAAGTGGTAGAGCTTACTCTAGTCGCAATGTAGCTGTTTGTGTTAGCAAGGGCCAGCTTGAAGGTAGTGTTACTTACCTTAGTTGCGATGTAGGCATTTGTGTTAGCAAGCTGTGACTTGATATATGAGTTGGTATTTGCAAGTGCGCTATTGAAGGTCGTAGAATTGACCTTAGTTGCAATATACGAATTGGTATTTGCAAGAGCAGACTGGAATGTTGCGTTAGAAGCTGCATAAGCTTTCGTAGCATATTTAGCATCAGCGTTAGCAACCGTAATGTATGCGCCGATATTGAACGAAGCCGAACCACCGATTTCGAATACCGACGTGCCATTAGACGTATAGATTTTCTTATCTTTTAGGTTGACCGCTAGTTCGCCTGCATATAGACTACCTGGCACTGAGCTAGGTGTACTACTGCGTTTGATTTTGATAATTGAAGCCATTTCTTAATTCCTTTTTAGCTTTGAACCTTTTGACAAGCCGGTTCTGACTGGGGTTACAACGACGGGTTCCTCTTTTTCTAATATAGTCGGTTTGCGAACTCTTTCAGATTTAGAATCAGAAGGTCTGACACTTTTTCTAACAGGAGCTTTAACATTCTCACGAATTTTATCTACAAGATCATTATTATGTTTAACACTTACCACATCTTCTGAATGTATAATACTTTTACGTCTATTCTTTTCAGCTTTAGCTGAATTACCAGCCATCAAATCAAAACCAGAACCGATATTGATAGTTTGTTCCGCTAATATATCGTGGGTCAAACCTTTTCGTTTCTTGTTCTTTTTCGGATCATTCTCACCCTTAATATCAAAGCCAGTAGTGATCTTAGTAGTTTTTTTAGCCGTACCCGTAGACCCTTGTTTCTTGCTTATAGTAGGACGTGGGCTCATCATCATTAATTCATCTTTATAATGTCTATTTATATCTTTTAGGTTTTCGATCTCTGCCCGAGTTTGTGTGATCACGTCAGCAACTGCATCTGTGTGCTTCACACTGATCTTACCCATTTCTTGTTCAAGATAGGCAACCTTGGTCTCAAGCAAAACTATCGTTGACATAAGATTGCCAATCTTGTTTTGTTGTTGCTCGATATAGAGATTGATGGTTTCTGATTCTTTATCTGTATCCATGGCGTACCTTTAAAAAGAACCTCCGTCTAAATCTGTAAATGCAGGAGTTCCGTTCGAAGTGATTTGCATCACAGCACCGCTCGCTCCTGTTATAAATCCAATCACTGAACTATTGGCTCCAAACATTACACCATTCTTAGTGAATGAAGATAAACCTGTTCCACCATACTTTGTTCCTAAGACAGTTTGCAAAACCAATTCTGATAGATTCGTTTTTCCTGTAGTGCTTGAAGAAGTAACAATTGTTTGTGTCAGATTGTTAGCTTGAGTAACTTGGAAAACTCCATTGCCGGAAACACCAAGCGATACTCTACCAATATATATTGTATTTGAAGCCACATATAGGCTTTTGAATCGTCTTTTCGGTGAACCTAACGAATATGTATTATTCGCAGCTGGAATAATATCTTTAACAGCTATCGTTGTTGTTACGTTGTTAGATATTTTTGTTGCCAGCGCATTGTTTACGTTTGCAGCAAAATTGGCATTGTTGCCCATTGCCGTCGCAATTTCGCGAAGCGTATTTAATACCTCAGGAGCTGAGTTAACCAGCTGTGAAATTTGATTAGCCACATACAGACGAAGTGCGGTATTATTGGCTGTAAATGTTAGTGTCTTATCACCACTAGAGGTATTGCTAGTGGTAATCTTGATGCCTTGACCACCAATAATTTTAATCGTGTCTTCGCCTACGGCCACGAGAGCCGCTTGTCCTGGCACGTTCCACGTCTTGAACGAACTGCCTAGACTGACCTTGACTGTACCACTACCCCAACCAGCAACAGAAAATCCAGTATCTTTATCAAAACGGATTGCTGATATACCAGAGAACGAATTGGTGATAGTATTCGCACCATTAATTTCGCTGACTATTATACCTGTTGCAACATTAGCAATTCTCTGATCAACATATAGTTTCGTAGTCGCGTCAGTGTTAGCTGTCGGCGAATCTAAGTTACGGAATACTGTTGGTGTTGGAAACGAAAGTACAGCCATTTCTTATGTTACCACATATATTGTTGTTGCAGCAGAGAAATTACCAAAACCGTAAACATTGTAAGTAGAACCAGAAATCGTTTGGTTGGTGTAAGTAACAGCTGGCGTAAGCACAACGTCGCTTCCCAAGAAGATATATTTAAATGTGCGCGCAGCAGATGTTGGAGTAGCAATCCATGTGTAATCAGCAGGAGTAGCAGTCGTCACCACAGTTTGCCCTGTAGCAAATGCTGAGTTATTATGACTATCACTTGTAGTGAATGTTGGATTAGAACTCGATTGCGTAGTTTTCCAAAAGAGCGGATAGTACACGGTCGCAGGTCCGCGTGTGACTGTTCTATTAGCAGATGTTGCGGTACCAGCACCATTGAGACCAGTTCCGCTATAGTTTTGAGTTGATAGCGTATAACTCAATGTGCTGTCTATTGCTGCGCTTGATCCTGCTGTTGCGCCGACAGAAGTTAATGTTGCAGTTCCACCACCAGTGTATGATGTAGTTCCAGCAACGCTTGAACCTGTAACAGCCAAAGACCAGTTGAATGCTTGACTTGTAAGCCAAAACTTAACTGGATTTGTTGCCCAATTTGCTGTGATAGATGACACATTGAAAACAGTAGGTGCGGTGCCAGATAGAGTTGTGCCAGATCCAGTTCTTACCGAACGATTGGTCGTCAAGCTATATGTTATGGCCGTTGAGCTTCTTATCTGAATTGCGGATGAAAAGTGTGTAGACGATAGTGTGTATGTTCCGCCTGTTCCAGAAAGACCAAGAGTGTTTCTTAGGAATGTTCCGCTTAGATTCGTAACACCAGCGATGTTGATATAGTCTCCGTCCTGTATGTTAAACGTAGAATTTGTCAAGCTAATAGTAAATACGATATTCTGTGTGTTCACTGTACCATTAGCATAGTCGGTATATTGATTCTTGGTAGAACCGCCAGATGCCCATGTGTTTGTGAAAGAAGATGCTTCTGCGCCTAGCTTTTGAATCGTGAATACACCACCAGGAAACTGATTGTTTGCAGTCAACACAACAGACAACGAATCACCGGCAGTGATATTAGTCACTGTGCTGGTTATGAACGTGTTCCCAAGCGTGTTTACTTTACCAATGACCTCATTGATCTTGGTTCTTACATCTTTGAATTTTATGGAAGAGTTTGCAGTTGTGATGGCCATTATCCACCCAACGCTACTATACGAGCCTCTAGTGCTGATATTTGTGCCAACGCATTATTCAATGCCGTCGTTAAAATACCAACTGTGTTTGATGTGACAACACCGCCTGTGACATTGACGACAATCAAATCGTTTTCTCTTAGTTCACCAAGTGTTGTCGTTGATACAGTTGCTATGTTATTTGCTGCACCACCTGATGCTACTGTTCCTGCTTGCCACTTACGAGTTGTTGCATTATAGACGAGGGCTTGGCCTTCGGTAGCTGTTTTCAAGCTCGCGTAGTCAACGTCATCCAACTTGTGTAGATTAACTTCACCAGAACCAGGTGAGCGTGATATTCCCATCGTTGTTGAATATGCGAGTCTTGACAAACGATTTTCCGCAGCTGTCAAGAATACTTCCACTTGTTTTTTTAGTGGCGCTATGTCAGGAGCAGGTCCAACTGGTCCTATAGGACCAGTGTCACCTTTTATACCCTGGGGCCCGTCTTGTCCAGGTATCCCTTGAGCGCCCCTCTCACCGGGGCTGCCGGGATTTCCATCAAGACCTCTTGCTCCGTCGGAACCTCGTTCACCTCGTTCACCAGCAACACCTGGCTCGCCTCGTTCTCCACGTTCTCCGCGTTCACCAGCAACACCTGGCTCGCCTCGTTCTCCACGTTGTCCTCGCTCTCCAGGAATACCTGCGATTCCTTGTTCGCCGTCGTTGCCCTTTTCGCCTTTTTCGCCATGTTCTCCCTTTTCTCCACGTTCGCCTTGAATTCCTGCAAGACCTTGAATTCCCTGTAGACCAGTTAAACCACGTTCTCCTTGGTCACCTCTTTTGCCTCGTTCGCCAGTATCTCCCTTGAATCCCTGGATTCCTTGAGGCCCAGGAGTTAATATGAATTCGTTGAGTATTTTTTCTTCAAGAGATCTACGAACTTCGTTAGCTTCTGATTTGGCGAACTTTTGTGCAACTGATAGTATTTTAGCTTTATCTAATTCTGATATGAAAGAATGTTCGTTGAAATGGCGTCGCAGTTCATCTGTTTCGGCCTTAGCAAACTTAGGAGCTATGGAAAGAATCTGAGCCTTTTCTAGTTCTTTCATTTCTATAACACATCCCTGATCTCTTCCGTTTCTTCGATATCTTCTTTAGAGACCTTTTCTATGGCACGAGTCATGTTTTCAATTAAACGTCTGTCTTCTTCAGAAAGAGGCTTTGGAGTGAACTCTTCTTTCTTAACAGTTCCTTTTTTATCACCTGTTAACTTGATTTCGATTTTCTGTGCTTTTGGTTTAGCTTCTGCAGCAGGTTTTGCTTCTGGTTTCTTTAACGCAGCAGCTTTAGCTTCCAACTCTTTGCCTTTAATGTCCATGTCTTTCATAGCCATTTGCTGTTGAGTCTTTTGCATTTCTTGATCGTGCTGTTGCTGTTGTGCAGCCATTTCATCTTGAGCAGTATCTGGCTCTGCTGCAATCTGCGCATCAATTTCACGCATGTCTTCTTCAGACTGACGTAGAACGTTTTTACGAATCCATTCTGTAGAATAGTATTTGCCAGCATATGCGTCAACTACGCCTAAAACAGCCAAACGATTGTTGAGCATATCTTGCTCTTTGATTTCAGCATAATAGTTATCACGCTGATAGCTATAGCTGATATCATTCTTCATCTCTTTCCACTCTTCACGAGTCATTACGCCCGTAAGAAGAAGTTGGATTTCTAGAAGATGATCAAAGAGATGTGAGAAACGATCGCGTAGGCGTTCAATGAACTTAGCGAACTTGATTTCGTCACGAGAGATTTCACTACCACGACCAAGTGAGAACTGACCGTCTGGCTCTAAGCGTGAGATAGGAACAGATAGTGACTTATAGAGTTTCTTGCGGAAATATTCTACGTCATCCATTTGTCCGAGGTTTTCGCCTCCAGGCAATGTAGTGATTTCAGTTCCGCGCCCACCTTCACGACGGGGAAGCCAATAGTCTTCCAACATAGTCATGAACTTACGAGCATCTTTGACTGCACCAGTATCTGCATCATAAACAAGACGGTTCTTATGACGAACCATCATATCACGCACATACTGTTCAGCTTTTGCTTTTGGTAAGTTACCAACGTCGATATAGAAAATGCGGCGCTCAGGTGCGCGAGCGAGACGATAGATAACTACCGCGTCTTCAAGCATACGCAACTGATTAAGGGGTTTAATCGCTTTGTGTAAGTGCGAAAGCACCATACGATTACGGGCATCTAGATTTCCGCTATGAACATAGCAGATAGCATCTTTGGAAATCTTAACGCCTTGTGTCATCGTGCCAGTAGCCATACCAGCAAGATTGTACAAATAATATTCTTCGTATGCAGGAACGATTAGTTTTGAGTTCTGTCCAACGATAGGAGTACGCTTCATTGGCTGACGAACTTTACGAATACGTCTTGGATCAATGTAACGAAGCTCTTGGATACCCATACGAGGGCTCTTATTGTCAATCATAATATGATAGAACAGACGACCATCGATATACCAACGACGGAAGATGTCATATGCCATATTATGAAAATCAAGAAGATCTAGAACTGTTTTGAATTCTTCTTCGATGCGTCTCTTGACGCTCTCGGGCTGTTTAAGCTTTTCTAAGTCAATAGAAACTGGATCTCTTTCGTCATCTGTGATAATAGCTTCGTTAATTACGTCGTCAATCGCAGATTCGCATTCCGGATACATTGACATCTCACGATATCTAGTTACCAGTTCGCCTTCGTTCTTTGATACACCTTCTAAGTCGACGTAAGTGCCGTATGCACCGCCAGGCGCTACTTCAAGCGCACCATCGGTATTAGGTGGAGGAGCAAAGGAAGGAACCGAGACTGCCTTCTTCTCGGTTTCTTCCTCAGTCTTCCCAATACGGAAGCCAAACAATTCGATTGCCATCTATAATCCTTCAAGTAAGTAATAATATCGAAGAGGCAATCAACTAGGTAAGAAGTACCCTATTGTTGACGTCTTTAGCAACGTTCCAGTAATCGTATGCAAATTCAACGGTGAACTCTTCGACAGCGTCTGTGGTTTCCCAATTCAAATCAATGCTTGAGATATTGATTGGGAAAATGTTTACGAAATCGTATTCGCGAGTTGGAATAGCTGCATCGCCAGCTGAAGTACCGCCAGCATAAACACCAGTCTTAGCATAATGACGGACTGTCGCAATAGAACGATAAGAAGCACGTCCAGACTCTGTAATGGCACCTACGTTACGCAGATTGTTGTTGTGTGAGTTAATGAATGAACTCCACTTCTCGAATGCGTGACGTACCATAAAATCTTCGTCATTTAGAATTGTTACTGTCCAATTCTCAAAGGTTCTATTTCCTGCCATTTTAATCTTGCGACCGAAGTAGGGCACTTCAATTTGCCCTACTGTAGATGTTGGTAGTTGCGCTGCTTTACATACGAAGCGAAACTGAGCTTCAGCCGTTGGTTCAGCAAGAGCTGCTGGCAACGTCATGAAGACTTCGAAGAGCGAAGCTCTCGCGCCACCAAGAGGTAGTCCTTGTGAAGCGAAAGTTGACACATTAAAGGGCATAGTTTTTATTCTCCCTACTGTTTAAAGTATTTATTCCGCTTATTAGAACTTACCTACAACTTCAGTGAAATCTACACCGGTACGAACGGCTACGAAGTTCAGCTGGATGAAGTTGATCGAACGAGCAGGTTTAATATAGATATCGCCGATGAATTCGTTACGATCGATGACTTCTGGTGTGTTATTTGTTTCGTCGCAAACTACACGGAAATCCGTGATACCACGACGACCCTGAACGTCACGCAGGAACGGCTCAACAAGTGAACGGAACTGAGCGCGAGTGAATGCATCGTTAAATTCAAAGAGCGTGTACTTAGCTGCTGTAGCGATAGCCTTTTCAAGAACGATGAACAGACGACGAACGTTGATACGATCGAAAGCTGATGGCTTCGTTAGAAGAGTCTTATCACCAAAGAGAATTGTACCTTCGCCTGGGAAAGTCACGATTGGATTAATACCACGCTTGTAGAGCTGATCACGATCCGTCTTATTTGGATTGTAAGCCATTCTAACAACGTTCTTAATCTGCCCACGATTATATCCAGCTGGTGAGTACCAAGGATCGCGATCAATATCAGTACGAACCATCGTACCAGCAACGTCGCCGTTACAAGGAATGTTACGGAAAATGTCGTTGTACTTGTCGTATTGAACTTTATATCCAGAATCCAACACACCATAAGATGTTGATGGTAAGAAGTTACGGAATTCAACGATGTCGTCTACTTCTGATCCTGCATATCCGCTGTTATTAACAACGTCAGCTGAACGAGGTGAGAAGATACCAATACAATCTTTACGATATTCACAGATATTGTTTAGAATGTGAATCGCTACGGTTGAAGAAGAAGCACCACCAAGAATCAGTGATACGTCAACATCTTGAGCAGACTTGAACAGATTGTATCCGTTGATATAGTCGGCTGCACGTGGTGCTCTTCCATCATCGCCTCTTGCAAAAGATACGTTAGATGGCTTAGATTGAGCACCAGTTGCTATATTTAAACCAGAAGTGACTGATCTACCAGCAGTAAATCCACCTGTATGACCGTTCCACCAAACCCAACGAGACATCTTGTTGATGTAGTTCTTGTAGTAGATATCTGTACCGTCTTCGCTCTTGGCATTAACGCACTTGGAAAGATTAGGATACACTTCAAGAATTGTATTAGCAGTTCCTGCGATACCACCTTTAAGATCTGCAATAACAACGTGCATTTCATCGCCTGAAGTACCATATTGTGATGCTTCATTGCTAGTGCCTGGAGCAGAAGAGAAGTAATCAAAGAATTCCCAACGACGAGTAGCACCTTGTGTGGTAGAAGTGTTACCAACATACTTAGACTGGATCGTGAAATAACGACCGTTAGCTGCGATAGAAGCAATCTTAACTGGAATTTTATCTGGACCAGCAACAATAATGTCGCCTACAGTAAGTTGACTACCTACGTTAGCAGTAGATGTTACAACCGTGCTGTTGTTTGAGAATGTCAATACTCCTGTTCCATAAGAACCAGGAGAGAACCATCCATACTTTGTTGAAGTAACAGCTACAGTACCGTTAGAACCAGTAGATGTGCCTTGCGCTCCAGCTTGAAGTGTTAGCGTTACAGTCCAACCAGTTGTCACGCTTGCAGAAGTGTTTGAAGAAACACGAGCAGTAACTTTTCTTTGCTTTGTTCCATTAAAAATCAAATAGTCAGTTGTATTAATTTGGCTTATTAGATTAGATGAAGCCACTTTTGATTTAGTGTTAGCTGTGACGCTTGAGATATTTCCGTTAGCAGCAGTTACAATCGTGAACACTGTTGCAGAAAGACCGGCGCTGTTAGCAGCAGAAAGCGTTGTTCCGCCAAGAGCAAAACCGCGAGTAGCAGTTGTTGATAAAGTGCTTTCGAATGCATTAGCAGTCAAACATGTAGACGCACGAAGATTGTTACCAAGAAGACCTGGATACTTAGCAATGAAAGAACCTGCTCCAGAAACGCCAGCAGAAGAATAATTTTCCTGATAATCGTCTTCGTTCTTAACGAGCGGATATATCGATGTATTTGACGAAGAGATAGCATTAACAGCTCTAAGAATATTATTCGAACTCTGATTTACGACACGAACAGTGTACAGAGCATTACCGTATGCAAGGAAGTTCGCAGCGGTAAAGAAGTCAACAGCTGTATTGGTAGTTGGGTGCCAAAATGATTTGACAAGCGTATCTTCGCTATCAACGAGAACACGCTGCCCAACAGGACCCCAGCGCAAATGGCCCGCAAACGCACCAGTTGTAGTGCTTACGGCAGGAATAATCGTTGTGAGATCGATCTCACTTACATTAACTCCTGGAGAAACTTGGAAACCCATCGGACTTATCTCCTTTATAAAAACGAAGTTGTGTTTTCTTCGCGCCCTAAATTGAACTCGATTTATTTATAAAAAGCGGGCTTTTATCTATTTAGAAATTCCCAAACCCACTAGATTCACCAAAAGCGTCTCCGGAATTTTCCATTGATTGAGTGGCTTCACCATCGTCGATGAAACCAGCAGGCAACAAATCGTCGTGAACGTCTTTCATGTTTGCATTTGCTAGATTCTGTCGAATATCGCTATTCGTTAGATCTTTAAAATATGGCTGAGTAATCAACCATCCAAAAAGCACGAGCGTCATAGCTAAATCGTCGTGACAACCTTCTTCAGCTTTAAACGTATCTTTATCTTCGATGAACGTCGTCAGCTCTTCGATAGTCTCAAAATCTGTTATCAGTAAACGATCACTTTCGATGATCGTTTTTAAGTTAGAACACCCAATCTTTTTAACTGATTTCGTTGTACGGATACCAAAGGCTGAACGAATATTGAATCCACCACCAACCTTGATATTTTTGTTTTTCGTGAACGTAGCAATCACGTTTTCATATTCAAGATCCATAAACAACGAGTTAACTACCTGTTGTCCGATATTATTAGTTTCACCTAACACATACGCATTATTGTACCACTTGCAAAACCTGTAAATAATATCAGGAAACATCAAAGGTGTTACTTCTCGACTCCTATATTTAGCTACTTGACGATATGGCAATTGCGATACGTCGTAGATCGACAAAGCTGAATAATCTTGCCCAACACCTTCGGACACGTCAAACACACATATGTAGGATTTACGAGGATCTGGCTTTTCGTAATAGTCTAGACCCCATTTATCTTTGCTAGGAGTAATCCAAGACAACTCACGCAATTTCATTGGATGGATAAGTGTGCTGGACGAACCAATGAACTCGCACTCAAACTCCTGACGAAATTGCTCTTCGCTGGTGTTAGCGATAGTCTGTTGTCTCCAACTATCATCACGCCCAGGAACTTCGTTCCACATAATTTCAATAGGAACATACTCGCTACGACCCTCACTAGCATCTGTCCACATCTTGAAGAAGTGATTCATACCAAGAGGCGTAGAAACGATAATAATCTTAGTCGTCTTACCTGATGAAATCGTAGGATATGTAGAAGCGAAGAACGCATCAGCTAGATTGCGTTGAACGTGGGCAAACTCGTCGAGGAAGATTAGATTGAATGATCCACCGCGGATAGCACTGGATGATGTAGCAGCAGCTAGAACCTTAGAACCGTTCTCAAGCTCGATGTTACCTTTATTCCAAGTGACTACGCCTTGCTGCAACCATTTCGGAAGATATTCGTACGCAAGCTGGAGTTTAGCTAACAGGTCTCGCGCGAGCGCGCCCTTGTTCGCGAGGATAGCGACATTCTGTTGATCTGTAAACAATACGAGCCATAAAATATATGCAACAGATGTCGTAGACTTACCGACCTGACGAGGAAGCTTACAGATAGAAAATCTGTTGTCCGCAAACGTGTGGAGCATCTTCGCTTGGAAATCCCACATATTAAATGGCATAAGACCAAGATCTACGTTTACGATCTTGACGTAATTACGAGCGAAGTACTCTACGTCCTTAGCGCACTTGATATATTCGTCAGCTTCGTGTTTGGTGTATTGATGTATGACACCAACAGCTTTGAGGTTGGGATTTCCTAGATACGTTTTGACAGCCATTATTTACGCCCATTAATCAATGCTTGTAGCTCCGCTGAAGTTCCCACGAAAATAGCATTCTCCGCTTGAATATTCTGCGAAGCTTTGTGATCATCAGTTTTCTTTAGGTCTTTCAGTTTCTTTTGAATATCCAATAGATCTTTATTGGCGTCTACCATCGTTTTAATGAGTTGCCCAACAACTTCGAATGCGCGAGGATGCTCAGAAGTTTTTGCAACCATGAGAGCTTCGTCTAGCGCATCATTACCTTTGTGAATAATCTGATGAAGATTGTTTCTAACCTTAGCAAAATCGTCATCAATGTCTTCATTAGGATTAACTTCGATTGGTGGTAACATTTCAATCATAGGACGAGAATCAGGTAATCCCAGAGCGTTTTCTACGCTTATCTCAAATTTTGTTTTTTCAATCATGATATTGGTTCATCCGTTCCTGTTTTAGGATTATATTTTTTACCATCTACGAAGAAGAATGAGTTGCTACAGAATCCGTAGTCATCTGTTGCGTTGATTTGATTATATGGAATAGAAGCAGAGCTGTTCGTTGTTGGGCTTCCGTTAGCCAATAATCCTGGCTGAATAACAATACGAGAGCTGCGTCCTGTTCGCGCGACGTCTTCTAATGTGATCTTTCTGCCGCTGTTTGTATTGGCAGTAACGACACCAAAATCGATCTGTGCACGCTTGATAATTCCCTGACGTTTCGTTGGTCCGTAGAAGAATCCTTTGACAGTAAAATCAAACGTGTATATTAACGCACGACGATTATTGAAATCACCTTCGTATGTGTCTTCGATAGATACTGTATTCAGAATCGTAGGCACATCCATAGTGATACTTGTTTGTGGAATAAGACGCACTTGATTAGTCCACTCGGGACCAAAATAAGGCACAATCTGCTCAAGAATCTGTGCGCCATCGTCTGCGTTGCGCACGTATGCGTATAGATTGAATTGCAAATCATATGGAACTGGATTATAGTTGAAATCTAATTTGTCTTCATCAGTAGTGACTTTGATGTTACGCCCTGTGCTATTAAGACGACGTTGTCCGTCATAGTTCAGCGTTGTCATTTCAAACGCCATACGCGGAAGCTGAATCGCTACTTGTTGATCTAAATCAGGATCTTGAGTCGTACGAACTAGGAACTTTTCCTTTGGACCATAGGCAAGAGGGACTGTAACTGCGCTCACGTTGTTATTAGCCGTATCATAGCGACGAACAACAATGTCGTTGAACATGTTACCAAACATGATAACATATTTTCTAAGCGACTGATGATAAAACTGTGATCCAAACATTAGTATCTATCCACTTCAGAGAATGGGTTACGTTCGCTGAAGTCGATGTAGTCGAGCGACTTCGTGGTGAAATATTCGTTGTTAGCCAATTTATCTTGGGTCTCGACTCTGTATTCCCACAGAATCGATTCGCCGTCTTCATTAAGAATCGAACCAGTTCCGTTTCCACTTTCCAACGTAATTTGATACTGTAGGATATCGTTATTGTAACGAGTACCAATAGCGTCGATATCTGTATTGCCTGTAGCAATCGTAGCCAGACGATCTACGAGTTCGCAATTAAGTTCGTATGTGTATAGCTTACCGTGCTGATAAAAGACTTGCTCGTTTTCTACGAACTTGATTTCATATAATTTCTTATTCAGAGGAAAGTAAATCCAATCACCTTCGTACGGACGAGAATGTTCCGTTTGATAATCTTCTGTTCCGCCTGTTTCTAAGCGGAGAGCATTACTATTTCCCCATTCGTTTGTGTTGGCGTTTTCCATCTGAATGTTGTAGCCAACTTCAGTAAGCACTTTTTCGTTAGATACTTGTTCCCAACGCTTACGAGACATAACGAACGTAATCGAGTCACGGATTTCTAGGTTGAACTTGGAAAGGAAATCGCCTTCACCCTCGAATCCTTGAGTGTTCTTGATATACATTTCGATGTCAATGGCATCGTTGAACGCAGACGAAGCGTCTTCACCTAATAGAGCATCTGGATTACCAAGAGTTCGTGGCAAATACTTCACGTCAAGACCATAGATCTTGATTGATTGAATAATCAAATCTTCAGCTAGATCTTGTTGACGTCCGAAAGTAAACGGACGGAAGTATTTGTTCGTTGCCATCGTTATCCAATCATGTCCGTAACAGGCAAGCTGTAATCGTTAATAACAGTATCTTCGAGTCTTTGTATTTCTTCCTGTGCTTCGTCCCATATCTTTTGTCCATTAAACGTAATGCCGCCTGGAAGATTCATGCCTTCGTATAGCTTTAGATGCTCGCCCCACTGGCGCTTAACCAGCTGTGTGGCATACTGTTTAAGCCAAGGCTCTTCCCAGACATCTGGATATTCTTCTGGATTGACTTCGCGATAACCTTCGATCATAATGAATTGACCTACTTGAGTGTCGTCGTCCCACGACATATCAATTTGCAACTTATTCATATTACGATTGAAGCGGATAGGTTTCTTTCCGACGAACACTTCTTCAAGGAATTCGATATGGCGCATCGCAACAACATAAGGCGCAATAGATACGCTAGAAACATTGAACAGTTCGTTTAGATGAAGCTGATAACGAATATTGAACATATTCATAGCACCATACGAATCGTTGATATCAAAAACGCGAGTCACTCCTACGAAATCATTCGGAAGAGTGATATAACGATTATTGATATTTGTTTGCGTTAGTTGATGTGGATAATACACATGCTCCATACCGTCAAAGTGATAATCGCGATACTTGAGCAAAGCATCGTCAATACGATCATCAATCTGCTCATCGTCGACGTTGATGTCAATGACTGGAGAGCCTAAACGGCGTAAGATATATTCTTTGAACTGTTGACGACTTGTAATAGCCATAAGGGGAGCTCTCCAATGAGTAACTCCCCTATTTATTCATTTTGAATTCGTTCTGAATACGCCATCCCAATCTTTGGGTAACGGATTGGCTTTATACTCTTCGATGCGCTCAACCATCATATGATAATACTCTGTCATTTCACCTTCAAATGCTTTCTCAATGTAAGGAATATATTCGAGAGCTTTTTCCCAATACTGTTCGCGATAGAGTTGTAGAAAATCCGCATGCGAGCGAGAGAAAGCGATATTGAGTCCGTTCTTTTCAACGATGGTATAGATCTTAACCCCTTCGTTTTTGCCTTTAACCGCAAGGCAATCAAGCTCTAGGCATAGATACTCGTCCTTCACATATTCATAAGTCTTTGGACCTATGACCATCTTAACGTGATATGGCTTGCTCTGACCTTCTAGTCGAGAGGCCAGATTAACGGTATCACCAAGACAAGTGTAATCAAAACGTTGGTCACTACCCATATTGCCAACCACAACGGAGCCTGTGTTAATCCCAAGACCCATACCAAAGGGTGGAATACCCTCAGCGGTGACTTCTTTGTTAAATCGTTCCAGATCATCTAGCATCTCCAATGCTGTTTTAACTGCGTGTCTGGCGTGCATCTCATCATCAAGTGGTGCATTCCAAAACGCCATTTGAGCATCACCGATATACTTATCTAGTGTGCCATCGTTGTCAATGATCTTCTTGGTCATCGCTGTCATGTAGCGATTCATTATCTTAGTAAGGCCCTGAACGTCGGAGCCATAATGCTCAGAAATAGTAGTGAAACCACGAACGTCAGTAAACATAATCGATAGTTCACGAGTCTCTCCTCCTAGACGTAATAGCTCAGGATTCTTCTGAAGTTTTTCAACAAGAGCTGGTGAAAGATAAGTTCCGAATTGCTTTTTGATTTGCTGCTTTAGTCTAAACTCGCGAGCGAAATTGTTGAATACCAAATGCCCGAATACAGCAGATAGAGCCAATATAATATAGCTAGGATCCCAAAGTTGAAGTTCTGTTTTAAATAAGTAATATGACGTAAACCCTATGCCAGAAACAAGGAAGGCATAAAATGGTACTGTCAGACTTACGCTCAGTTTTGGAACTATATGGAGCAATAGTAGTAGCATGGTGGTTAGTAGTGCTCCTTCTATTAGCCTTCCTACGTTTGGGCGAGAAATAGAAGTGCCATCGACCAGTGTTTGGAGTGTCTGCGCTTGGATCTCATGGGCCCACTTCTCACCGATTGGTGTTGCTATGATACCACCAACACCTTCAATCGTTAGACCAAGAATAACAATCTTGTCCTTCACGCGAGCATCTATCTCGGTTGCTTCTAGCGTATCAAATTTGGTGTTCCAAGATAACCAGATGCGCCCGCGCTCGTCGGTTGAGATTGGTGGAAAAGCTGGGACTCTTACAGCTTCTATTCCACCTTCGTTCGTCTTAACTTGGAAGCTAGGGTCTCCAGCAGCGACACGAATGGTCTCCAAAGGTATGCTAGGATAAAGACCAGATGCAATATTGACCAATAGAGGCATACGGCGAACCACACCGTCCAATTCAGAGATTGTTGCGACCACACCAACGCCTGAGGCAACTTCGGCATACTTGTCAAGAGGGCGTAATCCACCAGGCCAACGATAGACAACCCTAGCAGGATCAACAGGACCGATACTAGCGAACCCACGACGGACCGAATCAGGTTTAGAATTTTGTGTAGTAGGTGTTTGTGCGAGGATAACACCATCAAGAGTTTTTGCCAGTTCATCATCGCCACCTGCTCTGTCTTTCTCTGAGAATAGTATTGGTGCAACGATTACCGAAGCACCGTTTTCTTTTAGTTTGTTGATTGTCTTTGCGATATCTCTGCGGTCGAATGGCCACTGACCAAACTTCTCGACCGACTTCTCACCAAAATTGACAACGACAATTTCCTCTGACTGTTTCTTATCAAGCGAAGTGATAAGATAATCAAAGGTCTTTAGCTGGAGCGTTTGAATCGCGCTTGGGTTGATTGCATACAATGTCAACAGGAGACAGGCGCTGATAGCAACCATCCATGTGCTTGTAAGAAACTTGGTCAGCTTTTCCATCAGTATTGACTAACGATATAAGGGCTATTGGGACAAGTGAAACCACAAGTAACACTAAGACTAAAAGACTGAGGCGTGTTTCCAGACTGAGAGATAATAGCCGAGATATTATCGCCAGTAAAATTAAGGGTAGCACTATGATTAGCACCAGACTGAGTAATACTAACATTCTGTAAGGATCCTATGATGTTCACGGTTGCATTATTTACTGTCTGCGATAGCGCAGGCATTGTCATTAGAAGGAGCGCGATTAAAGTTTTCATGTCAGTTACCCTGCTTTATAGTTATCGTTGTGGTCCCAGCGCTGTTTACCATCTGTGTCACTGAACCACCATCTTGAGTCAAATTCAACGTCATGTTATGCGTAGTTGATACAGTCAATTCCATATATGCGTTGTACGTTTCACGATAGAGCGTCACGTTATCTTGCTCAACAAAATACTTCAAACCTGTTGCAGCATTATATTTAGGCAGCAAAGCGTTGAACTCTGCAAGCTCATTACCTAACATCTGCGAATTTGATAGATCTAAAAAGTTCAGTAGAAAATCACTATCAAGGAAATTGCGATCTAGTTTGTCATACTCGTTGAGATAGTTTTTGTCAAGCTCGCCATACTTTAGAAAATCAACGCCAAGTAAGTCTGCATCTAATACGTTCGCGGCACGTTCTACTGTTTGTTCGCGCATGACAGGTTTCGCTGGTGCTACGATAAGCATATTGTTTATCTGATCTAGATTCAAATTCATAATGTTGGACTTGAGTGTGCTAGTACTCGCTTGCACGTTTACTGTTTCAAATGCTCTAGTTAGCCAAATAACACCTGCATCTGTAGTAACAGATATGGAACCAACCACGCAGTCTCGTTCAATATTACGCCAGCCAGCAGGACAAGAAGGAAGAAGGACAATAGTAGAGCGCCCAATTTCATCGACGGTACCTGAGAAATCAGTTCCGCGGACACCGATTGTTGCTGTTGGTGTTTCCACCATGACTTGTTGCGGATCTGATTTAGCAATTTGCCCGGATGCATATTTGATAGTGCCGAGCGCCATCTTGATGCCAAGCTTGCCAGTTTTCTTTTCACCATCGTAAACAAAATTGTCAATGACAAGGCGGCTGTGCTCCGTTATCTGGACTTTAGTTTCGTCTCGGAACGTGATTCCCGCTTTACTGTTTGCGGTCGTTATTGTGTCCTTCATCTCAACGCCACTTTGCAGTGCGCTAGGAATCACGTTCGTTTCACGTTTTATTTCAGCTGGTCCTGACTGCTCAGTGACTTTTCCGACTTCCGCTTCAGTTGTGGTTGGACTTAACAGTAAGAGTATTGCCAGTACCAGTGATTGTAGAAATGACCTTAGAGTCAACAGCGCCACCTTGCTTTATATCTACAGTGTTTGTTGCACCTAAGATATTCACATCGGCTTCATGACCATTCGTAGATGCTACGCCTGTTTGAATGATGTTGACATTATTGCCTCCACCACCGTCAATAAGAACCGTACTCTTCGCACCCGCGACTGCGCTGGAATCATTCTCTATGTTTACGGTGTTGTTGTCTGTGTTAATTGTAACAGTTGATAATGTAAGCCCTTCAGCTTTTTGTGTCACTGTGTTTCCGTCACCCGTAACTGTGTTGTTGATAATGGATCCTGTACAGCTTCCGCTCACGCCGCAAGCAATTTCAATCGTATTGCTGTCGCCTGTGACTAACGAATTTACCTGTACAGCATCACCCTGAACATTAATGCTCATCAGGTTGCTATTACCAATCTGATCAATCGTGACAATGTTATTTTGTCCGTTGAATATTGCTTTGTCGGTGACATTACCAATCGCATTCGAATTGCCAGTTTGAGTCAATGAAATTGTAGATCCGCCACCTATTTGGTCTACATACACACTATTGCTCGCGGCGTTTGCATATTGAAGCATAACCAAGAATGACAAAAATGCCAGTCTTGTACGTTTCATTTTGTTACCTCTTTTTGATACTCCAGAGCTTCTTCTTAGCTCCCTCCTTTATCATATCTGCTACTGCTGCTTCAATTGCTATTCTAACTGCATACGTCGTAGGTTCATTAACAGCAGTTCCTGCTTCGAATTCCAAAGATTTCGTACCTACATCAAGAAATTTAAAAACGTTCGCGCCAGCACTTGTACTAAGAACTGTCTTGGATGATCCTGTTGAAAGTAAAATCTCACCTGTGTTTATGGATATCAAACGGATAACAACAGTGACTTCATCTTTACGATATTCTTGAGTAGCTCCGATTCCTAAGAATCTTGCGCCTATACCACCTGTTCCTACGTTAGTATCATAACCAACAACACCGCCATCTAACATAATGCCAGCAACAGTAAGTGGTGTCAATGGCTTCGCTTGATCCTTTTCATAAAGCTCGCGCTGACTACGAATCAGCTGACGTTCTTTTACTAGATTATCAAGTGAAGCACGTTCTACAACTTGAAACCACTTACCTTTACCCGCATCCTGTAGTGCCTTGATTAGAAAAACTTCAGAGCCCTGCGTCACAGCAGAACTTAGACTAGCAAAACCACTAGCTGGTTTACGTTGTCCTGTTAGATCAGGGAAACGATACACAGCGATTGGAATAAGAGGTCCGTCTACACCTTTCAGATTGGCTAATTCATTGAAACGCTTAGTCGTAATAACTTCGGGTGCTTCAACAGTAACTTCCATCGTTTCTTTAGTCACTTGAGTAGGCATACAACCAACTAACAATAGACTAGCAAGAACTATGCCAAAAATCTTTACCATGCTAAACTCCCATATGGGACAACGACTTCTGTCACGCTGCCACCAGCATCCGTAATTCTTAGAGTAATCTGTGATCCATCAGATGACCACTGAACGTTATTCGAAGCGATATCAAATGTACCTGAGGTATTTCCGTTATCAGTAAACAACTGCTCGGCTATTTTCTGCGAGAGCGTCGCGTACACGCGAGACTCCAAATTGTTCAAGAATTTTGCCAGATTAGTATTTTTCGCGGCGGACGCAGCTGCAGCTGCTTCAGCTTTTTTATCTTCAGCCATCTTTTGTCTACGAGAAGCTTCTAGATTGTCGATTGTTAGAACGTGAGCTGAAAAACCTATACCACTGAAAGAAGGACTCTTAAACTGAAACTGTAAATCGTTTGCTAGAGTACTACTGCTTAGGATTAGGAGGAAGCTCAGTGCTGTGATCGTGCATCTGTTCATATTTCTGTTCCTCGATTTGTTGTCCTCGTAGCGTAAGCACTACGTTGACTTTCTGATTTAATCGAATAAGGTCATTATCTAGCATTCGAATACGATCAATCAAAGCAATCAGAACTGTATTAGCTTCGGAGAGTATGGGTTTGATTTCTTGAGTAGCCCACTTCCAAACATAAAAGATAAGGTATCCCATACCGCCAGCAGCGACGATGGGAAATCCATACTTATTAATCATTTCTACTATGTCACCAGGCCCGGCCATTAGTCTCTCCTTGCGTCGTTTTTACCGTCAGCTCTTGCGATACGATCTGTGTCTGGCTTTATGCCGAGTGCGTTCGATACCAAAGTATCGATGCGAATAACGTCATGGTTCATAGTCTTAACTCGATTGTCGAGCGCCGTGATAATTCCGCTCATTCCTTTAACGCTACCCATCACACCGGCCAGAATAAATTTGAGCGTCAGGAACACGAAATATCCACCCGCGATTGACGAAGCAATAGGAAACCCCACTTCAGCCACGAGCTTGAAAAATTCTGCATTCATAACATGTCCTTTCCTTTTACGCTATTTATTCAAGTGCTATATAGTTTTATGATTGAACATGCTCTATTCCCTACGCTCGTATGTGAGTTCGACTATCCCCGAAAAGACCTCTTTAAAAGAACGTTTTATGATCGTATTTTTGATTATATGACGGGTGATGGCTACTCAAACGAGTTTACAGGACACGTTAACATCCATCACGAAGAATCATTTTTGCCTTTCTTTCAGTTCGCTATCGACTGTGTTAAGCAGTACGCTTCTCGACTCCATATCGACAACGAACGCTTTGATTACAACATCACAAAGACTTGGCTGAATATCAAAAAAGAAAACTCAACAAATCTGCATCATCATCGCGACGCTCATATATCGTTCACTTATTATGTCAATGTGCCTGAGTCGTTTTCGCGCCCAATTAGGTTTCACAACTACGAGCATAGAAATGAGCCTTATCCAGGTTCAATTCTATGGAACAACACAACTAACACATGGGATGAGATAAACGCATACACTTGGCAATTTAATCCAAAAGAAGGACAGCTTTTTGTGTTTCCTTCTTCGTTGCCGCATGATACTGTAGGACAAAATGATAGTAGCATAGATAGTGGTACAACAAACGAATATGAGTTATCGCAGAATCGTATTTGTTTAGCAGCAGATATTGTTATGACCTACAAAGAAAATATGAAATCTCCTCTCGGAATCCAACCGATTAGTAATTGGAGAACTTTTGAATGACGTACACTACCATATACAATGATCCATTATCAAGAGCTAAGGTATTGCATCCGTGGATTTATTGGGATAATGCGTTTACCGACGAAGAAATTGATGAGATTGTTGCGTATTGTGACAATAAAGAACTTATGTCTGGAACAGTAGTTGGTCCTGACTCAGAAGAAACAGTAGAAGAAGGTCGTGTTTCAAAGGTTGCTTTTCATGGAAGAAACCCAGATACAGCTTGGATATTTGACAGATTGAATTTCACTATCCAATCAGCCAACGAACAGTTTTTCAATTATCATCTGAATGGATACGATGCATTTCAGTACACAACATACAGTGATACTGATAAAGGTCATTATACATGGCATATGGATACGCATTTTGGACAACCAGCAGGATCATTAAAATTCGATGAACCGAGAAAGTTATCACTAACTCTTATGTTGAATGATGATTACGAAGGCGGAGAATTTCAATTTAATTTTAGCAATGAGTCGGATGCGATAATTCCAGTCAAGAAAAAAGGACGGATACTAATGTTCCCGTCCTTCATGCTTCATAGAGTTGCTCCAGTAACAAAAGGTATCCGTAGATCCATCGTTATTTGGGTAGTAGGTCCTAAGTTCGTTTAGATATTCAGATTAATGTTAGTGCTGTAACCGTTTGCGAATACTAACTCTGTGTGGGATTTTTCTACTGAAATCCCACCACCTTTAGAACTGATCATGCTCAGAAATTCAGTTTTTGCTGTATCTGTGCTTTGCGATAAAGTACGGAAAAACGCTCTCGCAGTCACTTCTTCTGCTCCGTCGCGCGATTCGCATTGATATACGAATTTGATCGTATTTTCATCTACTCTAGTTCGAGTGACGTTACCTGTATGTCCAGGCAGAGTGCGAACAAAATTGATATAGTTGTTCGCTATAATCTGTTCGCTCTCTGTGTATGTAGCAGGATCAACAAAAATCTGATCGTCGTCTTTGACTGCATAGCGATGAATCTGATATCCAGCCATATGAAAACCTCTAGTTCGATGCCTTTGGATTATATACCCTATTTATAAAGGCTAACTCGTTCTTGATAGTAGCCTCTGTTTCTTTGGGATCCATGCAATATGAAAGATATGGTGCTCTAAGCTCCGCCACTTTCTTAAAGTCTGGATGCGCGCACGCGAGCTTCATGTCGGCTTCAAACGTCTTAACGAATCCAGCTCGCTCTTTAGGTACAGCAAAGAGTAGGATTGTCTGAAGATTAAACTCAGGGAATCCGATTTCTTTACCTGTAGGAGCATCTGGGAAAGTCTTCATACGCTCGTCAGAAGAAACAAGAAGCGCCTTAAGACCAATCATATCTGGCATTGTGAATACCGTATAGTCGACTTCCTTATTCTGAACTGCTAGAACGATATCTGGAACAGACTTGTACTTGATCTCATCGACTCTACCTTCAATCCCATATTTTTTCATAAACAAATCGTTCATCATTCTAGCTGCTGGGCCAATAAGAGTCGAGCCGACATATGATTTTGGCTTGCTCTTAATAGAAGCAACAAGATCGTCGATATTCTTAATCGGAGAATCTAGAGCAACTAGAACACCAAGCGTGTTCTTACCAATACCTGTACTGATGATAAAGTCATTATCACGATCAAATCCTGGCTTTGGGTTCTCTATCCTATTAACTGTAAGGGTCGAAATTCCTGTATAGAATACAACATCTTGATTTTGTTTAGCTAGAACAGTTGCTCTTAACGCAGCAACGTCACCAGCAGCGCCCATTGAAAATGCGAACTTGTATTCTCTTTCTTTTTGAACTGTGTTCAGAATCTGTGTAATACCAACTCCGATTAGTCCACCACTACCAATAACTGGTAATGCGCTGACGAGTTCCACTTGCTTTTGCGCTAGTGCTGGAGACGCCAACATAGCGGCGAGTAAAGCAATTTTAATACCACGAAACATTTAATTCTCCTATTGTGTAAGGTTCTGTAAAGATGTGTTTTCCAAGCAACTCTTTCTCTGCAACTTTGGCGTATTTCTTTAAGTAGAATTTGTTGTACTCTTCTAAAGCTTCGGCTGCTGCATTATCTTTCTGAATCAGTGAGACTAATTCATATTCCGGTGATCTAGTTCCTGGCTTGGGAGCAACAAACATATTACTGTTCCAATAGTAATAGATCAACTCATCGTATCTACGATAGATATTTCCAACAAGACTAGGTGAGACGTCAGCCTTATTGAAAACAATCGCTCGTTCTTGACTGTACATAAATGCAGCATAGAAATCTCTATCGGATTCCAACTTACGCTTGATCACATGAGATTGTTTGATTGGGATGAGGGGACAATCTGGCGTCCAGAAAAAGTTTTCGATAGTATAGATATCGTCTACGTCTTTTTTCTGGATCATCTTCACGGAGTGCATTGATGCATCGCTGAAACGGAATTGAAGATGATTGTCTAATATATTTAGCGATGGTTTCTCGACTCCTCTGATAAAAGCTGCGTTATTTTTTCTTACAGCATGTTTATTATTGTGATGCTGTTGGAAGAAGCTTCTCGTATATGGCGTCTTTATTGTTACGAACGATGGATTACTGACGAACTTATCCATACCCAAACTCGAGAATTTATTGCTGACGATATCGCCAACAGCGAAATCTGATGCGTCTAACAGCGTGATCTTAGTGTTTGGACTTCTATCAGCTATGATCTTCAGCTGTGGTTTAACCATAATATCGAATTCTAAAAGTGTCTTGATAGAAGCGTCTTTCATCAACTCGTTTTTGTCGAATCTGTTAAGAGCTTTGCTGTAGTGAACTGTCTGTATCTCGTCAATGAAAATGTTGTTATCTAAGAATGTGTAGAGAATCTCGTGTGAGTCTGCTCCTCCAGAATAGCTAAGAATGAGATAGTCATACTTGTCACGCAATTGTTGACAACGTTCGACATAGAGCTGCTTGAGAGTTTGCTCTGGTTCTTTTGACCAGTCACGTGTCTTGAACACTGGCTCGTTGAAACAATAGTAAATAGTTTCACGACCAGCGCCTCGACTGATCCTAATATCAGCAGGGATATTATGAATCTTCTCGCGCAGATTTACGCCAGCAACCATCTCATCGAGCAGATCCTCTCGACTGATATAGATCTTGTTACCATGAAGATAGAAACCGCAATGCAGTTGAGGATATATCATTTAATTTTCCATAGATCTAAGAACTCTATTAGATCTGCTCTTTTGCCAAAACTATAACCAGGTTTCGCCGTTTTCATACCGGAACTCATACTGATCTTTCGAGCTAGCTCACGGAACTCTTTATCGAACTCATATCCCAATATAGGACGATATTCTATCCCGTACAACTTACACTTCCACATGTCCACAGGTTCTTTGTCATCGTAGATAGCGTCTATCATAGCATAGGCTATCTCTAGTGTGTACATGAAAAATGGAATTGTGTACTGTTCGCCTACGAAACACTCGTTATAACTATCCCACTCGTTCATCATTGGACGAAGCCTAACTTCTCCGTCTTCGTCGGGCTTTTCACCTTCAATCATATGTTCGCCAATAATCAATACGCCATCATTGTCTCTTGCGTATCTACAGGCGTGGATAGAAGGGATTGAAAAAATACCATATCCAAGTATCTTCTTTATCACTTCCTCATAGTATATACTGAGATACTCGCTATTGTCAAGATTTAATACGATGGGCTCGATATTAAGTTTCTTACACAGCTCAAAGGCGTATCTAAGTTCTTTTTCGTTACCCGAAGTCTTTACGATAATCACTTCAAAGGGAATATTGTTACGATGGAAACATTGGGTAACGAAAATAGAATCTGCGCCTCCGCTAAGAGCGACGTAAATCTTCTTGTTTTTTTCGTAGATTTTTTTGGCTGTGTAATCCGCGGCGTCTTGAAAGCTCATCTCTCGAAATGGATATGGGCGCAAACGAACATAGTACGCCATTCCTTTGACGAGCAATCGTTCGTAGATGTTGGTATCTACCCAGTCATTTTCGGTTGCCATCAAATCCCTTCCAAGTACCGAATATCAAATCCCACACAGGGATAAACACACCATAATTACGAGTCGGGTCTTGGTGATGGATTAGATGCCACTTACCACTGGTAAGGAACGGATAAAGATTAATGCGTTTGTTGTGTTCTATAGCTTCCTGAATGAAAGCAGCCCAAACATAATAAGCTACGAATAACCACCAATGACCTGTTACAGCACTAATTATAAAGGTTGGGATCACCTCTGTCAACCACTGATCTACGGTACTGTTTATCGTATCAAACCAAAGAAATGCGTTCTTCCAGCTCAATCCCTGTATCGTAGCATTCGTGACTTGAGCGTGATGATCAATATGAAATTGACGCATGAACGGCCACGCATGCGCGAGTCTGTGCATCCAGTAGATTGTGAACGTCCATAGAATGAATACAAGGAAATAATGCATCACTTTATATAGTAGCGACGTGATAGGAAATGGCGTTTGCCGTTAATGAGATCTGTTGTCAGCTGTTTGTTAGATTCTATGTAGAATTTGAACAACTCAGAATCCGTTTTATTTAGCATGAAACGATCTCGATTACTGAATCCAGTCGATGCAGATTTTTTTGAGAAGTGTCGTAGCGGATGTTTCACATCTGGATAGATAAGCTTGACTATTATCTCTTCATAGTTTTTACAAAACAACGTATGCTTATTGAAAGTTCTAATGTTACCTCTATCTTCACCTAAAAATCCATAATAGAAATTCATACATATATGCAACTGCTTACGCATAATCTCTTGTGCGTCTGGATGCGTATAGAAATTCACACGTTCAAAATTTTGATCTAGATAATTACAACCATAATCCGAAACAGCTATGTCTGTGAAATCGGTATAGACTTTCAACGCCAGCGGATCTAATACGCTCATGCGAGGTTTGTCTGTACCAAACACAACAGCAGTTTTCTTTTCGTTTGTTCCTATGAACCGACGAAGATCGTGCCACCAGAGATGCGTTACGCTCGTGAATGCGCCTATATGTTTAACATAATCCGTATTGTATTTTTGTACAAGCGAGAATTTATTGAAGTCTCTGAAATGCTCTGTGTAATCAGCGACAGTGATCTTTGTGTTAGGTAGATGCATATCATTAAGAGTAGGAAAGACGTTATGATATAAATCGCCGTTGTGATTATCATCCGTACCTTTCTCAGTATCTTGAGAAAGAGCACCTACTGTCAATATCTCGTCGATGTGAATGTTGTTGTAGTAGAACGTTTCCAACATGAACGTAGAATCAATTCCGCCAGAGTAGCACAAAATCACATACTCGTAATCATCACGAATCTGTTGTGCTCTCTGGCGATATAGTTCTGGAAGAGATGATGTTGGTTCTGTTGTCCAATCTACCTTTACGAACTCACGATCATAGTAGTAGAAAGCGCATTGTTTATTAGATCGTTCTGCATCTACGCGATTGGCGTAGAAGTTCTTGTCGTTATCATAATAAAAGATGTTTGGATTTATCAACATTATCCATTATTTAGACCGCAGAAGCTGTCTTCTTAATAAGATCCATGATTTCTTCATCGGTCAACTTCTCGTTCACAGGATCCTTCATCTGTGGAAGCGCAGTCATTTCAGGGAATGTAAACGTCATAGTTTTTTCTACGCCTACAGGAACATGACTGTTAGTTGTGTCGATTGATGTGTTGGCAATATCTTTGATTCTCTTGATGAAAATAACAGGAGCCCATCTTAAAATATACTCATCTAATTCTGGACCCGCTGGAATCATAGGAATTGGAAACTCTACAGCACAATCTGTTCTACAGAAACGTGGAGATCCGTCTTCCATACGAAGAATGTTTTCTCTACCATTAACCAAATCACTAGCCAGATCCTCTTCGCTCACATGATCCGAATAGAAACGGACTGTTGCTGAATGATTTTCTGGATATACCTGTAAAATTTTATACTTGATTATCATCGAAGATACCCTTTGTTATCCTAATGGACCCGTTCTGGTTCCTGCGTTAATATAACTCGTGATGAGAGATCCACCGTATACAGCATTTCCTTGTGCTGCAGGAGTTCCTGGAGTTCCTCCTGCACCAGTTGCGCCTGTTGCTCCATATCCACCAGCACCTCCGCCTCCACGTCCACCCCAACTTGCGTCGTTTGGTGCATGTGAACCATATCCACCAGTTGCACCACCGGCAGTTGAAGCACCACCTTGGCCACCTATACCTTGATATTCGTTCCAGCCGCCACCAAGACCTCCACCACCGCCACCGCCGTATGTGTTGTAACCCGTTCCACCGCCAGCGCCACCAGATCCATTTCCATGCGAACCAATACCGGCACCGCCACCACCGCCAGCACCAGCATTTCCTTGAACAGTAGCTGTGTTTCCACCTCCGCCTCCGCCACCGCCACCATACCAATAGCTATATCCTGGAACACCTTTAGAAGGACCAGTGTATAGGATACCGAGACCACCGCCTCCGCCTCCTCCACCGCCGCCCCATCCACCAGTACCGCCTGGTCCACCTGCGCCGCCGGCACCACCAGTTCCACCTGTACCGCCTACTATGGATCCGGAATTATCTACATACAGTTTCGTGCTTGTATTTGTATCAACATAAAATGCTGGTCCGCCAACTGATCCTGGAGTTCCTGGAGTTCCTCCTACACCGGTGCCTCCTGTTGCTCCAGGATTTCCGCCACCACCATATCCAACACCACCATTACCGCTACCACCTGGACCGTTTCCTAATCCGACACCTCCACCGCCGCCGGCTCCACCATATCCCCAAGTTCCTGGACCACCGCCTGGTCCAGCAGGACCATTCGCTCCAGTTGCACCAGTAATTACAGCACTATTTTTAACGTGTAGATACGAACCGGTAGGGAATGTGCCTGTTCTGAATGCAGGAGTACCTGTTCCAGATGCTCCTAGATTTCCATTGATGAATGCAACCAGATGCAACGGATAGCTAGGACTACCCGCTTGACTTAATAGATTGACATCGTTCTGAGAAGCGATGTTAACAATCTTGTGGGGACGAGGAATTAATGCTAGAAACATTTTATCCTTATCTTACGTCTGGGAGGAAAGAACCGTATAAATTTGTGCCATCAGAAACAAAAGACAATATGTCGCGACGAGCTGCTGTTGTCGATAAGACAGGAGCAACTGCACCAACCCATTTGAATACTGCGTTCCATGCTATCGTGCGTGAACCAGTGCCGTCTTGAATGACGTGTAGAATATATGTACCAACTTTAAGATTGGTAGGAGCAGCCATAGTTCTGTTGCCGCCAAGAGTTATTGTAGCAACACGACCAAGGGATGTATCCCAAGTAATTGTAGCACCGTCTGTTAGTGTCTGTGATAGAGCATTTGATTTATCGGTTGTTGTGCCGTTAATTGTGGTGTTACCAGAAACTGTGAGGTTTTGTGTCACCGTCATCGAGTTACAAGCAGTTACTAGGCCGCTTGATGCGATGCGCATACGTTCTGTTGATCCGGCAGCAAACTTCATGTTTGACGAAGTATCAATCGTCATCCAACCTTTTTCAAGAGTATTTCCGTTGTTAACCCATTGGATAAAAGCCCCTTCAGTATCGCCAGAATTTTGACGAAGAATTATCGCTCCTGTTGTAGCCGCGGAATCCTGAACAAATCTTGATCCCCCATTCACATCAAGTTTGCGTGAAGTCGAATTCATCCCAATTCCCATATTACCCATAACATAAGTATTTGCACCAACAAACAGATTGGTAGAAACTGTTGCACGACCCGTAACACCGAACCAACCAGTCGTATTCGTTGTGTGTCCAGCACCACCGATTGTTAGAGTAGATGAGGTACCACCGATTGTTACTGTTTTGCTTGCACCACCGAGAGTCGTGTTGCCAGATACCGTTAGATTGGTACCAATAGTCGCGCGACCTGTAACAGTCAATAGATCCGAAACATCGTCACCAAGATTAATATTTCCGTTTATAGTAGTGTTGCCGGAAATAATGATGTTACCGTTAACAGAAAGAAGTCCGTTAACAATAGCTCTATTAGAACCTGTAGTACCTAGTCGAGTAGATCCAGCTGATACGAAACGGACGTTAGCGGTAATGGTATTTGCGTAGAGCTTTGATTCGTCAATGGCGAACTGGTTCAATCGAGTTACGAGATTGTTTGTTCTTGTGCGCCATGTATCAAACGTATTTGTTAAGGCGACGTTAGCGAGTAAGGCCATTGCTTATCCTATCTTGTCTAAAATACGCTGCATGAGCGTCTTAAGATCGTTGATCTCTTGCTTTATGTTATTTATGTCCGAGATTGACGACTCAATTTCTTTAGCGTGAGCTTTTCTTTTTTTATAGGCTTGAAGACCGTTAGTGTCGGTATTCAATACAGCCTGAGTCGTCATGTCTCGAACATACTCTGGTTTTTCTTTCACTCGAGCGAACTTTTCCATATATTATACCTGTAGAGCGATAGCTCTTAAATCCCTCACGCGAGGAGGATTTGTGCTGGTGCTATTTATGAGTACGATCTTAATCTGGAAATACTTGAACGTTTCGAATTTGGCTTTCGCTGTGTTCAGATACTTATAGATGCCCGATGAAGTGTTAGAACCAAACTTATACGGCGAACCGCTTGAAGCTGCATAGTCAGGCACATCATATACGAGTTCAATAAAATCGTTTTTGTTTTCGCTGCTTGAATAGCGAGTTCCAGAAGTAAATCCTTGATCAGTATTAAGAGTCATCGGAATCCAACGAGCCTGATCCATAGTATCACTATCAGAAGCATTTAAAGCTTTCATATAAACTAGGATATCTGATCCAGATGGTTTATATACGGTTAGATATGCGCGAAGATCTTCAGCGTCTTGACCATCAGCCAATGTTACGATACGAGTGATATATCGAGCTTCTGAACTTCCGCCAAACTGAACATAATCTTCTGTTGTTCCTATAGCCGTAGCAGTACTAATCAAATTATGTGTCGAGTACAATGTGATACGACTTAGATCGATAGCAGGAGATGCTACTTTATTGCGTCCATCTAGCTGATACATAATTTCTACTGATCTATTCGTAGCCATTGTAGCAGAAGTTGCAGCTGTATTAGATTCATTGCTGCGACTTAGGATATACCTTGGTACACTGAATTCATTGTCTCCATTCATATTCAACTTGAAGAACGTAGTGTCACGTGCGCTCGTACTTGTAGCCATCTTAGCATAAGCACGAACTTGATTGTTTGACGGCTGAATCATATTCGTGATCAAGTTGACATTGTCCATCGCAAGATTAATGATGGAAACAATACGTCCGCTGTATCCGTTTGTTTGACCCTTGATATATGTGCCAGCCAAGAACAATCTTGCGTTAGCGAACGCAGGACCTGTGTTGATATACGATACGTTAGCAACAACCAGACGTGTATTAGCATAGTTCGTACTATCATAATAATACACACGTCCTGTTGGATACGTAGCAGAAGTTGTAGCAGAAGAAGTGAGAATCAATTGACCATTAGTCGCATTTCTGTATGCATTGTTCGCGATCTTAACTCTTACTTGCTCACCACCTCTAAATGGCGTACCTGCTGAAACTTCTCGAACTCTAATTGCGTCAGTAGCGAACTTAACAATTTTTCCTGTAGCTCCAGAAGTCACACCGACAACATATGCAGATCCATTCGTAACGTGACGACCAATTGAAATGTTACCGTTAGCCGCTGCAGCTGCTCCAGTCCAGGTACCAGATGTTGTTGCGAAGTTACCTACGATACGAGTTTCGCCGTGAATAACTTCACCAGTTCTTGAAAGAGCACCAGTCGTGTTCGCGATATTAAATGTGTCGCGAGCAGGATTCTTTACGATAAGATTACCAACATTGCTTGTGTCAAACTCAGCATAGTAAGCAGTGTATTTTAGATCTTCATCGATAACTGGTTCGTAAATTCGATCGTTTGATGAATAGTAAAGGACTCCGCTTGCTGGCTGTTCTGAGATACGAGCACCTTCTCCCTTGAGCGCACGAGCTGCACCAATTCCTGTATAGTCATTCATTCCGATAACAGCAGTATGAATTAGATAATTTGGATTTGTTGCGATTGGAGCAACAAGAACAGCATATTCAGTTTCGTCAGAAAGATAAACTGGCGCAGGGAAATATACTGGTGTTGGTACTGTTGCGTCATCACTGATGTTAACATCATCTGGCTGTAGTGTAACACGACCATATGGCAGAACACGACGAGTAATCGTACCGCTGGCAGGATCTACTTCACGGAGTTGAATTTCAACACCAAGTTTCGCGTCCTTGCCCTGGAAATATAAATCCATCTTGGTAATATACATACCACTCGTTTCGATTTGAGCAGTATGACGACCGGTAACAACGAAAGTTTGAGCAAGAGGATCCTGTTCGTTCGCTGGAGCGAAGTCTTGCACGCTTACGATTCTAGATCCTGTTGCGACTGATGTTGAACTCTGAGAACCAGTTGAAGATTTTAATAATGCAGTTTGTGTAATCTCAACAGATTTAGTTGTTGTAGAAAGAGCAGAAACTGTTGAAGACAATCCTTCAGCTGTGTATTGAGCTTCAGCTGCTGTTGTATATTGTCCTTTTGTACTAGAATTTGTTGCATTATCAACAAAACGTAGACGCTTGGTACCAGTTTTGAATTTAAGAGCTGCATCATTAGGCAAACGGAATACACCGTAAATAAAACCTCCTGATCCAACTACCATTGCAGAACCTTCTGCTGATGCTGGTTTAACCGGATTTCCATTAGAATCTTTAAGACCAGATAGATATTCAGCTTCTGTCAATGGTGTTACATATGCGCTAACATATGTATCATCAAAGAACGCATATAGAGTGCTAGAAGGGCGCATACCTTCAATTTTAAACAAAATCATACGAGAACGCATAAAAGGTATGATACTTGTATCTTTAACGATATTTCCGTAAGATTGCGTATTCGTGTTTACCTTAATGCCTGTTTGATTGCCAGTTTGAGTAGTGATTGTTGGAGTAGCATATGTAGAAGTTGTTTGAGTTGAAGCGCTGGTTACTAAGGTATCACCACCACCAGCAGCGTTGCCCATAAGCCACTGTTGTTGATAAGCAGTATCTACTGTTACGCTTCCTGTGAGTACTGGCGCTCCAGTAAATGAAGTGATAGGCGCATTCCACGTTGCTGGCCAGGTAGACGCAAGATATTCCCATGCGTCAGTATTCTGATCGATCATGATGTTAGTATCTGGACCCTGAACAGTATCACACCAGTAATCAGAATCTGGCGTTAGAGTCATGGTACCTCTATAGCTATAAGAAGCACCTGATCCGTTTCTTGTTGTTGATGCATATGGTTGATTGACAAGCACCTTATGTGAATAAGGAAGTGTTACTAGAAGACCTGGAGATTGTGTTTGAACAGCAGAAATAGTGAGTGTCCCACCACCATCGCTACTTGTGACTGTTGCGCCTGCTACGAAATTGCCTGTGGCGTTTTCAATATAGATTCTAGTTCCTACTTTATGACGGATAGTCGCAGTATATGATCCAGAAGTTACTGTTGCGCCGGCTTTAAATGAATTCGTTCCAGGAGTTGTAGTGAACGTGACACGCTGATCTTTAGATACACCAGCAGGAGTTACGTTCGTGCGAACAACATATGTTGAATTAGACGTATAATGTAGTGGTGTTTCGTCAATCGTGAAACGAGGACGCATTTGACCTTTTTCAGGATCGATCGCGATCTTATAATCAAGATCAAACACATTACCTACTGCGTGTGAAGTAAATGAGTCAACGAGAATACCGTTCTTGAAACGATCAGCACCGGCATTATCTTGAACGAGCATGTCACTCGCGCTCTTCTCAAGAAGATTGAGAGAAGTGTAATATTCAAGACGATCGATACGTTGAGCAATTTGTCCTATATCTTTCATCGTATAACGACGATTGCTTAGCTTTTTAAGACCAATAGCTTGATCTGGACGTCCATAACGACGAGCCATAACAGCAGGGATTGAAGGATATGGAGAAACTCCAATCATAGCCATAGCCATAACATCATCAGGAACTGTTGGTGGAACTGGTCTTTGACCAGCAACGCCGCGAGTAATATTAAGTTTACCTTTTTCAGTTAAACCGACGATGTCGATACGAGATTGATAATAACTAAGATCTGTTGTGAAATCTTCATTTGGTGGAGTAAAATGCAAACCGCCTGAAGGAAGAACGAAAGTATTCGCTACCTTTGGATTAATAGAAATATTTGTCAGAGATGTTACGCTATTGGCACTATCTGTTTTTCTAGGACGGAAATCCACACTATCTCTAAGATCGTATGTTGTGCCTGATGTTTTTGATTTGTATAGAGGAATTTCGTATGTGAATATCTTAGCTGTATCTGTTCCTGCCGTAGCATCATTAACTGGATAAGAGTCTACAGAAAAGAATCCTCTACCAGAAGTACCATGAGCAAGATAATCTAACTTAACAAGCAAACGATCGTTCGCACTAATTGTTAATGAGCTAGAAGGAATCTTAACTAGCTTGGCGTGATCATAGAAACTGTCTTCCATTCCCGAATCTAGAACGAATTGTGAAGTAACATCAGACCCATCTGTAGTTGTTACGAAATTTGAACCGTTCTTCTTGCGAACTGATACGAGTTTAAATCCGTCCGAGAATCCAAGAGGCCAAGGTCCAGACGTGTTAGCCACATATGAAGTTCCGCCACCATTGTTTACGTTGATTTGTACCAAACGTCCACGTTGAACAGTTTTCGTTTCTTCTTGTGAAAGCAGCTTGTTTAATTTTACGATTACTGTTGCGTCGAGCGTTCCCGCTCCCGCGATAGTTTCGTTCAGATTTAGAACAGCCGTATTCAATGGTGTACCAGAAGGAGTAATAGCACGAGCGCCATTTCTTCCATATCCAGCAAAATCAAGAATTTGTCCGCCTTTAAATTTCTTAAAGTATGCACCGTTCGTTATTGTAGAACCAGCATTGTTCAGAACGCTAAGAGTCGTTGCGCCAACTGCACTTACGATAAAGTCTCCTGCGAGACCAATATTGATAATATCGCCTACAGCTACTTGTCCAGTGAAGTTAGGTGTTGTTGAACCTTGTGTTACTGTGTTAGCACCACTTGTGATAGATACAGTACCTGTTAGAGTAGATGTGTTTGCGTTTCCACGAGAAACAATATACCAATCAGAACGCTGTCCGTCTGAGCTGAGAGCAACACCAGCACTTCCATCGTATGTTTCATCCGCTGCGCCAGTCGACAATGAATATGTACCGGCAGAGTTGAACGTGATATCAAATGATTTATAGAATGTGAAATCGTTTCTAACTGCATCGCTGCTGCTACGAAGCTTTCTTATAGCTGTAGCAGGCAAACGAAAAAGCGCAGTATCATAATTTGGTGAAGTCATTGCTGCAGCAGGAGAAGCTACGATATCAGCTTTTCCTAGAACAGTACCTGTTCCTCCGTTGTATCCAATGGACTGAACATTCTTGAACGTGTATCCGGCATTCAATTTGATATCTGTTAGATATAGTTTATAGAAAGCTCCAGGAGTACCAGGAGTTCCGCTATAATATTCAACACCACGAACACGAGCTTTACCTACTTCGTTTCCTGGAAAATTAGTTGATGAATACACTTTTGTGAAAACTGCATTCGCTTGTAGCGTACGAAGTGAAACAACGCCTTGTTGATTTAAATCCCACTGTCCGCATACGTTACGCACAATAACATAGTTGCCGTAATCAGCAAGAGTCTTGGCGTCGGCAATTGTTTGATAATCAATACCCTTATCAATAGTTTTGCTTGTTGAAACAATACGATCTACGTCATATCCATGAACATAAGCTTTTCCTGGCTCTGCGAACACAACAAGCTGTGATGAATTTCCGCCTTCTCCTGATGTGTAGATACCTTGATTGTTACCAGTCTTTAGATGCTCTTTGACGCTGATATTGAATCCTTGTACAACATAGTCTCCAGATTCATCGTATGTACGACTAGCAATATAATCACGAATTTTAGCATATTCTGTTTTTGTAGAAGTAGACTGAATAGTACCATTTTTAACTTGCATAAGTTCTACGAATGTATTTGATACAGTAGCAGTTAGATCTACTGCAATGATAGGCGCAGTCAATTTAAGACGAGCTGCGCCAGGAGCTGCATAATTATACGCTCCGCTCGCTGGATCTAGGAGAGTTCCGTCGTCGACTTCAGTTACGATTGTTTCTGCTACGTCAAATCCTACACGAGCACTACCAGTCGTAGAATATTTACTGATAACAACTGTTTGAGCAGGAACGCGAATGAAGTGATCTTTAGCATAGATAACGCCGGCATTAAAAGTAGCTGCCGTTCCAATACCCGCAGCTCCACCTTGCGCAGAAGTGATAGTGTTGGCATAAAGGATTGAACCGGTTGCGGCTACTGTGCGAATGATTTCATTGTTAGCGAAATAACGATAACCAGTAGAATTATTAGCCGCAAGATACTTTACAAATAAAGTTTTCGTACCAGATCCAGCTGAATTTGCTTCTGAACCATCATTCGTATTGATAACAGTAGCAAGAACGCCAGAAGTCTGACCCTTAATGATTTGATTTTGGAAATTCGTTACGACTACGGTATTGCTAGTCGAATTCTTATCACGAAGCTTTAGATAGTAGTAATCTGTATCATAATACATCTCCATGCCCTTAACAGTAGAGCCTTCCTTGAAGATGTTTTCTGCGAAACGATCGATTTGATTTTGAAGGATTGTTTGCATCTGCGTAAGTTCACGAGCCTGTACAGCCAATCCTGGACGGAAAAGAATTCTATGGAAATTCTTTGTTTCGTCAAAATCGTCGTAGTATGGATCTACGTTGAAATTCGTAGATAGCGATACGTTATTTGCGTCTAAAGCCATGATACCTTCCGATTAATAACTTATTGTGATCTTGTAATCTTCTGTTTGCGCAGGCGATCTGAAGACAGGATCTCTTATCTCAGTATATATGACTGCGCCAGAGAACAATTTTAGAGCAGGCTTAGATACAGAAACGACGTTCGCCGTCACACCTGTAGTTTGCCCAACAACAAGTTCGTTTGTTTGAAAACCTAATCCAATTCCATTAGTCGTCACGCGAATCATCTTCAGATGTCCAGATGTTCTCGCGCCGTTGGTGTTAGCGAAATAAACTAAACGAGCTTTAGCTTTGCTCTTTTGTCCTAGAATAATTTCATCGCCTTGAAAATCTCCCGACACATATGTAACACCAAGATTCGTTGTTTGATCAATAACAGAAGTATTTGCGATTGATCCATTAGCAAATAGAGGATCTTGGATCAATCCGATGATTCTAAAGTCGTTGTTAGTAGGGAACGTTTCCGATTCTGAACCAGCAGTACGAACGTTAAACATAACAGACGTTCCGTATAGCTCATCAACTGGGTCCGAACCGTGTCCGCCTAAAGGAGAAATGACTGGTCTAGCTGTAGCACCGTATCCATTATTAGACGTGATCGTTACGTTAGCTGACGAATATGAACGTCCTTGATTAATGATCTTAATGTATTTAATTTGTCCACCAGTTGTATTCGACACATACGCAGTCGCGCGAGAGTCAATTGTTCCTCCAGAATCACCTCGAATCGTAACGAGAGGAGAGATAATATAACGACTCGAAGTTGTTGGTGTTGTAGAAAAAGCAGAGTTAACGATCAGAGTATTATTAGAACCATAATACTTCGTGATTTTTCTATACTCGCCAGCACCAGCACCTTCACTGATAAACAATCCGGATCCCGTCCATACGCCGTCCGCCTGAAGAGAATTTGATTTTAACGTGAACGCAACCGTGTTGACAATCGCAGAAAAAAGATTTGACGTTGCAATATAATTAGTACCATTAGCCAACATATTAACGTGATGGATTGCGCCATTAGCTGCGTTTGTTTGTACGCTCCATTGTGAAGAACCGTCATTGCTCTTCAGAGTTTTAACAGGAATAAAATCTGTTGAACGGAACTTGATGATTTCACCAGCCGTTACTGTGTACATATATTTCCAACGATATTTATCAGCAGTTATAATGATCGAAGATGGATCCGTACCAGTTGGTTTATAATACGAATTCGCACCGCGATTGTTATCGATGCACTTATAGACGTTGGAATCATCAGTAAAGACAAAAAACTCTTTGTTATACAAAGCATAATCTGTGTCATCGTATTTATCGTAATAATGATTGTACGCCCAATTATAACGATAACATACGTGTGTAGCATCAGAAACTTGCACTTTTTTCAGAGAAATCATATTACGCCAAATATCATAATATAAGTTTTGATAGCTATCTTCTACTTCAGGCGGATCTTGTTCTGAAAAAAGTTTACGGATATATGCGTTAGCGCCTGTCGTATTAGAACCATTCGGACGAGGCGATACGATCATTGTTTGTGCTGTTTTTATTGAAACAACACGTACAGTTTGAGTTTGATTCGTAACGCCTACATAATCACCGACAGCTAATTCAGTATTGAATAAAGTACCTTGTCCAACAATCGTGTTGCTTGTGTAATTAGTTTTCACCTTTCCAGTCAAAGGAATGCTATTCGCAAGCGCATAGCTCTTCGCGATGAAAAGATAATAGTTAGTAGGATTGCTTTCACTCACCGATTCAAACATCTGAATCGCTTGATGAACCTTAAAATGACGAGGTACTAATACTGACATTTATTAGGCAGACGCTGTGTAGGTAATGTTAACAACGTCACCAGAAGCGATCGTCTTATCTCCACCAGTGAACAAACCAGCTGAATAAAGGACGCCAGAAAAGCCACCTTTCTTAGCAGCACCACCACCAACACCACCACTATTGTTATTGGCCATAAGGAACGTACCCTTAACTGTGTTAGCTGAAGTGATAGAGTATACTGCAGCCGTTGATGTAGCTTTTGAACCGCTTGCTGCAACAGAAAATGTAGGCTGAGGACGAGCAGGTTGTGAATAACCGAAGAATTCTGTCCAACCCGTATGGGAGTTTGCAGTATCGCCGACGGCAACTGCTGTGTAGCTGGTTGAGCTGATCATTCCGAGGAACACCTTACCACCAGCAACTCCTGAATATGTGTTGCTCGCTAGATATGTGTTCAGAAGATGATTCTTACCCTGTGTAGTCACGAGATTGTCGAATTCTTCTTCCCACTTAAGATTTCCTTGTACGTCAAAGCACTTTGCTGTATACTTTCCTGTTATATTAACTGATTCCACTTCCTTAGCTCCTCTGATAACTGAAGCATCTGCGGCTTCCATCGGTTTAATAAGTTCTGACATTTTGTCTCCTATGCGTATTTATACTGTTTGTTATGGAACTGAACTGTACCAGATTCTCGTATTCGCTGAAACAGGGTCGAAATTGGTGCGAATCGTGAATGCTGTATTTGAGAAGATCGCATTGACCTGATATATTGGAGATCCACCGACAGGAACACCAGCTGTTGTAATGATATATAGGTTGGAACCAACATCACCAACCGAAACAGTACCAGTGTTGGCTTTAAGCGCACCGTTTGCGAATTTCGCGCCGATTGAACCCGAAGTAACAAGGCGCGGAGTCCCGTCCAGAGCGCCAACAGGAACGCCAGCATAAGGAGCAATTTGAGAACTTGCATATACTGAAATGATATTGTTTGCATATTGAACAACACCATATATGCCAGACATAAGGGCAAATCGTTGTCCCTGATGCGTAGCAGCAGCGGTAATCGTTTCAGTGATCTGAGTGTTAGCTGTGTAGGTCGCAGTATGTGTAGCAGTTGAAGTAACAGACTCAGAAGCGAACGTGTTAGCTGTGTATACACCAATCGCAGATTCTGTTGCTGTAATAGATTCAGTTGCGAACGTGTTAGCTATGAACGTTGCTGCATGTGTAGCAATCGAAGTTATCGTTTCAGTAGCGAACGTGTTAGCTGTATATGTAGCTGTATGTGCGGCAGTCGAAGTGACAGATTCTGTAGCGAACGTGTTAGCTGTATATGTAGCTGTATGTGCGGCAGTCGAAGTGACAGATTCAGAAGCAAACGTATTAGCAATATAAGTGACAGAATGAGCAGCAGTTGCTGTAATAGATTCAGAAGCGAATGTGTTAGCTGTATAGGTGACTGAATGTGTGTCAGTTGATGTTACAGATTCTGTGGCAAACGTGTTAGCTGTGTATGTAGCTGTATGAGCAGCAGTTGATGTTACAGATTCTGTGGCGAATGTGTTAGCTGTGTATACGCCAGTATGTGTAGCAGCTGCTGTAATAGCTTCTGTTACATTTATACCACCAGTGTATGACGCAAGAGCAGAAGGAGTATCTGTAGCCACAATTTTTTCTACGATATTGCGGCGAGTAACAACAGCTGAGCTATCAATAACTGTAGGATCGAGTGTGATACCTGATGAATGGATATAGTCGCCAAACATCTTTGTTCCTGCTGGATGCAGCAACGCTTTGACGATGTCTTTATATTTTTCTACCGTTTCAGTTAGACGAAGAACGTAAGAGAATTCTTGATAGTAATAGTTGTCCTGGAGTCGATTGTTCCAGCTCAAGAATCCCTTCGTGTCGAGATAACGACCTGGGAACGAAACGAATCCAGAAGGTTTAACTGAAGAGTATGAATTAAACGTCTTCTTACGAATTGTGTATTTCGTATTCGCGGCTCCGCTCACGCGAGATCCTGTGTAAGAATCTGTTATTAGCGTGTTACCCTGAGTCGTATTGATAATCGTAGCACGACCAGTTTTATTGAAATCTGCGCCAGGACTTACTATTGCAATTTTTACGATTGCACCTGGTGCATTGTTTGTCGTGACAACGCAGTTGTTTCCAAGAACGTTGCCATACGTGTCAGCAAGATTAAGCTTGGAAATGCTATCGTCAACGATACGAATTGTAGGTAGAGTCGTATATCCATATCCAGGATTTGAAATAGCGATAGCATTGATACTGAAAATATCTGTGCTGCTGTAGTTCAACGCAGAAACAATTCGTGTTGAAATGTTGGCACCAGCCAATCCAATATATGCGTTAGCACCAGAACCAGCTATAGTAACTGTTGGAGTGAAGGCAGAAATGAAAGCTGTTGCGTTAACAATAGAATGAACACGCATTGTGTTGGCTGATCCGAACACGCGGACCAGATTTCCAACTGCTAATTGATTAACAAAACTTGTTCCTACACCAATAACGGTATTTGATACAGAAGATAATTTTACTGCGCCTGATAGTTTTCTGTAAACAGTAGATGTATTCGCAACACCACCAGAAACAGGTCTAGCAAAAAATTGAGAATTGAGACGCACGTTTCTAACAGAACCAATTAGATCTGTGTTGATATTAAGACCAGAAATAGGCTCGGAACTAAACGAAGCGATAGTGGCTTCAAATCCAGTACCGTTTCCCCCTGAAATAATTAAGCGTGTATTTTCTTTTGTGTATCCGTTACCGCCCTTAGCAACTTTAGCTGTTACGGCACTTTTGTTTGAAACTTCTGTGATTCTTCCGATAGCTGCTTGAGTTGAACCAGCACCATCGATACTAACTTGTTCGCCTTGTGTGTGATAAGCTCCACCGTCAATAACACCGACTTCAATAAGCGATCCCGTTTGAGCATTAACCGTTACGAAATTATCTGTATTGTCAATGTCAACAACACGCTCACCATCGGAAAAGTTTCCAACGATCTGCTCTAGTGACATATCATAAACTGTTAGACCAGAAGCATCTTTACAAAGAATATCCTGCACGTATGCAGTAGCACCAGATACTACGCCTCGAATTCTTCTACCTTCAAATAAACGAGGATTTTCGCTAACAGGATCACCGACACGAAGACGAATTTCTTTAGTCCATCGTCCGTCAGAAGCGCGAAGAATATCATCGCCTGGATAGTAAAATTCTAGCTCTTTATTAAAGAGTGCACGGAACAGGAATTTATATGATTCTTGTGAACCACGAGCGCGATAAAACTCACGAATATGTTTGGCTAATAGGCGTTTGTTGGCAAGAACAGATCCTGGAATATTAACCATGAACTCTTTACGAAAATATTCAACAAAAGAATCGACTGTTCTGTCTATGTCTTGATTATCAATAAGAGAACGTGCTTCGTAGACAGGACTACCTGGTTGCTCCATATATTCAAAATAAGCTTTAAGGAACGCAACAAATTGCGGACCTTCCTCACGAACGAAACCAGGAAACTGTGTTTCGACCTGTGAAGAAATCTTTTTGAATAGTTCCTGTGAGCCAGCTATTGCCATTAGTAGCTATACAACTTTGCTGTTGGTGTTAATATGGTAGCAGTTTGTCCTGTAGTATCAATGTTTGAAGCAGAAGCTAATACTTTACCAGTTTTATCGTCAATGATATTAACATGGCTCTGAGAGATCAATAGAATCTGATTGCGAATCGGCTGAACATTTACCTCAACTGGTGCTACGATAATAGAGATACCAGAATTTTCGAATGATGTAGGCAAGAAATTGTTAATAGTAACAACACCCGTATCGTAATCAACAGTTCCTGCGTTCGAAATAACGTATACTCTACCTAATGTTGCAGCAGCAGATTTATAGTATGCACGAATTCTTCCATATCCATTATCATCGAAGAAGCATTCTTGTCCGCCATATACGAATGGTGAAGAAGTCAAGCAGCCATAAGCAACAGAGCTTCCTGCTCCATTTTTATCACCAAGTCTTTGAATCGCGCAGTTAAATTTAAGAGTATAAGTTCCTAGCATCAGAGTTGATGGTGTGAAGAGTTTCTTCAAACGAATATGTGCTGTCGTTGTTTGAAATGAATCGTTTCCTCCATCAATATAGCTCAAGAATCGCGAGAATCTAAAACTCTTTGAGAATGTGGAAAGATATGATTCTTCAAAAGCCATAATGCTATCCGCAACAACAGTTGCTAACTCGCCTGGAGTTAATGATGTTGCGTTCATGTTGTATCTCACATCAACGTATGGCACAATATACATGTATGTGGGATCAACGATTTGTGTATCAATCGATTGAACATTATACTTACGAATAGAATTTCTGATTTCGTCTTTGCGATTCTTAGAAAACAGAATACCGGATTTAGGTTTCGCGCATACGAATACTTTACCGTAGATAGGCGGATCGTTTTCTTCTCCACCCCAAACACTAATAGCTTGAATGTCTGGGTTGTCGCGAAGAAGAATACGCTCGTAATCTGGCGCAGTCACAGAACGATTTTGTGTTTCATATCCTCGAGGAGCATTAAATCTTACTGATTCAATTCCTTCGATTTCAGCTCCACCAGATGAACGTCCGATTGAAGTCACGCGAATTGAAGATTGGCCGTCGATAGTAGGATTGACAATAGAAAAACTATTTGCGCCGTTCGGAGCACTACCAGAACACACACGATAATCTATAGCGACGATACTATTCGTTGGTGGTTGTTTACCAAAAATTCCGTCTCCGAAATATACCTTATAACGCTGTTGTCTATCAGCTTCTGTATAGAAAACTTGACTGCTGCTATTTACACTAAACACATCATCAACCAAAATGTATGGCTGAACGTTACCAGAAGAAGTGACGGTCACAGAGATACTTGAAGTATCTACGTTATCATTTGGAAGGATGAATGCTGTGTTTGATGTACGATTATAAACGTATCTGTGTATCAATGGTTGACCTTCAACAATACGAATATAATCAGCAAATCCTCCACTTGAATTTGCTGATATCGTATAAGTCTGTGGTGCCACGAAATTGTAAAGAGAGTTGTTTACGATGGCACTGAAACGTGTATTCTTAGGGACACGAATCGAACGGAAAACACCATTCGATTGACTCATCGTAAAAGTGAGCTGAATGTTCGCGCTAGATCCGCGAGCGCTTGTGGGTGTGTATCCAAGCTTCTTCGCGTGCGAGACTACGCTATCATACTGCTGTGCTGTGTCAATGAACGACTCGTTAGTAGCCATATTGACATAGAAAGCATTATAGTATGTGTTGTATGCTAGAAGATCAAGCAGAGTTCCGATAGCCGAGTCATCCAGATCGTAATCTGTGAACTCTGGTTTAGAAGCGACGTAGTTGCGTAGATTACCACGAATCGTGTCGAAATCTAAGCCCGTTACAACGATATCTGTTTTCGCAGCCATTAGCGGACCTTATTTAAGTTGACGTCTACTACAACGTCTGCAAGTGTAATTGCGTTGCGATAACTAATCGTAACGGAAAGAGAATTCATATCAGGATATTCTTTCACTGAAACAGAGAACGAATCTAATATAGCACGAGGCTCGTAGTTTTTGATAACAGTCTTAAGGCGCGATTCAAAGTCGGATCTATCAATGCTATCAAACAAATCGAAAAGGCGTCTACGGATATCTCCACCATACTCTGGGCGAAAAGGACGCTCATACTTATTCGTTAATATCAAATTTTTAAGAGCTTGCTTAACGGCGTCATCATCTTTCTTAACGAGCAATTTACCCGTAGAAGGATGACTACGAAATGAAAGATCAAAATCCTTACTCGTTACCTTTTTTAGTGACGTTGGCAGAACTCTTTTTTGCATTTAGATATCCCTTTTTCTTATTTATTCAGAAAAAAGTCTTGACAAGCGTCTACTTTACCATTATAATAAGAATTGTATTCAACGGGTCATAATATCAACAATAAGTCTTATTCGCAGCTACATCAGCCGCAATTAATTGCTCGCGAGCAGCAGTTAGTTCATCATCCTCTTCGATAATACACAAAGCTTCGAGTACGCTCATCGTAGGTTTGATTCTAGGATACTTTTTCGTTAATGTTTGATAGCTGCAAGAAGTGAGTTTTGTATAGTCAACCATTGCGAGTAGTTCTTGAGTATGCATCTCGACCTTAGCAGCCAAATCCATACGTTGCTGTTCGAGTTGAGCCATCTTCGTTTCACGACCATATCCTCCGCTACTCCAATTCACGGAGTTGGCATTACCGACAAGTTTATTTCCATATGAAGTAGCGGATGCCGACTTCGCAACTAATGGCGTCTGAGGAGCAATCGTAGCTTGCATTCCCATAAACATAGATAATGGTTGCTTTAAGCTAGACATAGCTCCTGCTGCAGCTCCTTCAGCAAACAGATTCTTCATCTCGATTGGTTTCTTTGGCTTAGGAGGTTTAGCTGTTTTAACTGCATTCATAGCGTCCATAGTAGGTGTTCTTCCGGGCATTGGAAGAAGCTTTGACAATCCACCAGCGAGCGCCATATTAGGAACCATAGAACCTATATTAAATCCTGCGCCACCAAGAGCGCCTGTGATAGCACCAGCAACCATTTTTCCTGCGATGGCATTAACATTGATCATAGGAAACTGCTGTTTGATCCCTGCTGCTTGTGCTGCGAATGCTATTGGATTACTAGCCATATCAGCTAAACTTGCAACCTGACTTTGCAAGCTAACAACATTCGCAAGAGCATCGGCTCCAGGTATGTCAGAAAGAAAACTTCCTCCGACTGATTTAAAAAGAGCAGAAGCTGGGCCGCTAATCATTCCTTGAAGTGTTGCTTTGACAGAAACAATTTGATTCACAATATCTGCAGCACCATTCATCTTGAACGGAAGACTTTTCATCACACCACCAATAGCGCCTTTAACAGCTTCTACTGGTCCATCTAATCCTGGAGGCATAAAACCAGAAGCGATTCCACCAAGAGCGCCACCAATTCCTCCTCCAAGAGCACCACTTAATACGCCACCAACAGAACCACTTAATGCTCCACCTAACGCAGCTCCTGCGCCAGCTCCGCTTAAAATATCACCAGCAAGTCCACCAACTGTATTACCCATAACGTCTTTAAGCGCTCCGCTACTTACAGCAGCTTGCAATGCAGTAGCAACAGCTCCGCCAGCTAGTGCTGCTCCTATGTTTCCCGTGAGCGCATGCGAGATAGAAGGATCCATCTGAAATCTTGTTGGTGGTCTATATCCGAGTGGATCTGCCATCATATTTCTAGCGACTTCTAAATCAAGAAGTTCAGGATGATCGCGAGTTAACGTATCAATCTGATCCATAATAACATCTAGACCAGTATATTGATAATCAACACAATTAATCGTAACAATAGTACCAGGAATGATGCCTGGATATGTTTGTGATAGCTGTGTGTCTATTGTAAGTTGATCCATTATTATACCTTTTAACTTGGCAGAGTTTTACCGACGGGAGCAATAAGACCAGCGGTATCTAGCTGTGTACCACCATCTGTTTTCGATAATACTTTACCACCAGCGCCTAAGATGATATCTGTTGTAGAAGAGAACACACCAGCTTTATATCCTTTAGACCAAATGAATACCGGCAGAGCACCTGTAGAAGTACATTGGATACAGTATGCGTCAGTGATAAACGTTCCTGTTTGTCCTGACATCTGAACTTGTTCAGCTGAAGTCAATCCTAGAATTCCACCAGCTCCAAGTCCAATCTGTCCAACAGCTACGATTTGATGCATCTTACCAGTGAGTGTAGCGTTGTCTCCTGAAACAGTTTGTGTGTTATCTCCACCGACAGTCTGATCTAGATCTTTGTTGATAGTGTCTATCTTCTTGCCGCCAGTGATTTCTTCGCGATCGCCAGATGTACGATGAGATGTTTTACCATTGACCTGTATACGTTGATCTCCACCAGATTCAATGATATGCTTTCCAGAAGACTTAACACGGAACTCGCCGTGAGTTACAATTTCGTAATTACCTTTGACTTCGTGCTTTAGATTTCCAGTGACGTGCATAATAGCATTTCCATCAACAGTGATATTGAAATCACCTCCAGAAATCTTTTCTACTTTACCTTTATTAAACCATTCTTGCGTCTCGCCTTGATTCTTGGCGATACGTGCTCCGTCGTCTTTAATTTCAATGAACGTACCAGAAGCATGATATATGTGGATGCGTCTGTCGCCTGGAGTATTATCAAACTCAACTTTATGACCAGCTTCAGTCGTGTATGAGTGATTCCCAAGATACTGAGACTTATCGCCACCTGGATCTTGTTCTTTTTTCTTAGCCATTATTCATCCTTATCCAAATACGCTACCGACGCCTGAATCGCCGGGATTATTTTCAATCAGTGCTTTAGTTTCATCTGGCGCTGCTCTCATTTCAGGTGTAGAACTAGCAGCTTCAATTTCAGCAGAAGAAATGCTTGCTGGTTCAGGAGGAACATCTGGCACAGTTTCATTATATCCAGTATAGTTACCCATCTGATCATATATTGGCGCACCTTGTTCCACTTTCGCAGACGCAAGATTATCTTGTGCTTCTTCTGCTTTAGCCGGTTCTATCTTATCTGGTTTGAGTGGAGTACCGCCCGATGGATCTGTAGCTCCGAATGGATGTTTCTCAGGCGGAACAGGAATCTCGTCTACAGTTTGTTTTTTACTCTTAACGCGAGGATCCTCTTTACGTTCTTTACTTCCTCGCGCAACAAGAGAAGTCGATGATTGATCATCTTGCGTCGGGTGTACTGATGGACTAGGTCCACCAACTCCACCATTACCAAACAGCGCTTCCAATGCTCCCATCAATGCAGCAACAGTAGCAGCTTTTTGTTTTAATTTTGTCTTACTTGGTCCTTTAGGATTATATACAGGAGGAAGAATCGTTAGTTCGTTTTTTGATGTGTCTGTGTCAACAGTCTGATTTGTGTTGATATCATAGATGTTGGCTTCTACCTCATATGTTCCAGGAAACATTGGAGTATCGATATGCAATTTCCATTTGTATAATCCAGGATATGTCGTATTTTCTAAACCTAGATTTCCTTCAAACAAATAATATGCGTTGTAATTGACAATGATCTCTAGGTCTTCGAATGCATTGCCTAAATCATCAAATCTAGTAAATGCTGCGAACCCCGTAATCGTAGGCACGTTGTTAGCAGTTGTCATTTTTCTTACAGTTATTCTAGCCATTATGCAACACTCGATCCTGGAGCATTAGAACCAGCTTCTTCTTTCTGCTGAATGTGTGGGAGAACACCAAATACGATAGGCACTTGTCCTCCGTCTCCATCCATGAAAAATCCAACGACTTTGCTTTGCTCAACGATTCCTGTTGGACTAGAACCAACTCCACTAATTCCGCCAGAAGTTGTGGGCATCAATGTGTAGCACCATGGCAGATCTTTCGTTGGAAGATCACTCTTATTATCCGTGTGCTTACCTTTAATGCGTACCTTCATTCTTCCGATACATAAATTATCAGGTTCTCCTGAAAATTGACCTGTTCCACGATCTTCGACAACACCGACCCACCACTTTAGGCCTTCTTGTCCCATTACTGTGCCTTCTTCAGCCATTACTTAGCAACTCCCGAATTACCTGATGATGAAGATTTATTTTTTGAATCGCTCTTGCATTCCATAATAACCTCGTATTTCAAATCCTTATCGTCTTTATAAATCACGTGTCTCACCTGTGTCACGAGATACGTACCAGAACGCTTATCTAACTCTCTTCCTTCACTGTTACCAGGAATATTGAGTTTCACTTTAGATCCTGGTTTGTAGCTTGTGTTTCCAGGAACACGAATAGTCATTATCATATTATCTAGCTGATTTGCAGCAGAGCTTTGAGCAGCATGCTCCGCTATGTTTCTTTTATTTTCAGAAATTTTTGGATCGCGTGAGTCTCTGAATTTGCTCTTGGCTTGACCTGGAGCAACAACGAAATTGAAACGCTCTCCGATAGCTGATTTGCTATCTTTCGTTATCTTATCCGAACCAGTGTGAGTAGTATCGCCTGCTCCATCACGTTTACCTTTAGGAGGAGAGTCGATCTTACCTACTGTTGGATCGTAATAATACCAGTGATCAGATTCTGCTCCGTTGTAAGAAGCTTCCATTTTATCAAAATCTTTCTTCTGATCGAACGCTATAATTTTCTTAGAGTCATCTGCTCCGCCAGCATCACCAATATTCTGCGAAGAATAACTGAGTTCGACAGGAGAGCCCCCCGCGGCTAACATAGCATCTAGCGTCTTGAAATAATATCCTTCGCGATCTTGATAGTAGACATAGTTCGATGCTTTAGCCTTCGCAGATTTCGCTTCTTTAGCTCCCCAACGAATAGCTGATATCGGACCTTTGCCTGTTCCGTGATATGCAGCATTTCCTTCAGTTTCTTCGTTGTCAACAAGACTCTTTTTTAGAGTAGTTGATTCTTTAGTATATTCTTCGTGCCAGTCTTTAACCATATCAGAGATCTTTTTATCTTTGTATGCTTTACTGACTGCTTTCTTATTGTTATCTGCGAACTCAGACGAAGCGCAAGTCATGAGGAACATATCTTGGTTTTCTTTCACGCGAACGCGATCGCCAACAATAAGAGATTTCATTTTAACATTGATACCACTCCCATTAGCACGATCACCGAATGAGATTTCTACGTCGTCGCCAACCTTCATCTCCGTACCACTCGCGTCGTTGAGAGTAATATTCGCAGAAATCGTAGGAGAATTGATACTCTCAAAATATTCTAGCATGTAGAAGATACCTTTGATATCAGTTCCACCTACTGTTAATTTTGAGATATTACCGCCGCCGGTATCACTCATCGAACGTATTCACCTTCGTTGAAAATATATGGATGTTGATCTTTAATGAGTGCTAGATAATTCAAATCTAGAAGATATATATGACGACGATTTTCGTTAAGATTCATTTCGTAGTCATATACAGAAATCGTTTTTCTTTCAGGATATGTGAGAGACGCCCAAGTAGTGTAATCAATCACAAGGGTTTTTTCGGGAAGCAACTGTCTTCCTGCAGTAGTCTGAACTTCTTGTGCGGCTTGAATTATCTTTTCGTAATGATGAGTCGTTTTCATCGCTTCGGAAACGCTGCCATATTTCTGCTTGATATAATTTTGAAATTCTGTGTATCCTAATACCCAATCAAAATACGGATCTTGAATTTCATTCGTAAGAAGAATAAGCCAATCCATAGTTTCGTCGCCGTAATAATCATACGCAACAGTATCAGGACGCTCTCCGTCTTGAACATAGTATTCGTCGAAAGTCACGTTTGCGTTGAAAAGAAAATTCGCAATAGAAAATCTGCGTGTTATGTCAGTGACATTAACAACTTCATTTCTACCAGGAGTACGATACGAAACAGTAGGATAAGGTCTGAAAAATAATGCCATGATTATCTTCCTGTGCCAGGTGGTTGTGTAGGTCTAACTGCTACAGCTGCTTGATCCGGAACATTAATTTTAATATTTCTTTGGAACGTCGCAGGCCCTGCATCAGATCCCATAGGTTTAGGGTTAAGACTATTCTTCGTGATGATTTCTGTTTCCATCATAGTAAATGAGAATTCTACTTCTGCTGGAGCAGGCGTATCAGAAGGATTGTCTGTGCTATTATAAGCAGCATATCCTTGTGGATGATAGTTCACGCGAACGTCTTTACACACAGAAGGTTGAAATTCAAAAAGATAATCAGGATGTTTAAACTTTATATCAAAAAACTCAGGATACTTAAAGAACATTCCACCAGCAATATATTCAGGATGTGAATAGTATGTGAACATATCAATAATAGCTTTGATTGCGTCCGATTCTCTACGATTTCTAGGTGAGAAACGCCAGCTGAATTGATGCTCGCGGAAATTAACACCAGTGAACAAAACGATCTTGTGTGGATTTTGAGCAAGCCCAGCAGCAACTTTTAATGCAGCGGCTGCGGTTGGGCCTGTTGTGTCTAGCGTAACACCCGCTGACTTAGCAGCCGCTCCAATAGCTGCTGCTCCAAGTCCTGCCATAGCCGCTCCAGCTTCAGCTGATTTAGGAATATCAGTATTTCCGTACATAGCTCTATCAAATGGTTTTAGAACACCACCTGCCGCTGTTCCTAGAGATTCTGAAGTATAGTCTGGATGATAATTCGTAGAAAGATTAGATGGCATAGGTAGATATATAGAGCCACTATCAACTTGCTGTCCGATACTTGCACCTACACCATTAGTTGAATGTGCTGTGAACTGAATCCAATGCCCTAGTTGTCCAAGATCTAATGGAAATCTCATCGTAGCACCTTTAAATGGATCAGGAGCTATGTTTGTTCCTACCAAAGAAGCTAACGCAAGTCCACCAAACGCAGCAGCTGAGCCACCGAGAATCAATGCTTTGCTTCCGGCTGTTAGTCTACGAGTTGCTAATAGTGCTGCTCCGCCTGCCATATTTGGTATTCCTTTCGTTCTTCCATCTATTTATATCATACATAGTGGGCATGGCTACTTACAAAGGTCGATTCCAACCAAAGAACCCCCAGAAATATAAAGGAGATCCTACTAAGATCGTTTACAGATCATCGTGGGAACTTCGTTTCATGGCGTATCTTGACACTAACTCCAACATCATTCAATGGGCTTCTGAAGAGTTGTTCATTCCATATAAGTCACCCATAGATGGGAAGTGGCATCGTTATTTCCCAGATTTCATCATACGCATGCGTGACAAAGACGGCAACGTAGTCGTCAAGATGATTGAAATCAAACCTAGAGCGCAGTCGATTCCTCCTACTCCAAAAGGAAATGGTTCTAAACCAACGAAGAAGTATCTTCGCGAAGTCGCAACTTTTGGAATAAATAGTGCTAAGTGGCACGCTGCTAAGGATTATTGTGATGATCGTAAGTGGCAGTTCGTTGTGTTGACGGAAAAGGAACTCGGACTTTAATGGTCGCATATATCTTCGACGGTATTCTGAATCGCGCAGCGAAAGCTGGTATCTCGCCTTCTACTAAGAGAGATGCTCGTGCATGGTTCCGCAAACAAGCGCAATCTGTAACTGCGAATCCTACACGCATGATCCGTAGCAACGCTCAGCGATTGACGGATAATCCTATGATTGGTCGTATGTATCTTTTTAACTATGATCCGAAGTATAAAGGAAAGCTCCCATATTATGACAAGTTTCCGCTCGTTATTCCTATCGGCTCTGGGCGCACTTCTGGATTTGCTAGTAGTGGAGGATCCTTTATCGGACTCAACCTACATTATCTACCACCTACGCTCAGAGCAAGATTAATGGATGCGCTGTATGCTACAGCGACTACCACAGAATTGAACGAGACTACTCGACTTCGCATCTCATATAATATTCTTCAGCAAGCAACTAAGTATCGTTTCTTCAAACCTTGCATCAAGCGATATCTAACTGCTCAAGTACGCAGCAAGTTTTTTTACATAGAGCCTACAGAATGGGAAATGGCTTTGTTTCTACCTCTTGATAGATTTGTAGGCGCCAACAAGTCACGCATTTATCGAGATAGTCGAGATAGGATCTAATATGGCTGGACCATTTAATATCACAAGTTTCAATGCGGAAATATCAAAGACTGGTATCGCACAGAACTCGTTCTTTATGGCTATGATTAGCGCGACTCCTACTGGACTTTCCGGTAAATTTGGTTTCACGAATGGATTGTCATTTCGTATCGAATCTGTTAATCTACCTGGAAGAACGCTAACGACGCTAGATCAAAACTATCATGGTCCCGTGCGTCGTATTCCGTATCGTTTCACACATCAGCCAATCACGTTTAGCGTAATCCTCTCGCGTGACATGCGCGAGCGAGAGTTCTTTATGCAATGGCAAGATTACTTCGTTGGACAATCAAGAACTTCTGGTGGAACAGGTTTAGCAGAACGCCCGTTCGATAGTCGCTATTACGACACTGGTATTGGTGAAATGGTTATCACGCAGTATTCTTATCCTATTCAATCATCAAGCTCTACAGCTGTGCCATCGCAAGAATATGTTGAGAGTTACAACATAACATGTCAAGAGGCATATCCATCATCAGTACAAGACATTCAGTTGGGTTGGGGTGAAGAGGGATACGGTAAATTGCAAGTAGAAATGACGTATCGTTTTGCAACAGAGAAACACTTGACGTTTGGTGACAATAGACAATTAGCAGCTGAGAAAGCTGTTCAGCAAGCGAATCCATAATAATTTAAAATGAGGTGAATAATGGCATTACCTAAAATATCAGCGCCAAGATTTGGTTTGACACTACCTTCGAATGGAAAACGTATCTCGTTTCGTCCGTTCCTAGTCAAAGAAGAAAAGATGCTGCTTATGGCGGCACAATCTGAAGATATGCTCGATATGATTGACGCAGTTAAAGACGTTATCTCTTCGTGTCTTATTAATCCAGATGAGACTATTGATGTTGAGAAACTACCATACTTTGATTTAGAATACATTTTTCTCAACATTCGAGCTAAGTCAATTGGTGAAGTTGTTAAGCTTGAGTATCGTCATACAGGTGGAGTTAACTATCAAGGTATCAAGTGTGAAGCAGTTACGCCTGTTGAAGTTAATCTTGAAACAGTGAACGTAATCAAAGAAGACGATCATATGAAGACGATCCAGCTGGATGATAATCTTGGGCTTGAATTAAGATATCCAACTGTAACTGATGTTCGTATGGTATCTGAAGGAGCTGATGAAATCGAGATGCTCGCTAAATGTATCGTGAGCGTTTATGACAGTGATAGCGTTTATGAACCTGATAATCTACAAGACTCGTTGGATTTCATTGAGTCTTTGAACAATGCACAATTCACTAAGATTATGCGATTCATTGAGACTATGCCAAAACTGAAACATACATTTACATATAATTGTGTAGGCTGCGGACAAGAGGATACGGTGACGTTGCAAGGAATGTCCGATTTTTTTTAATGATCCTCTCTCATAATACTCTTGCGAATTACTACCGTACTAATTTTTCATTGATTCAGCATCACAAATACTCGCTGAGTGACATTGAAGGTATGATTCCGTGGGAGAGGGATATGTACGTTAAGATGCTACTTGATTATCTTGAACAAGTGAAGGACGAACAGGAAAAAAGGCGATAGATGGCCAAAGATACTAGAATTGTAGCAGGAAAAATTCAAGACACAATATACTATTACGCGAGTGATGGTACGGTTGTTGATGAAAACGGTAAACCCGCGCCTGCTAAATTCGCAGTTATGTTTCCTCCTATGCCTGAAAAAGTTCCCGAAGCTGTTGCTGAAACTCAACCAAAGAAGAGACGCAAAGGTCTTAAGAACGTAGCCGGTAAGATCAGCAACAGTAAATATTACTACGATCCTACAGGTGCGATTGTTGATGATCAAGGACAACCTGCTCCAGAACGCATTGCAAAGATGCTTCTGAAGAAAGACGAAACAGCTAATGTTATCAAAGAACATCTAGCAAAAACAGCTAAACCTATTAAGACTGCATCGTCAAAAGAAATCAATCAGCTTCGAGCTGAAATCAAAAAAATGGTAGGAGCAACTAAAGATGTTGCTGCTGCGCATGATGTTGTGCTGAAAAAAGTTCCAGAGGCTACGAAAGGATATCAGAACGTTTTTTCTAATCTAGGAACACAAACACAAATGTTGCTTGATAGTTTAATCAAGCAGAACGAAGCGTTCCAAGAAAAAGTAATAGAAACAATAACAGGCGTATCTTCTCCTACGCGAGCAGGCGGAGCTGTTCCTTCTTCTCCTAAGAAAAAAGGAGGAAAAGTTAAAGCTAGAACAGCAGAACATAAAGCTCGTATTGAAGCACGTGCTGCTAATATAGGTAAGATTCGCGCTAAGAAAAATATCGGAACGGCAGCAAAGTATGGTGCCGCTGGTGCAGTCGCAGGAACTGCTGCGGCAGTAGGCGCTTATGGTGTAATGAAAGCGACAGGTGCTGTTAGTAGCTCAACTCCAGCAGCTCCTAGCGCTCCATCTACTACAGCCACCGGTGCTCCTCCTAGTTCTACTCCAGCGCAAACACAGTCAGCACCAGTTCAAGCAACAGGGGCACCACAAGCTCCATCTGTTACAGCTACTCCTGCGCCTCCAGCTCCACAACCAAATTCTTCAGTAGGATTGGGTGGCGGACCAAGCGGACAAACACCAGAAGATTCTCCTGCAGCTGAAAAGAAAGATCGTGAAGGTGGTGCCGGAGGAAACACACCTTCTCCTCCAGGCACTCCAGCAAACGTATCTGGAATGATGCGCCTCACTACTCCTGGTGGTAGACCGTATGAAGTTGCTGCTCCTTATGCTGCTAACTTCAAAGGATTCGTTGACGAGCTAGAGAACAGTGGATATAAGATTAAGAGTATCGGTGGATATGCTAATCGTAATATCGCAGGAACAGGAAAGAAGAGCTATCACTCACTAGGCGTTGCGATCGACATTAATCCTGGTTCTAATCCACATCTATTCGACGGCAGATTACAAACAGATATGCCTGCGAGTGTTGGCGCGATGGCTGCTAAGTATGGATTAGGTTGGGGTGGGAATTGGCGTACATCTAAAGACGCTATGCACTTTTCTATGGCATCAGGTGAAGGTGGATCTGTACCTGTAGATAGATCAGGTGCTACTCCTCTCCCAGGTGCTCCTGGTGCTCCTACAACTACTCCTCAAGCAGGTTCTCCAGAAGCTTCACGTCCTTCTGCTTCAACACCTTCTGCTCCAGGTGCTGCTCCTCGTCCAGTAGATCCAGGTATAGGATCCCCAGAACGTTCTAATGTTCCGTTAGGTTCTTCTAAAGTATCTGAAGGTGAAGCAGGCGAACAACCAAGAGGTAAAGCTGGATTTAAACAAATCATGGATTCTGCAGCAAAAGCTGGAGATCCATTTCCAGAAGTAGTAGCAGCTCAATGGGCTATTGAATCTGGATGGGGTAAACACATGACGGGTAAGAATAACCCGTTTGGTCAAACTGGAGTTGAAGGTAAAGATCCAGGTATAAGAATTCCTACCCCAAGGGATCCAGGTGGGGGAAGTAAATTCTTTAGAAGCTTTGAATCTATTGACGAAGCAGTTGCGTTTCGTGTTAAGAAATGGGCACCAAAATACTCAGGAGCTAAATCTGCTGAAGAAGCAGTTATGATGCTACAGAATTATGGGAGAACTCCTAGATACGCTCAGGGTTATAATAATGACTGGATGTCATATGTGACCAGCATATCTGGTGTTATTCGTGGTCAAGGAATAGATCCTAAAGTTGCGAAGGGTCCAGGAGGAGGAACTCCAGGGTCTCCACAACCCACACAAACTGCTTCTGGTCCCTCTGGTGCACCTGGTTCTCCGCAAGCTGCTCTTCCTTCTGCTCTTCCTGCTCCAGGTACAGCACCAACTAACGCGACACAAGCAGCCGTAAATGCTAACGCTGCCGCAGGAGGAGATTCGAGTAAACCTGCTAATGTTTCATTCGAATCTAGCAAGGTAGACGTATCCAAAGTCGATCCTGAGTTGATGAAGAGATTCTATCAAGCAGCTGCTGCATATGGTGGACCTATTAGAATCAACTCTGCTTATCGTGACGATGAATATCAAGCACAGCTATGGGTTCGTGGTAATATCCTACATGAGCCAGGAATTCATATTCCAGCGAAGCCTGAGAAGACGATGACGATTAACTATAAAGGTCAGTCGTACACTGTTCCTGGATCAGGAAAAGGTTCTTCTCATGGAAAAGGACAAGCACTAGACGTAAGTCCTACAACTGCGCTTGATCCATTTCTAGCTAAGTTTGGTTTGGTTCATCCATTTGGTGCTAATGATCCACCACATATTCAATTGGCTGGAGGAAGTAATTATACTCCTCCCGCGAGCGGGACAGCTGTTGCTGGTGCTCCAGCCGCACCTGGAGTCACTCCTACGAGCGCAGCATCTGGAGCACAAATTGCTTCTGCTGCTAATCAAAATGCTGTTCAGCAAGCAGCTTCTCCAGGAAGAATAGTACCTATGATAATTAACAACACTCAAAGATTCAACAACACGAGAACTGTCACGCAACAAGCAATGTCATCTGGAGAAAGACCATGTGCTGGATTTAATCCTATGACTATGGTTGCAGGAGTTGCTCTAGGTAAAGTTCTGAGGTTATTTTAATGGCGATTTCAAATCTAGTTAAGGGCGGACAGAAGTTCGATCGTCCTAGTGTTGGAGCTTACTTTGGTAAGCGTCCAGCTAATGATAATCCGTCAACGAAAGTCTCTTCGGATATGATAACGCCCGACGTCGTTCGAGAGATGATGGGTGGCGTTAAAGGTCTCATCGGAGAAATGGCTCGTATTAAAACCACTTGCGTTGATATCTATAAATCGTTTGTTGGTATCATCAGAGATACGAACAGACTCAACGATGATATTACTCGTAGCTTCAAGCTCGTTAATATCGAGCTGAATAAGAGCAGATTAGATTTCCTTAAATCAATAGTGCGAGTATCTGGAAATGAAAATGCTGTTCCAGGTGCTAATATGTCTGCCGCTCCTGGTGTTCCTGTCGCTGATCCTAAGAAACAAGAAAAGAAAACTGAAGACGATCAAAAATCTTGGTTAGACACAGCTTTATCATTTCTTGATATAGCAGATACAGCAAAAACTGCTTGGGATCTTGCTAAAGGTGGCGGACGATTTCTTGCTCGTGCGGCTTCTGGTCCTATGTTGTTACCGGCAGCAGCTGGCGCAGGTCTAATAGCATTAGCAGCTCATCGTAAAGCAGCACAAGAAGCAGATCCACTTGGCGCTGAGAATTTTGATAGAGCAACTGCTTCAGGGGCTAAACGAGCAGAAGTCATTCAAGGACCAGAAGCAGATAAGAATGCTCCTAATCCAAATACCGACATTAGTCGTAAGAAATTGTCTCCGCCAGATTTCTTGATGCAACAAGGCATTATCAAAATGCCGTCTGAAGCTAAGAATGTTATCGCGAGTATCAAAGGCGATATCATTACTCTTAAGGATGGAAGATGGTTTGATAACAAAGTCCAGGTTCTCAATTATCCAGATGGACCAGGTACTCCAGAGAAAGCTCCTAAAGAACAATCTGATTTTCGTAGTAAAGTAAATGAAGCTATGCAAAAACGAGCTGGCATCGTCGATATGTCCGGTATGGTTAAGTCTGATGAACTCGTTCGTTCATTCGCGGGGCGTATGGGTCTAGATCCTAAGACTGACTATAAAGCTGAATTGCGTGGAGGGATACCAACAAAGATTAATGGACAGCCTGTTCCTCGTGAGCTATACACCAAAGAACAAGCAGCAACAGTGGACGCTGCTATTCAAATGGGTAAGATGATGACTGGCGATCCAGAAGCTATGAAACAAGCTCAATCAAATGCGGCTCCTCCTCCACCTCCTGTCGGAGAAAATGCATCAGGCGAAAAAGAACAGCCTAAACCAGGCGGAGATGATGAAGGCAAATCACCTCCCGCCGCCGCCGCTGCTGCTGGTGGTGGTGGCGGAGATACGGGAGCGAGTCCTCCTCCAGCTGAAGCTCCTGGTGGTGCTCCTAGTGGAGCAACCGCCCCTGCTGCTCCTGCAGCTCCTGCTGCGGGTGGTGATAATTCGAATGGTTCACCGACTCCTGCTGCGTCTGCTGGCGGTAGCTTAACTGGCGGAGGCGCAGGCGGCCCAACACAAACAGAAACAACTATGGTTGCTGGTCAGCCTGTTGAAAAAGGAAAAGATTTAACTGAACAACAGACTTCGGCTATTGATATGGCTTTAAAGATGAGTCCCGAAAACGCCAAGAATTATCCTAAGTGGCTTATTGATCAGTACAACAAATCTAAAAATGCCAGTAAATCAACTGGAACATCTGCGGATGGAACGACAGCTGCTCCCGGTGGTGGAGATGCTTCTTCTAATGCAGAAACGCCTACTATGGGTTCTCCAAGTCAAGCAGCGACCGCACCTACTGCAAAGCCAAATGACGATGGTTCTGTTCCTCCAAAGGATGAATCGAAAGGTGGAGCTGGATCTCCTAATGGTGCTCCAGCTGCTGTTCCCGCAGCGTCAGCTCCTCCTGTACCTGGAGCAACGCCAGCACCAGCAGAACCAAAATCTATCGTGATGAATAATGAATCTACACAGAACAGCTCTTCTTCTGAAGGTGGAGCGAACAGTAAAGTCGCTGGACAGAACTTGCCTATGATTGCACACAACCAACAGTTGCAGCAGTATCTCGCAAAGCAGAACATAGGATATCAATAAAAAAAGTGGAGCCGAAGCTCCCCTAGGTATCGTAGGTGAAAGGAATAAACCCTACGATTATTCGTCATCCTCTGCGAGCTTCGAGAAGAATTCAAGATCGTCATCATCGACTGCCTTAATCGGCTTCGCAGGCGTTACTTTACCAACTGAAGGTGCAGCCGCGGGACGCGAAACCGGACGGTCAAAAGGGATGTCGTCTTCCTCCGTCTTGCGACCAGCACCTGTTGGCTCAGACAGAACCTTATCCAGACGCTTCTTGAGATCTTCGTAGCTCTTGAACTTATCTGGAGCAACCAACGCAGCAAGAGAATGCTCCGTCTTCCAAATAGCTTCCATGTTGTCTTCGTCATCAGACAAAGGAGCTGGCTCTGAGAACTCGCTCTTATCATAATTACGATAGCCCTCAACCTTACGGATCTTGAGCTTAAAGTCAGCTCCGGCCCAAAGATCGAAAGGATTCACAGGAGTCTCATCCTCGAACTGAGGATTCATCTTCTCATTAATCTTATCGAAGATCTTCTTACCAAACTTGTAGAGGAATACCTTACCTTCGTTCTCGGGATGAGCAGGATCCTTAACGACGTAGATATTAGCGATGTAAGTCAAACGACGCTTGCGCTGACGAACAATCTCCTTATCCTTATCGTTACCTGAGTTCCAAAGCTTGGAATTCATTTCGGATACGGGATCAGGATTGCCAAGAGTAGTGAGGGAGTTCTCGATATACCAACCGCCTGGACCTTGGAAACCATGATTCCAGATACGAACCCACGGGAGTTCTTCACCATTAGGAGCAGGGAGGAAGCGGATAACAGCATAGCCATTACCAACCTTATCAACTTCAGGCTGCCAGAAACGATCGTCTTCGTTAGAAGCCGTTTCCTTGTTAGCGAGTTTGTTGATTTCTTTGGTCAGACGCTCGAGGGAAGAGGTACGCTGACGCTTGAGGGCAGAAAAAGATTCGTTCATTTGTATGTCTCCGATGTATGTGTTGTATGGGTAGTTCTTCGTCTTATCCACTTAATCATAATATAACTTATATAGCATAATGTCAAGACGAAAACACATTACGCATAACTTTTTTTATCGTTTCCCGTTCAATCCGTACGAACGGACGATACTTACTCAGCTGGCGATATAACTCAGGCCAGATGATTTGGTCGTCTATCAAAGAGTTCCACGTCTCCAACATATCGCCAACGAAAATATCAAAGGCAATGATAGTCTCTGCTTTTATTTTTCCGCCAAGATACATTTTCAATAGTGTAGGATGACCAGTCGTAATCGTAATGCATTGTTTCCAGTCATCCTGCTCTTTTATATATTCTAGATCCTGCTTCAGATTATATGAAAAGGTATCCATTCGACCTTTCCAAGACATATATACTTTCTCTGATTCAGGACCAGACATTTCACCAACCCAGCGAACGCCAGCCTGTGAAATGAAATTAGCAACAAAGAAATCAGTCAGCTCGTTATCATCGTACTTACGCTCGAGCTTGCGAAACAGATATTGATCCTTGCGCTTTAGAAAAGACTCATCAGATATCTTGCGAACTTTTCCGCCGTACTTGATGAAGTCGTAGTCGCTAGTGAAATGGAGCTTGAGTGCTTGATATTTTTGGTAGGCTTTAATTCCTTCCAACGACCCAACCTCTCTGCTTCATCTTTTCGATTCTATGAGGCTTAACAAGCTCCATGACACCAGACTGCGCACGGATTTCTTTCTTCATGATAGTTTCATACACATCACGACTGATATAGAGCTTATCATCCCAAGGCGTATACGAAACGCAGCAATGTACCATATCAAAGTGCTCAACGAGCTTTTGTCTCGTAGGATATTTGGTCGTGATGAACTGCAACTTAGTGATCGTATCGAACGCAGTATATTCGATGCTGTCGTTATCCATATAGTTTGAGCTGCCTTCCTTGATGATTTCGCTTGAAGGATTCTTAAACTTGATCTGCTCGATATGCTTATGAAGCATATCCTTAGTTTTTTTATCGTTGAGAATAAACACGTCGATATCGTGTGGAGTAGCACCGTGAAATAGTGAAGTCCAGCAACCGCCAGCGATAACGATATTCTTGCTGTACATAAGCTCGCTAGGAATATACATCCAGTATTTTTGCTTAAGATTTTGCTTAGCAGTAGTGATGATAGCTTGCTCATACGGACCAAACGTCTTATCGCGAGCTAAGATTTCTTCATCATTCAGCGGAACATAACCGACGTGACCACCATGCCCAACCATAGGAGAATATGTTGTTTGTATAGTTCCTGAACCACCACCCCAACCTGCGCCTTGAGCGCCTGGAAAAACTATGCCACCTATCCCAGGATTCGCCGCTTCTCTTATGATATCGCCAAGTTTGTCAATAGGTACTGCCATGATATTACTGATAGCCTCTAATATAACATGATGTGGATTTGTTGCATCTTCCAGAGCATATCTAGTTATTCTTTGTGCTGAGTGATTATCTTTATTCAAGATAGTCAAATCATCAGTCAAAGGACTAGTCATGAACACAATGTTGGGAAGATTAAGACTTCGAATCCACTCGCTGAGTTCGCTCATCGTGGTGTAGCCGTTTTTTCCGGTAGCGTGTGTTAAAGCCATTAGATTGGTAACCGTGATCCAGTACGTTTCAGGAGTTTAAGGTTCATAGCTTCTGACTGAAGCAACTTACGCATTGTAGGTGTCATTAGCTTGGAGACGTTCTCGAACTCTAAGCCGGTCTTTTCGCAGACATCAGTAATCGCTTCAAGATAGCTCATACCTTTATCTGAAATACGCTGCTCAACCATAGAGATGAATGTGTTGGAACTCAACACGCTTGCGATTACTGCATCAGTCACTTATTGAACTCCTCAGATAAACCAATAGCATCAGCAACAGCTGTCAGCGTATTGGGATACGCTTTAGGAACAGTGTATGGAAGAGGATGATTTGTTGGACCACCGACACTACGACGAATGATATCTTCGCTGAGTAGCTCGGGATAGTAGAGTTCTAGCGCAGCGCAATCGTCGACGCAGTTGAACCAATGATATTCGCCAGGACGAACAGTAGTAAAGTCACCTGCTCTGAGCACAGTGACATCAACCAAGTCGTAGTCATTTTTTCGTACATGGATTTCCAGAGTTCCAGAAATAACGAAGAATCCGTTCCATTTGTGTTCATGCTTATGCTCCGAACATTTGTAGCCTGCGTTGACGTTAATCTTATGCAGTTCGACTATAGGATTCTGAATAATTACGCTTGTGTCTCCCCAGACTTTTCCTGTGAAGTTGCCCATGATGTACCCTTTCTCATATTTAATGAACGTTTGCTGATATAATCCAACTCTACTAAATCATATACTAATTTCTCGAACGTGTCAAGATAAATCATATTGGGTCCATCACTTGGCGCTTCAGTCGGATTCTCGTGGACTTCCATGAACACAGCGGAGACGCCAACAGAAACAGCAGCTCTAGCCATAAGAGTAACATACTTACGCTCGCCCGATGAACTCGTACCATGAGCGCCAGGAAGTTGAACTGCGTGAGTGCAATCCATAACGACCTGATTGGTGTATTGCTTCATAACATCAAGGGAACGAAAGTCTACGACGAGATTGTTATAGCCAAATGTTGTGCCTCGCTCTGTGAACATATACTTTTCACAACCAAACTTCCGAAGCTTCTCGGCTACATTCCGCATCTCCCACGGAGACATGAACTGTCCTTTCTTCACGTTGACTGGCTTACCACTTTCCGCAGCCGCGCGAAGAAGATCAGTCTGACGACAAAGGAACGCAGGAATCTGAATGATATCAGCATTAACTGCATCACAGTGCCAAGGTTCGTGAACGTCCGTGAGAACCTCGATTCCTCGAGCACGGACGGCCTCCATTCCGTAAAACGCCTCGTCGAAGCCGCTACCTCTTTTACTATCTGCGGAACTTCGATTCGCTTTATCGAAAGAGGTCTTATAGATGAAATTGATCTCTCTGTCGAATGCTTGACCTACTGCTTTGCAATCGGCTTGCAAATGTTCAGCCATCATAACTGCATGTTCCGTATTCTCAAATAGACACGGTCCAGCAATGATACTTAGTGGTTTGTCGTTATGACAATTATCATAGAAGCTCATTTTTAATCCCACAATGCGCGATAGTATTTACCGAAAAGAATGAATCCATTTGCTTTACGCTTGTCGAACTTAGCATTCTCTTCGTGATACACTTTCCAAGCCTCAACATTTTCTGGTGAATCGTCGAATGGAATTGCATCCATTATCCGACGAGTATACGCACTAGGACTATCAGGAGCATCAGGATCTTCGTTTGCTTCCTGATTGAAAGTCCAAATCAATTCATCCAAAATCCAATCCCAACGAGCTTCGTGTAAGCTATCTACACCGCCGTATTTCTTGTCTTCTTCAGTTAGAGGCGGAGCAGAAGTCGAACGCAAATGCTCGGGAACGTCTTCGTCATCTACGAAGGGAGAACCGTGCTTAGTAGCTTTCAGTTGGATAAGCATAGGATGAATGATAATCGAAAGTGTATGATCCATTGACCACGTGTCGTAATTATCGAGCTTCACTTTGACAGTGCGCTTGCGCTTATCGTGTATCCAGTTGCAGAATTTGTGAACCCACGTTTCTGAGAGCCAGTCGCTGAACTTTTCTTTTGCTTTATAATCCCAACGCTCGTATCGAGGATCGTCATCATTCATGATGCCGTTGCGCTTAATCCAAAAGAATAGGATATCAGCGATTTGATATGCGCCGTACCAGGTCAGATAGGGTCCAATGTTTACTTTCATGTGTCACCAGTTCTCGTAATCTGTGATGTCTTTCCAGAGGCCTTCGCCTTCCGCAGTTTCAATCTCTGCGCGAAGACAGAAACCAATACCTGTGCTTCCGCCGATAAGAGTAATCTTGTGAGGCTGAGGATCCATAGGCTTGATCCACTCAGTCAAAGACTCTAACTCTTTAGGGCTAATCATTAGTTGATACTTACGTTCCACGCGATCCTCATCCATATTATTTAATTCCAAAGTGATCTTTAATTTGTTTAGCAATCCAAGGAGCCTGTGGCGCTGGTTCTAAACCAGTATCATATTCTATCATACAAATTTCAGCACATTCACGCACGATCAACTCAGCAAACTTTACTGATTGTCTAGTCGGCATATCACAACCGCAACTACACATTTCTAATCCAGCCTGTACAGCAAGTTCTTTGATTCGCTCTTCCATAACATGCTCCAAAGTTGGCTCGGGGTGATGGGCTCGAACCACCAACACACAGATTCAAAGTCTGTAGTTCTACCAATTGAACTAACCCCGAATAATCACTTAGTTTCTGTCAAGAGTTCCGCAGAGCCAGGAACTTGAGAAGGACGACGATACTGCTCACTTGGATTATCTGAATCAACGAACTTCATAAGCTCTTGAGCCTTTGAAACGATATCTGTAGTCGTAGGAAACGGAATTTGCGATCCAGTCTTCTCAGCCGAGAAAAGGAATTCCTGATCGCACATTACTTGAGCCATCTGGAGAACCTGAAGTCGGATTTCTTTATCAGTCGTTATCATATAATAAGCTCCGTGCTTGTTATGGATTAGTAGGAGATTTGGGTACATCGAATACGAACGTAATACGTTCAACTTCCGAAATGTTTTTCGCAGAGTGCATCTTTTTGTTATCGAACCAAAAGAACGTTCCTGGACTAATTATATGTTCTTCACCGTCTACTTCATACAGATACTCTCCTTGGAGAGCAAAATGATATCTGTCACGCGAAAGATAATACGTTCCGTCATCAATATGTCGTCCCATACTTCCACCGACCTGAAGTCGAAAGAACGCTGCGCGAGAAGTTTGCTCGATGTTCCAAGATCTCAACCATTCGTGAATCTCGGTATACTTATCAAACAAAGGAGTGTTTTGCTGCTGTTCACAATTCTTGGGATTAATACGCTTCGACGGTACAACAGCCATAACGAGTGGAAGAAATCCATATGGATCCAGATCGCCAGCGATATTATCGTAAGTAGAAACAGCTTTCCAGTCGCCAGGATTATCTAATACCTGTTGAAGCACAGGCTGATATAATTCTTCGTAACTGATAAATCTAAAATTGGTCATAATCAATCCTGTGTGAAACGGGCCCGTTCTGTTCCAAGGTGGAGCCCATACCCGTGAGATTACGCCGCTAGGCGAGTCTCGATGAGTGCATTATCGTTTGCATCTAGAACGTCGCTTTGGTCTACTCGTACCTTTACTACAATCCGTCGAACCTGTTTCGCCCCCATCAAAGATACACAATATCAAGCACCCTCTTGACCGCAGCCACTCACTTCCGTCGAAGCTATTCAAACGTGGTAGGACCCGTCGGCATTGTGTATCTATGGTGGAGGCGTCGGGTACTGCCCCCGAGTCCGAATCGTCTATTCTGAACGCCTCAACAACCTTAGCGTATTATTTATAATACCACTTTACGGGTGGATTGTCAAGAAGGAATTTCCTAGCCTGTGTCTCAGACCAGTTATTGATACAGATATATCGCGGGCAATCCCAGTAGATAAAAGCCCACGAGCTATAGTGCTCGCTCATGCTATCTCCGCCAGGGCTTTACGAACTCGATATTCGTGGTCGTCGCGCACGCGAATGAGATCAGCCACATAGTCGTTACGCTCGCCATGAAAAGCTTGGAACTCTTGGTCTTCGCTGACCATAAGGATAACGATATTAGGCGTCCTGATTCCAGTGTGCTCTTCGAACATGATTGAGTAAGCCGTAGCCTGTAGGAAGTAATCCTTAATCATGTCGCGAGTTTTCATTCGCGTGGCAGTCTTGAAATCGACTACAGTGACTTCACCGTTCCACTCGCAGATTAAGTCTGCTGTCCCTGCGACCCTGAGAATATCTGAGAACATAGGCGTTTCAGACGCATAGACAAGTTGCAAATTTTCATCCAGACATTTCTGAACAGGACGAAAGTATGAGAGTGTCGTAGGTAGTATTTTTCTTGCATCTATTTCATCTCCGAGAATATATTTTTCCATGAGATTATGAAGAGCAGTCCCTCGGCTAGCTGCTTGTCTACTTATCTTGTTAGCTTGTTCTTCGCCGACACGACGTCGCCACTCAGCAAGAGACTTCTTCTTCTCAGGTTGAGAACCAAGAACGGTTGTTATTGATGGATATATGTTACCATCGGGGGTCGAATATCGACGCCCCAATGATGTGTTGATTTGAAATGCTTTGGGTAAATCTATATGCGGACTATGGTCAAATTTCACACTATCATTCCTCGTTCTTCAAGATCTGTTCGCGTAATTATATAGTCGCGAACGAAGCCTGAACGAACGATATCATTCTTATCAAATTTGACAATATCAAAAGATTTCATTTCAGCTGCTACCTTGAGCAGATTAGGCATTCCGCTGCCTTCACGAGTATAGTCCTTTTGCGTAAAGTCACCACAGAAGATAACACGACATCCTTCACCTACGCGAGTCATTACCGTATGGATTTCATGGTCACTCATATTTTGACACTCATCAATTATAATAATGTTATCGCGAAATGTCAAGCCGCGAAGGAACGATGTTGTGTCAAATTGAATGTAGCCATTCTGTTTCAGCCAGTCGTAAGGCTTATCACAGACTTCCGAAATGATTCCTTGATAAGGGCTTTCGTACACAGCAGCTTTATCCTTAGCATTGCCAGGAAGGAAACCGATGTCACGAGTTGGCACTACGCTTCGAAGGATGACGATTGGCTTAGGAGCGTCTCCACTAATCATAGCATTCATAGAAAGCCATAACGCAATAAACGTCTTGCCTGTACCCGCGCAGCCATGAAGAATAAGATTTCTGTCGGAATGAAATGCTTCAAACGCGATACGCTGAGCAGCAGTCTTTGGGGAGATTTTACACAGACTAGGAATAACAGGTTGTCGATATCCTCCTGTTGTTCTAGTTCTCTTTTTTTGCTTTCGTTCTTTTCTCGTCAAATACTTACTGGCTTCGGCTTCAAGAAATGCTTCGTCTATGACTGGAGGCTTCATTGTGGCTCCGATTGTTATGGTTATAGGGAATCATAACGAAATACGAGAACGAGTCTGTGTCGTGAAATCTCCTTAGAATGTGTTGACGTTTGAGCGTGGATGTCGCTTCTTGATAGTCTTCAGAATATCTCTGAAGCCTGAGTCTGGTTTATTTTTGCTGGAAACGACGCCCGCTACGATAGGAGGAGCGCTGAGGCACTGACGCATGTGTGGATTCTCCGCGAGATAAGTCTCTAGCGCAGACCAAGACATGAATTCGGTGGAAGTTTCACCGGTTTCAGTATTTTCAATTGTGTATGTTGGCATCTTATCCTTTATTTAGTATCTGAGAGCACTTCCGAGAGTGACGGAAAAATCTTGATGATTTCATCCCAAGCCATAAGAGCAATTTCGCGATGCTCTTTCTGAGTTGCTACATCAGTCCTAACTTCCGCATAATGAATCCAAGAGCGTAGAGACCCAGCCATATACAAACGACTAATGATAAGTCCCTCAGGCAGTACAGCACGAGCCTGCTCCTTGGCAATTCCGTTTTCGATGGCCCACTGATAGGTTTCTTTTGATTTTGTTGTGAGATGTCTTTGCATTTCCTCCCACATTTCACTGAGTGATTCGTCGTCCGTCTCAATCGAGTTCTGTCGATTTTTTGTGTCTTGTAGACGGGCTTCACGGGTAACGAACCCCATGTCTTGTGTCGGATCTGCATAGCGTTGACTGAACTCCTGAAAGCTGAATGAACGATGGCGCAGAATCTGACGAGCAATATCACGGGTCGTCGTGATTTCCATACAGATAGAAATCATTTCAAATGGAGACCAATGCTTATGTTTGGCTAGATACTTAAGAAGTTTAGGAGCAGTTACAATATTCATCTGATTAGATGGATTACTCACGCGAGCGACGTATGCGATAAACTCATCTACTGTTAGCTTCTGTGGTTCTCCTGGAGCATCCGTCCAGATCCGCGGTTCACTTACAGCTACAACCTGTACTTTTTGCATTACGAGCATCCTCAATGAGTTTCAAAATTTGTGCAGTGCTTTCTTCGACTTCCCAAGTGATAACTCCACCTAGTCCACCGTAGACGAAAGACGAAAGGCTTCCGTCTGGAACTTTAGAATGTTCGTAGACGCAAGTTATATGATCTGCATTAACGTAGAGAGGTTCTCCACGATAATCTCCGCTTACGTTTGTGAGTTTGATGAACATGTGAACCACTCCGGAATTTCACGATTCGTCCATTTTGCGAATCGTGCTTTATCTTTTATATAGTATGCGCGATAGCCGTCCACAGGATCGAGACGCTTGCAGTCGTCTGGCATAGCTTGAGGAAACTCGTAGACAGGACCATTCTTGAGACTGTTAGGCTTATGCGACAAGATTTTCCATAACAGTTCGCTCTTATGAACTCTGTTGTAGCGATAACGATACTCGTTCAGCAGCGCACGGAATAACATAAGAGCCCACACATAGTTATCTGACGACTGCATCACCCACTGAGTACACGGATGACCTACATGCGTGGCTTTGTATAGAGTAAGCTCGCGATCATCGTGTAGTTTCCAACGCTTGATCTTACGACCAGACGATGCGTCGGTATACTCTTCGCCGTCAAGAATACGATGCGCCGTAGAAAGCATCTGCGCTTCCTCAAGGATCATCTTGACCACATGCTTGTCACAGTGATACTCTGCGGCCTTGACTGGATTCTGGTCTAGAATAAACCGATTCATTCACTTCTCCCGTCATATAAGTTTCCTACTGGGTATAATTAACAACCAAGGTCTTGGCTTTTTCATAATATCTTCTACTGTAACTTTCAAGCAGCCTCTACGATAATAGTTACGATACCTATTCGTAATTGATATTACTGGTTGAAATGTATCTTGATTGATTCCAGCTTGCTGTTTCATCATTTTCTATCTCCTAGCAACTGGAGCAGGTTCACAAAGATATTGATGAAGTCTAGGTAAAGATTGAGAGCGCCAAAAATACCAGCCTTGCGGATTTCTTCGTCATCATTTAGTTCATAATACTTCTCTTTGAGATCCTGCATGTCATATGCAGTGAAGCCAACAAAGATAAGGACACCGATAACACTGATGGCAAAGGCCATAACGCTACTCTGTAGAAACAGATTGACGACACCAGCAATCATCAAACCAATAGCACCCATCATGAGAAACGATCCCATGCTACTCAGGTCACGCTTAGTTGTATATCCATACAATGCAGTAGCACCAAATGTTGCAGCACTAATGAAGAACACATTAGCAATGCTGCCCAGCTTGAATATCATAAAGATGCTACTAAGGCTCAGGCCCATCAAAGCAGAGAAACAATAAAGCATAGTCCTTGCTGTGCTTGATGACATACTATCTGCCATGTACGAGAACAAAAACACGAATGCAAGAGGCGCAAAGATAGCAACCCACTTGAATGGTGTTCCCCAAATGGCTGCACCAATCTCAGGTGTGAGACCAATGTATGCGCTGACAACCGCACTGATTAGTAGTGCGATTCCCATGTGATTGAACACACCAACAAGATATGTTCTGAGACCCCAATCAACGACTGGTGCTGGATATGCTTGTGATTCGTTTTGATAAGACATGCCTTACTCCTTGTTTAGCCAGGGTTCAGAACCTTGCCCATAGTTTTCGGTCCAATCGAGAGGTTCTTTCCCCTCCAATGCTTTGCGGCAAGCCCACAATTGACAAACTTGTCCGCTTTTCTCGTCGCAATTCGACTCGCAAACGCAATTTGCATATTTCCGCAGCACCGCCTCCAGCTTCTCGATGCGGGCGGCGGCTTTATTGAAAGCATGGAAATACAACTTAAATTGGCTTTCCAGCTTTTCGATGCGCTGTTCTTTATCAGCAATGGTCTGCTTCATTTCCATGATGCCGCCAGGGCCAGATTCAAGTTCTTTAATTCTCTGCTCCAGCCAGATTATTTGGCTTGATGCTGGGGTTCCCTTGTAGCTCATTTTCGTCATCTCCAGGATGAATGGTAAGTGTTGCTTCTCTTAGTCTGTATCCACGATCATGCCATGCTTGAATTATACGGGGGCGTTCGATATCATGTACCTCGTGCCCAAGCTTTCTATACCATGCTTCACCAGCAGTAGGAGCAAATGTCCAGTATCCGAGTTTCCAATCTGGATCACCAGGCGGAACAATTACGAAACCTTTGATTTCCTTCATATCAAATCTCCACAATCTTCGGAGCATATCTCCAATAGTCGTCACGCTCATTCTTGTAGCCACGCGGGTGACATACGACGCGAGTATCACCAATCATATAGTCAAAATCATCGTGCGTGTGCCCGTGAATCCAAAGCTTAGGTGGCTTTTTCATATTGAGAATCTGTTTCTCAAGATTATTGGCAAAGCACACATTATGCGGATCGTTCATATAGCGTTCATGCACCGAACGCATCGTAGGCGCATGATGCGACACGATGATATCAGCATCCATACCGAATAGGAAATGCTTGTGCATCTCGTGGGCCTCAATCATAGCCTCGTGATTGAGGTCATCGATATAGACACAATCAATCAGGCCTTTCTTGTATGTATACCAAGCAAGATTGTCGCGAACATCAGTCCACAGAGTAGCACCAGCGATACGCACACCATTGACCTCACGCAGGATCGTGTGATACTTGGCGTCCGAGAACGTGTTGCCGTAGTAATCATGGTTGCCATTGATAGACAACATGTGGTCGTAATGCTTCTGGGTAAATCGTGCGCGATGGTCATTGTCCTCGCAGATATCGCCAGCGCAGATATAAAACACGTCTGCCTCAGGATCAAAGTCCCAAGGCGTTTCCTCCGTCTTCACAGTCTTGTACATGTGAAGGTCTGACATAATGCCAATCTTCATAGCCATCTCCTTAATTCATATGACTATTATAGTCCGTTTCATGTCGTTCGTCAAGACTTACCAGTGACGTATCACGCCAGCAATGATAAAGCAATTCGTCACTATGTAGGACACAACGATAAGAGTTCGAACCAGTGCTACCCGGTCCGACTCCCTATCATTAATACCTTCTTTTCTGCCGAGGGCTTTGGCCCAGATGCGCCAGAACTTAGCCAAGACGCTCGTTCCAGTATTCTACGATATCAGCCCAAAGATCTGGGAAATAGCCATTAGCGAGCATGTCGTTATATACCATCTGTTCGAACTCAGTCATTGTTAAAGAACTCCTTCTGCTCATCGGGGGTCATATGATACTCAAGCACACGCTTCATTGCTTTGCGTGTGCGACGGAAATCCTGAAGATCTTGTTTCTGCCACAACTCGAGCTTTCCTGTCGACTTAATCTTATGCTTCAGATCGCGAATCTGATCAGTGAGATCGTTGAAGGTAATCTTAAGGCTTTCTAGAACAATCTTGTCTGCTAGCTCATAGTTGATATCAATATGCATCTTGATCCCAGTCATTCACTTATCCTCCATATGCTCATAACAGGTATGACGGTATCCGCCGTCTTCGGTAGGCCAGCCGCAGCTGGTAACTTCATAGCATCCTGGCTCGTCACAACAATTCAGGACTTCTTTTAGTTCCTTGAAATGATATTCGCGCATGTCTTCGCGACCTTGCTCGAATGCTCCCTTGAGCATACGCCTGGCATCGGGCAATGCCTCAGCGTTAAACTCATTGCTGATGAATAGCCCATCACTACACAATGGCGCATAAGCATCAGGGCCAAAACCAAGGCGTTCATAAATCAGATAACGGTATGATCCGCTTTCTGCGCCATGAGCAGCAATGTGTTTGAACACCCAACGAGTAACTGCAAGCTTCATATCATAATCGCAGGTTTCTGCGAGATTGTCAAGTTCTTTTTCACGCTCAGCCATTGCTTCACCTATCTTTGCGAAATCTTCCCACATATCATCTTTGTCGGTCATGGGATCATATCCACAATTCGACCAGTCTGCTCACTCACAGCACGCACGCGAATAGTATATGGTGTTGCGTTTTGAGCCCGCTTTACTTGCATCATGCGCTGAGTAATTTCCTGAGAGTTGTTGATGATAGAACCCTGACAAACAGTCCAATCCATAACGACTTGTCCAGAAAGACCCAGCATCATCATTTCTATGCGTACAAACATATCAAAACTCCTTCCATATGTAGCTTGAGTTTTTGGTCTTGAACTTTACGGTCCAGAAACCTTCATCATTGACTGACTCCTCAGTGATCTCGGTAATCGGTGTGGTCTGCCAGTAATCTGACGCGGAGTATGTACGACCATACGGCGAGCCGACGCGAACACCATAACCAACCATAGGATAGTCGGCATTCTTTACAGCCGTGCCGCTTTCAGCGTCAAGGATTTCACACATAGGCCCGGAGTCACCAGCACCATCTTTGTCACGCACCAACGAATATCTAGGCATCAGTCTAATCCAAAATGATCTTTGATTGATGTGGATACAGGAAATGTCCTGCATTTATATTGCGAATCATCAGCAAGTGTGATGCACTCCTCAGCGACTAACTTGATAAGCTTCATAACATCATCGGAAATATCCACACCTTCGCGCCAGCGAGAAAGTATCTCATCTCCATCAACGCGAAAGCCAGCTTGAGTAATGATCTCGTGTAAACGCTCTTCGGTAATCAACGGTTCTCTCCTTGGACCCCACGGTGAAAAATCTTCATACTCACCATCATCTAGTGGATTATATCCTCCGAATGGCATCACTTCACCACACAACGAGTCTGGATGTTGGTATCGTTCATCCAACGTCCATTGACATCCTTAGCAGCCTTTTGGACGACGATAGCAGCGACCTCACAAGCCTGCTGCCCTTTGTATTCCTGTTGGGAGACTGAAACACCATTATAGGCATTGGTCACTACGATCAGGACATATAGCATCACTTGCACTCCCTTACATGCTTGCAGTCTTTACGAAAGCCGAAGCCAACACAAGTGCAGCTCCAGTGCGAACCATCACAAGTTACAGTGTACGACGAGCCAGGCTTTGAACCCTTGACAGAGAAAAGCTTCTTGCTACTAGCAGCAGGCGCTGGCAAATAGCTCTGAAGGAAAGCTTTACACCAAGCCTTCTCTATCACGCGGACGGGAAACTTGGCATCACCCGTAGACAGGCAGAAAACATCATTGCCAAAGCCTTTGAGATTAGGCACGATGGTGCCGGTGTACTGATTCCACTCACGGATTACACCAGCAGCATACACAGCTGGATTACGAGCGTCGCGGACTTGGACAGTTACAACATCGCCAACTTTCATGCCTGATCTCCTATCTATGAAGTATTATATCATCGATTTCGATAGCTGTCAAGTATCACGTCTATCGTACCAAACATCTGCTCTATCGTGCCATTGTTATAGACAATAGCATCTACAGGCTCTCTGTTCCAAGCAGTTTCGCTCGTGTGAATATGCTCAGGATTTTTGCCAAACCAATCGGGAAGAGGACCACGCTGAACGTGCCAAATCTTGCCACCAAGACGACGAATCATTTCTATTTCATTGGGAAAGCGCACGTCACTGATAACGAAGTCGCTTATGCCAAGTGAAAGATGATCCAATATACGCTTTTCTGTGGCTAACGCCCAGATTTCATTATGGAGATGATTTCTCATGACTTCAGTTCCCATGAACTGAAGCATATATCGCGGAGACACATCAAAGCCAAGACGCTTGCTCCACCATTCGTCTTTGATTTCACGCTCATCGCGAGACTGTTTGGTATCACCTTCGAGCATATCACGATCCCAGCCAAAGATACACGCAGCTGCATCCTTCAGTGTTTCTGCGAAGGACACGCCGACATAATCGTGCTGTTTCATGAGATGCTCAGCCGCAGTACCTTTGCCTGAGCCAATGAGTCCACACAATCCAATGATCACTTATCATTCTCCATAGAACGAGCCACAAGTCCATCAGCGACTTGATAGAACTCTTCAGCCATTCGTCTTATGCCATATGCTTCTACCCACGTTTCATGGATCGTATGGAAAGCAGTATCGAGAGCGAGTTCTGCTGCTTCGCGCTCATCCATTCCTTGTGCGACTAGTTTATCCGTATTAGCGTGCACAAAACCCAAGAATGAGTTCTTTATCATACGAATTCTATGGGCTTTGAGCTTGTCGGTAGTCATAGAGGCATATCCATGTCTAGGAATTTGAGTTCCAAGAACTTGCGAAAGTTCTCAGGTGTATCTGTTATATATGACTGTCGGATGAGCCAGAGAATGCGATCGCTATTCGTCTCGCGAGCTTTCATATCATGCTCGTCAAACACAACGAAACCACGATCTTCGAGTATTTCGATGAGATCGTCAGTATCGAAGTCGTTGATATCTACGTCTACATCTACGTCTACTGTAACAGTTTTACGACTCATTGGATTCTTCCTCATCAACCATGAAGTCGCTGATGGCGAAACACTCGTCAATATCAGCGGGAACGTTTTCCTTCACCCAACGCCAGTCGTGCTCGGAGATATCATAATAGTCTTCCTCATCACTTTCGCTGCAATACTTACCACAAAAGCCTACTCCAGACTCATAGTAGAAAGCTTCAACATCAAAGCCAAGCTCAGCAATATGCTTATAGAATCCGATAGGCGGAGCCCACGCAGAATCGAACCATATATCTAGCGATCCCTCGCTAAGATTATCAACTGCGTCGCTGCATTCCACGTCCCATTTCGTGCCCCAATTTTCAGCGCACCAACCATACTCCCACTCTCCTTCGGGAGCAGGCATGAAAGTCATCATAGGATTACCTTGGACAAAGGCTTCAGCTAGACGCTTCAGCTCGCTCTGATCCTTGTGTCCAAATGTAGCAACGTTCTGGCACCAATTAGGCATTAGACTACTCCACAGGCTTTATAGAAACGGTCGAAGTCGAACTTCGCATTGATGCGCTTACACGCAGTCGCAGCAGCGATCGCGGCGTTCAGTCGTGCGTGAGGATCCATGATATTACGAATCTCTTCAGCGAAGATTTCAAAATGCTTGCGTGTCATGTTCAGCTCCGTTCAATAATGTCAAGAAGATCGTTCAGCCACATTTCCTCATTGGCTAGACGGCAGTTGATACCCAGATCAAACTCGTCGTCAGCCGAAACTCTAACGGCTAACGCACGCCTCACGTCGTCCAGACGATCGTAAAGCTGTTCGACAATCTCTTCTTTCGCTGTTTCTGGATTAGCGGCAAGGAACGTCACACTCATGCTGCTTGCTCCGCCTGTTCAGAATAAAGTTCGTCCAGCCAAGCCTTGGCATAAGCTTTCGACTCGTGTAGAAGCTTGCGCTCTTCTGAGGTACGAGTAGCGACGAGGCACCAGACTCCAGGCTCGCGCTCGGAAAAGAGTTCAAAAGTCCTAGAGCCGTTATAGCGGACCATGCCCCACCAAGGGTCGAACGCAACAATCCAACCGTCGCAGATAGCCATTTCGAAAGTCATGCTAAATTCTCCCTCAGAGTTCGCTATAGATTTCGCCGTCGGCGTGACGATACACGGTTTCGTTAACGAACTCGTCATCCATATCGAAGAACGAAACGGTAAACTCGCCGAGGATACAGACGCCAAAGTCACCAAACTCGCCGATGAGGTCGCCAGCTTCGGCACCAGCAAAGCCCATGAAATCCGTTTCATCCATAGGGCGGAACTGAATGGTCTCGAGCAAAATCTGGGCGTCGGCTACGGTACGGGGGGCGGAGATAGAGATTTGCATTGGATTTCCTTTCATCATATTTTAATTGTAGCTGGTTGGCATGAAATTGTCAAGGGCGCTGGTCGAGCGTAACCTGACGAATTTCGAACCAAAACTCGTCGGCCTCAAGGTCTTCGGCCTCGGTCATTTCTTGGACATAAGCCTCGCCCACTTCGGCGGCAAGGGCGTGGGTCGAATAGGCCCCAATGACCTCGACAATAAAATCGTCGCCACCTTCAGAATTCCAGTCGGCACGACCCCCGATTACAACGTAAATGTTAGCCATATTGTCAAGCTCCAGTTTCTAACGAATCACCCTACATTATTCATTGTAGGGGGCTTAGCCTTGATTGTCAAGGGCCCCTTTGCGGCTTTTTCCGCGAGCGATATAGCGGGTCTTGCGGAGTCCAGCGGCTACGGCCACGGGAGCTACAGTCACGCTCCTGTTGGCGAGAAAAGTGGCGATAGCGGCGGTATTAGCGGTGTTGGTGGGCTTTACGGTAACGGCCATCGGTAAACTCCATTGCATCATCATATTATCATTGTAGGGGGTATATTCGTGGTTGTCAAGGCCCCTAAACGAAAATACCGCCCTTTCGAGCGGTATTTTTTGTAGCTTTTTTTGTTACAGACGTAACAGCTTTTTTGCCATTTGTAACTCGTTAATGGCGGTTCGTAAGTCGAATTTTTCGTGATTTTCGTGGAACTTTACTTTACTTTCGATTTGGTTTATTACCTTTAGGACCTCGAATTTACTAGTAAAATCAGCGACTTGAAGTAAACGCTTGGCCTCGATTAAATCTATACTATATTCTACCCACTTATCGGTGGGGTTAAACTTAGGAACCCCACGGCTATACTTACGACCCGCGATTTGTACATTTTTATACTTGAGAATTACATTTGACATTTTTCGTTCTCCAGCGTCCAATTATCATTGTAGGGGGTACTGAAGCGATTGTCAAGGCCTAATTTAATGGAGCGCCGCGCCCCCCGAAAGGTCGAAGCAAGAGCCGGTAACATGAGCCGACTCATCGGACAACAGAAAGAAAATCATGTTGGCTACATCAACTGGTGTGGTGTTGCGCCCCATAGCTGAATGGGCATTGATTTTCGTTCTGTTGGCGTTCCAACGATTTTCGGTGAATCCAGGCAGAATCGTGTTAGCACGAATTCCTTTCATGCCATACTCTTGGGCGATGCTCTGTGTAAATGTGTTCACCGCTGCCTTCGAAGCGGAGTAGGCGCTCATTCTAGGGAATCCTTTGAACGCCGAACCTGAGATGATGGATACGATATTCCCCTTCTTCTGTTCTAGGAAATGAGGAATGATGGCGCGAGTGGTGTTGACTACTCCATTAAAGTTGAGCATCATCGTTGCGTCGAAATCTTCCTTGCTAGTTTCATGGAACAGTTGTTTGGCAGATTCCATAGAAGGGAGACCGCCAGCGATATTGACGACAGCATCAATCTGTCCGCGAGCACTAATAGCAGAAGCGAAGAAGTTGTTCACCGCCTCTGCGTCTGTGACGTCAACAACGTTGTCACTCTTGCGGCTACACATAATGATATCCCAATCATTATCCAAAAGCTTTTTGGCTGTTTCCTGAGCCATCCAGCTAGTGCCTCCTGTGATGATGGCGACTGGCATTATTCAGTCTCTTCTTTGAATTCCAAACGCAATCCAAGCTGCTTGAAAATATGATCACGAGTTATGTGTTGAATCTCGGAAACTGTTTCCGCTTGTCCGATGAACTTATGATTAAGGAACCAACCGTAGTAAAGACCGTCTATACGCACAATCTTGACCGGAATATAAGCGCGATCATCCTTATCATAATCTACGATGTCGTCTGTTGAGATTTGTCCAGAGATTTCTCCATCGTCTTCGACATGCTTCTTAATGAATTTCTTATATACAAGATCTCCCAAGAATGCGCCAATGATCCAGGTGACTCCATAGAAGAGTACGTTGTAAAAGAACGGTTCCATTTATTTTCCTTATGCTAAGAACGATTCGAGTGTGTTGGTGAACTGAGAACTTTGATACGCTTTCTGCCACTGGATACGGACTTCCTTTCTATTCTCCATACCCATCTTTCCCCATGCGCCTTCTTTTTCTACGATGTCAACGAACTGGGGAAAATACTTCCTAAGCTCGTACGCAGCTTGCTCCTGCAATTCATGATTGCGAAACGTAGAGTTGCCTCCTGCGCTGTTGTGATTATAATTGAAGAAATACTTATAGATCACTGCATTCTTGAATCCCTTCGTGAGCATCGAAAGAGTGATCCAGTAATCCTCATAGAGTTTAATATTCTTATTCTGCTGATACATCCCGTCGAAACGAATTCCTTCACGCTCCATCCAGTCTGTGCGAAGTCCGTATGTCGCATACGAGCGACCCACTTCTTTGACATTATCTTCGACGTGATTGTTTCCACCACGTGCAGAAAAGCCCACTTGCATATACTCGTCGAGCATCTCGCTGACCATATCGTACATTTTCAACCATTCAGCTTCCTCCATACCATTGAACTGTTTCAGTTCTTCATTACGCCAACCAAACGTAGCAAGATCATCGATGAACCAAACTTTCCCCTTACCTACTTCAGGATGATCAATACACCGCTGCCTAATATCAGCAATCCCATCAATATCAAGGGGATTAGCGATAATGCGCACAGTATCAGGAACATGAGGTCGAAGGTGAGAAACCCTATCCTCTCTCGTGAAAACATAGACGTTCTCGTGGAGCGCCTTCGGAATCTGAAAAATTGCACGCTGATTGTCCTCGCGCATGAACGTTGTAATGATAATTTTAAGTGGAGAAAGTGATGAACTCATGGAGACTCATAGCCTTATCATCTATGTAAGCCATACCATACGGCTTACCGAATATCAGTTGATCGAAGGGAACTTTATACGCATCAAGCCAATCAGCTGTAATCTTACCCAGACGAGCAAAAGCTTCATCTGGATCATTGTAGCAAGATAGCATATGTCTGGCTGTGTGGATAGTGATGTACCATCCTTCGCTATGAATTCTTCTCATACCCTCAATGATATCAAGCTTTGGTTCGGCTGAGATATATTTTTCATAGATGTCTTGGATGGATTTATCTGAGACGCAGATAGTGTCGTCCAGATCAATAACAATCGACTTACTGAACAAATCCAGAGTCTGTGGCCGCCTTACGATAGAGTGCATAGAACACTTCCTGGTTAGTTCTGTTATGTGAATGAAGTGGTATCATACTCAAAAACAGAGACGCTGTCAAGAACAAAGTTAAGCACCACACATGCTCACCATATTTGGCTATGAACGCAGTCTTGTAGGCTTCGCGAGCAGCTTCTTTGCCAGCATCGAAGATGATGATCTCCTCGTCTTTCTTGACATACAGTTCCGCGTCGATATAGTCGTAAGGATAGTAGGCGGAATGAGTAAGCTTGGCTAAATCATACAGAATGTTGCCATATGCGTCGCCACGAGGATCGATGAGCTTTATCTGCTTGCTGCCAGGATGATAGAAAATATTCGAGAAGCAGAAATCACCATGTGACAACGAGTCTGTCCAATGAACAAAACCATCTTCGCTTTCTTTCAGCTCATCGAACTTACGCAGGAACTCACGCGAGAGATCAAAGTCGATATCAGGTTTTTCTTCAACCATCTCTAAGAAACGTTCCCAGTTCTTTTCAGACATCTTATCGAAGAACTCGGAATAGACACCTGGCTTATAGTAGAACTTGAACGTATCGAGGATACCAAACAGTTTGTTATAGATTTCCGTCCAGAATGCGGGGTCTGACTCGAGATACAGATAAAGCTCGCGCAGCGTAGGACTATCAATGCGCTCCATCGTGTATGTGGGGCGTCCGCTTTCTATAGTACCATATGGTTTCTTATCAAGGATACGCGGCGTCAACAACTTTACGGGAAGCGGAAGGTTTTCATACCAATTCATCTCAGCCTGAATCTTAGCTGGTTGCGTCTGAGAAGACTTGGTGATAGTCATTCCCTTATCGGTAGCATGAACCTGATTGAATTCACGCGAGTTCTTGATGCCTCGATTTTCAAGATACTCTTGCAACGTACCGAAGTCTTTGATACTGATTTCTTTGACCTGAATCTCTTCTGCCGAATTATAAAGACTCATAGCTTGAGAAATTTGAATTTCACCATCTCGCACGCGAGCGCGAGCATTGTAAATTGCTACATGCAACGACTGACGAAAACGAGCACCGTTAGCGAAATAATACACACCACTGACAGCAAGATTCGTCGGAGGCTTATCAGCAGGCTTATCATGGAACGCTTTGATGCGGCTATCTTCTACTTCAGCCATGCACCAGCGATTCCAGTCAGAAACTTTCTGTACGCTCACCCAAGAAACAGAACCATTCGCGAACCACATATCAGGAATAGTCTTGACGATGATATCACTCAACAGAACAAGAACTGGTTCGTTCTGTGCGATAAGGTCTGTAGAAAGGCCGCAGTAGATAGAAACAGCTGGACCACCATTTCCGATATGAACGTAGTCCTCGAAACGGATTCGTTGGTCATCAGGAAAGTACATCTTCACGATTTCGATAATACGATGACCCTGATGCCCAGTCACGATTGTTACGAGACGAGCACCAGCTTCAAAAGCAAATCGAATGTTATGAACGATGATAGGGATTTCCTGAAACGGCAGGACGCACTTTGGATAGTTCTTACCCAACTCATTAAAACGAACGCCACGTCCTGCCGCCGGAATCACACACTGCATAATATAAAGCTCCTGTTAAACGAAATCGAAGATGCTGGTCTTTTGACCTTTTCCAAGCTTATTTAGAATCTCTTCTGCTTCGTCATGGAATCCATTATTTCCTAAGAAATTCGCCCACTCTTCCGTATCCCACATTGATGGAGATACACCAATCCATCCTTCATGCCACAACGGATGTTCCTTGTTATCACGACGCTGATAAACGAAACGACGACGAGTCTCTTCATACTTACGAGAGCCACACGTCAACATAGACTCGCGGAAGTACATCACAACGCTCATGCGCTCGAAACCTTCTTCGTAATCGAACGCAGGTGAGTTGCTATGAACACGATGTGCGTTCATCATAATCAAATCACCAGCACGAATATCAGCAGCCACACGAAACTCTGGGAAGCAAAGGAAGAATCCGTTATAGTTCTTACCATTATCTAGAACAAGGAGATTACTAAATCCTTTTGGATTGTCAGCATTTTCCCAACTCTCACACAAGTCACCTACGTCACGATGAGCAGCTGTGCGGAAATCGCGATTGATAGTTAGAGTCGTGTAGACTGTTTCACCAATACGCCAGTCTTCTCCGAGCTGTTTCATTGCTTCCGCTTGTCCTTCCCAACGAATAGGAAGCTCGCGCTTGAACACTTGATTAGCAGCTTCGAACAGAGGAACGGCAGCTTCATACTTATCTTTATGATTAGCTTGCCATCCAGTCTCACGGCAGAAAGGAATGCGTGGATATCTATCCATGAATCCACCGACACCAGAGCGCACACCATTAGCATACGTTGTATCGGAAATCAAATCATGAAGGATATGATCTGCTGCCATACGACGTCCTTCTGGACTCTTATCCTTATTCTCTTCATACCAAGTAGTGAAGTCAAATCCCTGAGTCTTCTTCACAATCCAGATAGCGCCAGCACCGATTTCTGCGAGATCCTTATTAGCACCAGAGCCACGGCCTTGTAGAGGCTTATCTGGTGTCCTATCATAAAGATCTTGCAGCATATCTCTGCCAGTGATATCTAACGGAGAACCCTTCATCATATATTGAAGAACAGCTTTCTCACGCTGTGTCACCCAACGGCGAGAACCTTCGCCGTCAGGAAGCTTCTGGAACGCAGTATCACGCTCGATACCAGCAGCCAGTCCACGATTGTCTGACATCATCGCGCCACTACGCAGATGCTTGTATGCAGCATCTGTCAGTTCTTTCGGGAATACGTTCTTACGAAACTTGCATAGCAAATTCTTTTCGCTATGCGTTTCGCCATTAGCAATCTGAAGAGGAGTCAGAGGTTCGTAAACGTCTGTGTCTTCAGTAAGAACAAGATCGTAACAATCATGGTCTAAGAACTTTCCCAGAAGATGATCCTTCTGGTCGCGTTCGGAATGCTCTAGATAAATTACTTTTACCATTGTTCTCTCTCCTTCTGAAAATCTATATCTCTATGTATGCTTCAGAAGATTTTCATATGTGTTGAAATACACATTTTTACCAAATAAAGGATTCACTTTAAAGTCATTCGGGAAAATGAAAATGAAGTCAATGTCAGGATTGCTATTAGTCAGCCACTGAACATAGCGGATTCGTCCAGGATTATCAGCTGCGTTGGCACGAACTTCCATACCATAGTTGTTCGTGCCATCATAGACGTTGGAAACAGACTGCTTGTTATCAGTAGCCAAGAAATCGAATCCAACGCAAATCAGCTGATTGAATTCCATCTTAATAGCTTCACGCATAGCATTGACGCCAGCATTACTGCGTGGACGTCCAATGTTACACTCTGCTGGTTCCCAGCGTTCATCAACCGGAGGCACAAGAAAACGCATGGACGGAAAATCCGAGCATTCTATTTCGGAAATGATACCATCATCAATGCTAACGATGAAATCAGGAAAAGAGTAGTCAGGATAATCACGATATAGCGCATTACAACCAAACACCGTTCCATAAGGTTTAAATCTGGTAAGGTCTATCCCCTTCCGAGAAGTGCCATTACCGATGATAAAAGCTGTGTTCATACTTTAGCCTTCTTTGATTTAGCGGGCTTTGATTCCTCCACATCTGGAGCTTGCTCAACCCAGTGACCAGCAAGATTCGGAAACGCTTCCTTCACAGCTGAAATTCGAATGTTCAGCTTCTTGTTCTTCATTCGCAAAAGCAGTTCAGCATCGCGACGATCAATAGATTCCAAGACCTGAATGAAAAGAACTTCACGACGGAGTTGTGCTACCTCACGGCCTTCATTACTATCAACGAAGTAGATAAGTTTGCGACACTCCGTATAGAAACGACCTTCCTGATCAGCAGAATCGGGAAGAGGAGTATAGGGCGGATCACCAGCAGGGAGTAACCAAGTGCAACCTGGATCCAAACCATATCCAAGAACAGTCTTCAAAGCAGACGAGCTATGAAGCTTAAGAAAGTCAACTTGTCTTGCGTGCGTCGTTTGTGCTTCAATCTTAGCAATAATCTGAGCCAAACATTTACTTGTATCAATCGCCATCGTTATTCTCCGTAAGGGGTGATTCGTAGTCTATACTGTTTATGTAGGAAAATTTCTTGTCGTCATCCCACAACTTGAGATAATCATTATCTTCATTGAAAATCTTAAGATACTCATCACGACTGATTTCGTAGTGAGTAATGATAGGTGATGGTTCCAAGTGTTTCTGACTGAACTCATGGAACTCGAAATTTTGTTCTTGCATAATAACTTCGTCGAGCGCATGGTCAATGTCGTCTTCTACTTCCACGACATAGCGCATACGATACTGAGAAAGCACTTCAACCATAACAAGCTTCTTAGTCATTAGATATCACCTTCCTTACGATTTTCGGAATAGAATGCATCGAACGTGCCGCCAGGATATCTAGCCTGAAGCTTATCCACGTTTCCTGCGATTACTTCATTCGGGTCAATCTGCAACGCATTACACGCATTAGTCCAGTACCAAATCACATCACCGAGTTCCTTGATAAGATGCTGGCGAGTTTCCTCGGTGTATGGCTTGCCCTGAAACAAAACCTTCTTGAGGATTTCTTGGGCCTCGCCAGCTTCACTAGTCAAGCCAATCATTGCAGTCAGAAGCAATGGCACATTGATGACTGTATCCTTATCATAATGTATTTGCTTCACTCTGTCAAGAAATTCCGCACATACGCGACTCTCTTTGCTCGTTACAGCCATAACGAACTCAGCATACTTAGCCATATCAATCATTCTTCTAGTTCTCCTGTAGGGATAAGTATTTTTGTTACGTTCAACTCATCTAGATCGCGATGGACTATTGGAAGCGGAATCCACTCTGGCGAACCCTGACGCTTATATTGAATCTCATGGCGAACCACATCCCATATCTGCTTTTCTGCCGTAGTCCAATCCCAATAGTTTACTGCACGAATGTCGATGATAGCGTTATCAAGTTTGGTCTTGAGAGTGCGAATCTCCTTTTCCATCGTAGCGAGTTCGCGCTCAATGCGACTTCTATCCCATGACCAACTATCATTCATCACTTCACCACATATCGCTTATTGATTACACTTACATTTAGTTCTTTATGCGCAACTTCAAATTTATCATATCCAACCTTGAGCTGTTTCCAGAAATCCATATTAGGATTCTTTGAATGAGTGAACATATTGAATTCGTTCATACGGAATGGATACATATGAATCTGAATCATCTTTTGTCCTGCCTTCAAAGAATCACGAATCGCTGCAAAGAGATCTTGCATAGGAACGTCTTTAATCGCAAAGCAACCAGAGCTGTCGCATCCGCCGTGAATCATAATGCTTCCACCTGTACGACCATGAGCGCGATCGTACTCATTAGGATATCCTGTGTTGAATGAGAGATATCTAATGCTATTGAAATTGAGATTATCAAAAGCAGTGCTATAGAAACCCTCAGGTGACTGACGATCACCTAACTTCTTCTTAGGACCAAGCTCTCCGCTGTATGCACACACGCTAAACGTATGCACGAGCGCATACTCGCCAGACGCAGTCTTACGCCAGAATTCCAGTTCATTCGATTCTTTGAAGATACGAATGAGCACTGGACTGTTCTTAGTAGCACCTACTCTCTCGCTAGCCTCAACCAGCGAGAGAGTCTGGGGAGCATGACCTTTTCTACGATCAGTGAACTCGCCGTATTGAATTCCTTGCGCACATCCCGCGAGCGCGAGCATTGCGACACCAAGAAAGAGCTTTTTCATATTAGAATTCCGAGATAGATTCTGTTAAGTTGCGCAGCCGATACTTGATGAAGTAATTCAAGATCTTGCTCCGTGGATTACGCTCATACTTATCAAACTCTTCTACGATTTCTTTCTGAAGTTCATCAGGAACCAAGTCCAGATCAACCATCATCTTGTTTCTATTATAGTTTCTAAGCATCTCTGGAGTGCAATATGCTTCTGGCATCATAAGAGTCCACTCTTCGAGCTTCTTCTTAGGGAGAGGCTTCTGTCGTTTACCCGCTACGATAAACGTGTCGTCTTCGGAAAGGAAATTAGGTACACCGTCACCGCTGTCTCCTTGCAAGATATGATATTCTTTGAATCTTGCAGGATTGACGTCGGGCGCAATGAACTTCTTAGCGATGGGGGAATACTGCGTAATGTTTCCAAACAGCTGGAGCTGCATGAAATCCTTATCGCCAGAGATGATGAGAATCTTCTCAGCTGTGTTCAGGAACGAACCATTAGCGTTACAGATAGAACCGATAATGTCGTCGGCCTCAGCACGATCGAAGCACAACACGGGATAAGGCATGTTGTCGCGAATCTCCTCGCGAATCTTGTGCAAGGATACAAAGATAGTCTTCCAGTCGTGATCGGAATTGGCTCGCGCTTTCTTGCGATTAGCCTTGTAATGAGGAAACACTTCACGACGCCAATAAGAAGGACCGTCGCAGCATATTACAAGCTCGCCATACTCTTTGCCAAACTTCTGCTTGTACATGCGAAAGCTCGACAGAACCATATGGCGGACCGTATCTTCGTCGAGCTTCTGTTCATTATTTGATAGCTGCATCATGATATTTGAAATCATGACTTGGCTGAAATCCACGAGTATCATATCAACTCTCCATTCATATTAACATTATATCAGGTCGTGGATAGGTTGTCAAGCCGGATCGTAGTCATCATCATCTATATTGTCGTTCTTGGCTAGAGTCTGGACAGTAGCCTCGACGATTTCTTGAAAGGGATGATGGAGTCCCATAGTCATAAGCAGCGTAGAACGTAGTGCTTCAATGGCAAAGCCAAAGTGTTTGTCGAACTGCTTATCAAAGATATCAAAGCCCTGCTGTGCAAGCTTGTTTGCAATATGATTAGCATAGGCTTCAGCGACCTCATCGACGTATGCTCTACGAGTCGTTTCCCTAACAGCTTTGTCTTCTACTGGGGGAACGACTCGTAGATTTCGCTTCGGAAACCGAACGACGTTGTTATTTGACTGCCCTGAGGATGATGGTATATTCGTTGATTCGTCCATTCGGAATGGCGTCCTTAGTCTTAATCGCTTCGAAGCTGCGTTCGGCACTCTTTGAGGTGCTGGTTGTGATGTTGGGTAGAGATTCAGCTGGCTTACGCAGCTTCTTCTGCTTAGATGCTTCACCAAAGTTCTGGAGAGTAGTACCCTTCAGCGAAAGTCCGCCTTCATTGGAAACATAATGAGCAAGGACGTTGTATTTAGTATTGAATGTCCAAAGCTCTGTAGCCCCAACAAGCTTGGAAGGATCGATACTCGCGATCTTGAGAGTAGTATCTTCCTTCTGGAACTTGATCTTAGACACAAGCTTCTCAGCAGACTTAGGCTTTGTTTTGCGCGGCTTCGCATTGGTGACTTTGCGACTATTAGAAACGATAGATTCGCAGTCGCTGATGATGCCAGAGAAAATAGCAATGCGTTCCTTGAACTTCTTTTTTGTGAAGTGACGATACGCATACTTCAGATCTGGATCTTTAGTCTTTTCTGCTTCCTGCAACTCAGCAAGAGTTGGCTTATAGTAGTCAGCGATCGCCCTAGCCGCAGCAGGCTTCACTTGACGTGTGTCTTTCAGCCATGAGTAGAATCCCTCTATCAAGACAGGACTATCCTTGTCAAGCATCTCTTCGATGTCGCCGATGAGATTGCTGGCGGGATTCTTAGGAATCGTCACAACAAGCGCAGCAGCTTTCTCAGCCTTCTCAATCTCGATACCATTCTCTACGAGCTTGACTAGATGATCGTTCAGCTTTTTTGTAAGCTCTTCGGATTCTAAGCCCATAGAAAGCATGCGTGCTGTGTTACACATGCTGGCGTTGAGCTTGTTATCCGAATTACGATTCACCATAGCAATGGCAGCCTTAGACATACCCTGCTCAGTCATATAGGCTAGGATATTCTCGCGAGCTGTTTTGACTTCGTGAAAATAGTTGTACCAGTTGTAGGCGAAGCCAATCTTGGAACTGATCTCACTTTCACTTAAGAAAGCTTGATCGTCCCAAGTTGGTTCTTCGCCCCAATACTTGGCGTCAAGACCGCGAGGCGTGAAGACACGCTTCTTCTTGATCACGCCCGTCTTTAAGAGATTCTTTGCCATGAGGATATCCTTTCACTATGAACATTATATCATAGCGGCTTTCAAATGTCAAGGCTTGTTTTTTATAGAGAATAGGAAGTCTTTCCATTGAGCAGCCCTCATATCCCAATTATAGAAATTGTCAAAGTAGGCCTTTTGGAAGCCCAATCGTTGCTGATTGAATTCTACCCAATATTCGCTGATGATCATGCTAAGAATTCCAGCGAACATATTGGCGTGATTGTTGTTGTTCTCGGTCCATCCATACATAACGGCAAAGTTGGCACACGTTTCGGGGAGAGCAGCAAGTGTTGGGCAAATCACGTTACAGCCAGCGCTCATAGCCTCAAGAACTGAGATTCCACTCGTCTCTGGCCAAATGCTAGGATAGACATACACATGGGCTTTCTTAAGAGCTTCTCGAATGACTTCATTGGGCTGATAGCCATGGTACGTCATCTTTGGATGCTTCTTAATACGATCGAAGAGTTGGAGATATGGCTCATCGCGAGCAGGCCATCCGTAGATAGCGAACGATGAGTAGACATCAAGATGGAAATCCAAGCCCTTATCTGCGAGGAACTCGATGACAGGAATCAAAATCTCTAAGCCACGATGTGGCGTTGTATGGTAGATAAGATTGATAGTTCCCTTTGGCTTTGAGTGTTCCTCGAAAGGAACGATAGCATTCTGCAGAACGATACCCTTATCATACGGAACACCAAGGCCGATGTTGAATGTAGCCTGCTGATAATGAGAAACGAAAACGAGCTTCTCAAAACGATCCAAGCTTTCCTTCTTCTTAAGATGTTCGGACTCTGGATCATCCCAAGTATCATGAAGCCAAAGAATGTTCTTCTTCGTCTTGCTAATATTCTCATCACGCACGCGAGAGCAAATGATATTGAACTCGTTCGTAAGCTCTTTAGGAAGACGAGCCATCAGTCCTTCGTACATCTGCTCAGTTCCACCCTTAGAACCAATATGAGCATATGTACCATTATTCGCAGGTTCAATATGAGCTTGAGTAGAAGACTCTTTGAGTCCAGTGATATTCAGTTTAGTCATTATCTTTCTCCATAGATATTACAGAATCAATTCGAAAAGAGCGCCAACCCTTTGCTTCAATATCCCATACAGCAAGAACATCAAGATTCTCTGCAGTTGTAGGCGGAGTAGGAGAATCCCACCAAGGCCTAGATGCAGTCTCTATCTTTGCTGGAGGAAGATACTTCTCATTCAATGAGCAACGCATTTCGCGTAGAGTACCGTCCTTCTTGGTAAACTCAACCAAGATAACGCCTTCGAGAGCAGCTTCACGAATCTGTTCTTTATTATATAGCATCACACTTTCCTTCCGAGAAATTTAGCATCAGTTCCATCAGTGATATATTGAGTCGCACCTTTGTTATACGCAGGAGCAACACGCATTGCCTTCTCTTCGATAGCCTTCACAGTAGCAGCAGACTCTTGACGATCACGTTTCCACTTATGGTCATTGAGAACGTCACGCTTGGCAGCAATCCCGCCAGGAATGGTATTGGACATTGGTGCTGCCTTAGATTCTACTGCAAGACTATAGGTAAACTTCTTAGGACTAGTCTTAGTCCCTTTGAAGTATCCTACCTTCTCGAGTAGTTCATTCGTCTTACGTTGAGCTTCAATCATACCCTGTGTGGGTGTACGAGCCTTACGCTTACGCATATTGTTGCTGGTGTAGTAGATTGGTAGAATAGCCATAACTGACCCCTTATCACATTTAGTATTATATGGTGAAAGGAGCCAGTTGTCAAGACGTAAAATCCGCCAAGACTGTCTTTTTGTAATTTTGAAGCAGTCTGCCTGTTTTTTCCATATAAAGCAGATCACGTTTCTTAAAGCCTTTTCTAGCCATCAAGGCTACTTCTTCAGGTGTGTGCCCAAAATTGCATACCTGTGGTATGTTGTGGGCTGTAATGAAGGTCTTGAATTTATTGAAATCGTTGAATCCGGCTACGAGTTTATCCATCGCGACAGAATTGTGCCAAGGACTGATCCATAAGCCACTATCCCCTTTCGCTATCTTATAGTCTTTGAATGGACCAGATCTAGCCTTATTGATCTCATTCTTTTCATCTTGACCGTCGTTGACGTGCAATTTGCTCCACTTGTATGTGTCTATGAGATGTTGTCCTTCGTCTGACCAAATGAATTCCTGAGTCGCTATCATTTGATCCTCAGTCTCTGAAGGGAGTCCTGCGATCCACATCGTGGATATGATAGCGTTATCTTTCCAAGATTCTCGACACATGTGTAGGATATCAACGAGTCTGTTCTTGTCTGTCATCTTTCCGATATATTTTCCAACGGAAGGTGTGAACGATTCAACACCCATGAGAGCACCTACCATTCCGGAATCTCTCAATAGATCTGCTTGTTGTTTGTTTTTGATTGTGTCCAAACGAACATATCCAGCCCAACGAATATCAATCCCAGTTTCATCGCGTATGCGTATGAGCCATTTCATTTTTTCTTGATAGTCGTTCGAGATGTTATCTGTTAGATTATACATCCTTGTGCCAAAATTTTCATAGTTGCTCACGAACTCGCGCTTGAGCGAATCGAAGTCGCGCACATATTCATGCTTCTTTTTACCCAAAGAACCAAATGCACAGAAGTGACAACTGAAGATACAACCAGCAGCCATCTCAATCGAAAGACTCTCTTGTGGATTAATATAGTCTTCCTTTGTAGGAGCAGTAGAAATGTCGCTGTAATCAGTTGTTGGTGGCGCATTAATTATCTTTGTGCTTTTCCATTTTGATTCATAATCGATAATTGGTTGTGCGCCGTTACCAAACACAAACGAGTCTACATATTTTTCTAGTAAATCGAATCCCCATCTTTTGTATCGACCGGCTCTGTCGAACTTATCGTTATTGATTTCCCATCCACCCATGATAACAATGCATCCAACGGATTTCGCTTTGATGCACAAGAAAAGTAATTTCTTGAAAACATCAACTCCGCTTTCGGAAACACCCCATGTATGATTCGTTGGATTTTCATTCTGATTATGTTCTTCCGATAAGAAAGACGTGCTGATGCAAACATATTCTCCGCCCGATTCACGAAATCGATCGATGATTATGCTTATTTCACTATCGGAAAAATAAATGAAGTGATGAATTTGTGTTACAGAAAAGTTGTTGCGTCGAAGCTCATTCCCTAGTCTGAGCGACGACGCATTTTTTACGAACCCGTCGAAGAAATTCGAGAAGATGATAGCTTTACGTTGCAAGGATTTCCTTTAATCTATCTGCTGCATACGAAGCCGCAAAAGCGTCAGGTTTCACTTTTGGCGCGAATCCACACATCCCACGGATATATCCTGTAGCCTGTTGAATCACGCACGAAGAGCCGTGCATCTCGTCGGGATTGATATCCAGATGAACTTCGACGTGTCTGTCGCCAATGGCTTCGAACAGATCCAAATACATTTGAGAAGCACGATACACCTCATTCATCAAGCGATATGCTGGACGATCGTGGCGTTTATCGTAGTCTCGTTCTGTTGAAATCTGTCCGAATACCTTACAACCACGCGAGCCGTCGATATGAATCACGACAGCAACCGTGTAATCAGCCTGCCAATGATCATCCTTACGATATCGTTCAGAATCTGCGCCGATATAGACACAGCTTGACTCTGAAGAGTTACGAATAAACTCACGGACTTCTTCGATATTCATTTCTACATTCCTACTCATCGTCTATATAGTTCTATGATGACACATATTGATTTCTTTGGATGCGAACATCCTATTGTATGTCTGCCAATGAATGGCGTTTCTGATTTGAACTTGGCAGTTGCAGTCAATAAAGCCGGTGCGTTTCCTAGTCTTTCTATTCCTAATTATATGAGCGATATGGGTAAGATTTTTCGTAAACAAGATCTTGTTCGCGACTTGTTCGCTTTTGGTGATAAGACAGGAACAAACAAACTGATGTTAAGCACGAGCGATGACATATTATATAATAATCGAGATATACTGTATTATCTTTTTGAGAAAACAAAATTGACTCATATAGAGTTGTTTTTGGTTATGAAGAACGACACCCATAAAATAGGAATAGATGATTTTAAAAATTTCTCATCTCTCATTCAGGACTTAAAAAGCATTGATATAAAAATCATCGTAAAGAGCATATTTGACAAAATTCAATTCCCATTCGATCCCCATCCTAATTTTTGGAAAATGTATCCATTCATGGACGGAGTATTATTCAAAGGACCAGATGGTGCTGGTAAGATATTTAATGGACCGATATCTCTTTCTCAGATGCTAGATATCTCGAATAGATTTTTAAAAGATAAAGCTTCTATCGTCTCTGGCGGGATTTCGACGAACGAGCACATACAGAGTTATCTTAAAGCTGGCGCAACAGCTGTTGGTATAGGCACACTGTTCGCGTTATCAGAAGAAAGTTTGATTTGTCAAGAATCGAAACTGGCCGTTATAAACGACAACAGAAGACCACTCGATAAAAAGTCGAGTGATTCTACTGTTCAAAATGCTTTTGTTTTTTCTGCGTACAACGGACCTGATAATAACAACAATTCAGAAAGTTTGAATCTTGGTATATCTGGTAAAGGCGGGCATCTCTTTGTTGGTGAAGGAAAGAAATACGTTAATGAGATTCTTCCTGTCGCAGAGATCGTTGCTAGATTGATGAACGCAGATTATCCAGTTTTTCATAGAGCCCCATCGCAAGACAATTTTGCCTAAAAGAACCTAACCACCACGTTCCGTAATGGACAGGAGTATTTCCTCCTGTATTAGGATCATCACCATAAACGTATGTCTTGGATGTGTCAATCCAAGTCATGAATTCTTTATCTCGCACAGATCTTTCCATAATTGGTAAAGCTCTTGCTTGAGCAAATTCCCAGAACTTTGATTTGAAAATAGATCCGGCATAGTAATGCATCATGATCATATTTTCGATTTCATAAACTCTTTTGAGATAGAGATTGTTCGTATGCTGGTTGGAATATCCTTCGGTCCACATTCTATATGCTTGACGATTAATCATATCCATAAGACTGATAGAAGTCGCCTCCATTGGCTCTAGGAAGAACGAAGCATTTCCATTGTATGCGATTCGTGAATCAACGTAATTCTGTTTCCTGAAATAGTTCTTGAAGCTGAATGCGTTCGTCTGATCGCTTGGAGTTAATCCCTGCTCAATAAAGATGTTCTTAACGTCTTCTTTGACTTCATCAAGCGAACTCATTTCGCTGTTGTACATATAGCCTACAGAACAACGATTTCTAAGAGGAATGCCAAAGACCCAACCATGAGGACGAGCAGCTGCAAGTGTGTGATCGAACTTAGGATATTCCCACGGACACTGCGTGACATACACCGAATTTACAGGAATGCTTTCCGGAAGATAGAAATCTTCATATGAATCTGGTCTACCTGAGCAATCCATAACGTAGTCCGCATCAACAGTAAAAGCTGATACGTTCTTTTCGATGATACGAACTCTAGGATGTTTTCTTAGCAGAGAGAGAATATGATTTTGAAGAGCGATAGCGTTAAAGTGATACGAAACCAATGGAGGAGCGAACGTGTGAGTAAACGCTTTTCCATCACTCCATCCAGTCTTATGAATACCAGTCTTATAGTGTCCGTCGATCTTAGACAAATCGAAATGTTCGAATTCGTGTCCGTATGAAAGCATGTAACCGAGAGCGATTGGTCCACCTTCACCTACTGCTTGAGGACTAATCTGTGGATCAAAATACCAATCAATAGCCCAATCTGTCCAGCGAGCGAAATGAGAAGCGGCGAGCGCTCCAGCAGTTCCTCTACCAATAACTGCAAGTCTTTTCATGTATCACCCTATTAAAATGGCACCAGTGGTAGGAGTCGAACCCACGCCCTCAGTTTTGGAGACTGATGTGCTACCGTAACACTTCACTGATATTATGGCGGAGAGTGTGAGATTCGAACTCACGGAACCGGTTAGGGTTCGCTCATTTAGCAAACGAGTGCTTTCGGCCACTCAGCCAACTCTCCATAACTTATTCACGAACTCTAATAGCAACTTGTGATGTTGACCATCGTGCCAATATCCATCAAGATACTTATACGGAGCTTCATACCAAAATTCCTCACTCTCAGGATGGCAACCAATCAGACCAAGATTACCTTGAATGATAGCCATTGGTTCGTCATTAGCGTATTTAGCAATTGTATCATAACGACCTGTTCCTGTAAAGACACAACCGTCATAGAAGAACATCTTTTCTTTTTGCCCAAGCCATTCAATATCAGCGGCGGTGCCATAGCTACGGCGTATCTCTGCCGTAGGACGCTTGATATATTGAACAGCATCTACATTATCAAGAAGGTCAAAATATCTAGACCCAGCCCAATAAGCACCCATACAAATACCAATATACCTACCACCTCGAGATAGAAACGATGCGATTTTGTTAGCTTTAGAACGTGTAAAGAAATCGAAATAGGAATCACTATCGCCAATGCCACCAGGAAAAACAATCCCATCCACGTCATTTAACACCTCGTCCATATCGTCATTGATGGTAAAGATTTTGATTTCATATTCGGGAGATAACGCTCTTATGATCCCGTTGCAGCATTGCTCGGAACATTCTGGATGGTGCTGGAAAAGAGCAATCCGTTTCATTCGTCGTATTTATATGGTGCCGACTCCTCGTTACGATCGAGGTTCTCTAGTTCTTCAGACTAGCGTGAGGACCACCTTCACCAAGTCGGCTTTATATAATGCTGCTGCTCCGATTCGAACGGCGTCCTAGTCTTGTCGATCTGTGTTTCCCACAACACCGACAGCAGCAAATGGTGCCCATAGTAGGACTCGAACCTACAACATACCGATTTTGAGTCGGTCGCCTCTACCAGTTGGACCATACGGGCGTATCTATTAAAACGATACCTTTAGACCTATCATTCCATAGAAGTTATTATACTTCTCTTGAACGCCTTTGTCAAATCCAATCGTAGCATTTACAGAAACATTATCTGTAATGTTCTCGCTGAGAATACCGCGATTGCTAATGACTGTCTTATAATCAGGCGAATGCACTACACGAGTTTCAATCGCTGCGCCTTTGCTGAACTCGTAGCGAGTACCGACATATGGCATAACATGAGTCTTCGTGCCATTAGGAGGCATAGTTGACAATAGAGGACTACCAGATTCTACGCCATCGATTTGACTACGATTGATAGTGACACCTACAAGCGGACGGAAACCTAGATATGTCTCGGCATTATATATGGCTAGATCAGCGTAGATATTCTTCTGCTTGATGCTAGAATTATTAAGCAGAGCAAACACAGGTATCTCATTCTTAGTTAGATAGTTGCTTTTGCTATATCCAATAGATGCTTTGTACCACAGAGCAGGATCACGAATCAGCACATACGCAGAACCAGAATAAGACTCGATATCAGTTCCGGAATTCACTAGTCCGTTAACAGAACCGCGATCTCCGCTGATACCGAATCCGAATGAGTTATTATCAACTGTATCCTGCCAACCAGCAGATGCGCCTTGAGAATTCACACGACCAGAAGAACGAGTAGAACGATAGAATGGAGAAGCCCATACTCCGTCTCGTGTTGAAAGAACATCCACTAGGAAAGGATTCATGTTACGAGCGCGAATAGCATCACGAGCACCAACAGCTGAAATAGTTTCTGTCTGAGTAGCAGTTTGTCCTACTGTTAGAGTAGAACCAACAGTCGTAGTTGTGACAGCAGTTCCATTTGTTGTAACAGTAGAGTTATCACTGTATGTTTCTAATGTTCGAGGAGTCGTAACCGTTGTCGTTGTGAATGGTCGTGTAGTCAAAGGAGTAGTCGCACGATCTACACGAATCCAACCTCCATTGTTTGATCCTGTATCAACAACACGATTTGTTGTGACAGCAGTTCCATATGTCGTAGAAGTTGTGGCAGTTGGAGCTAGATTTGTTGTGCTTACGAGCGTGACTGGTGGTGGAGTAGGATTACCAGCAGCAGCACCTTGCGATGGAGTTGCTAATGTAGTGAATCCAACAGTCGATGGAATCGTGCACTGATCGGGAGCGATGCTTACAGTTGCGCAAGCGCCGCCATATACGCCAAGCTGAATAGAGTTACCGTTAGAAGTGTTATTCCCAGAGACTTCAAAAGCAATAGTATAAGTGGTGCCGGCTGTGAGAGCCACACCCTGATAGATGCCGTCGAACGAGCCAACAGCACCGTCGTACCATACGCCACCATGAGCGCCCCCAATATCAGTCCAAGTGCCAGCGGCAGCAGGATATGTTCCATTTTGATACCAAACTCCCCAATTCGTTGGGGCTTGCATGTTAGAAACGCCATTGTTGGTCGTTACACTAAAACGGCCACCGGTGGTAAATGTTCCATTAGTTAAAAGATTTGTGGTTGAACCAGCCTCGGTTAAAGTGACATTGTCAAATGTCCAGAATGCTGGATCTTCGCGAAAGGCAAAACCTACGAAGTTCGCTCCAGTTGTTGATGGAGTAAACGTGTAGGTAAATGGTTGCCATGTGTTTCTTGTATTGCCTGTAACAGTACCTATTGAACCTGACGGAAGCGTCTGAGAAGACGCTACAGACAGATATGCACATGCGAATAGAGCGCCTAACGACGCCGTAACCTTTTTCATTTTTATCTCCTCTATGCGTGGACGAATTTATTTCATCAACATCATAGCGAAGACAATCAGTGAATTATATGGTCAGTTGCTTTATAATAAGAGTTAGTGGTTTAGAGCTAGGAATCTTATCCCAGATTTTCTTGTACTGAAGAACAGCAGCTTTTTTCATCGTTTCTGTTTCTTCGCTAGAAACATCTTTAATCGTCACACCTTTTCTAGCTGCGTTGATTTCATATGTTTCTGCGTCCTCGATAGACCATGTTCTTTCTAGTTTGGCTACGTTCTTAGCGACTCGCTTAAACACTTCTTGCTGTTGTTCATTCAATGTAGCAAAGAACTTATTACCAATTAGAATTGTAGTCAAGAACATGCTGTGATTTGTCTTAAGAATATGCTTACCCTTGAAACGAAGATAGGTAGTCTCAACTGCTCCACCTTCAACAACGTTCTTAGAAAGCTCTTCTTGCGTCAACATCTGTCTTCCGTAAGAGTTGCCGGCTAGTCCTACGAAAAATTCTCTGGCTGAAGGCACAGTAGAAATGTTCATGTTCTTAAGTGATTCTAGACTTTCAATAGGAGCGTTTGAACCTACGATACGGAATCCGCCTGAGTATGTAAACGCTAGTCCGCGAACCTGAGTATTCTCACCAAGACGACTCATCAGCTCATCACCAACAGGACCGTCTAGTGTACGAGATACGTGTCGGTGACCAGCAAATAGAAATGGTAGATCTAGAGTCATGAATTCATCATAAATTCCGCCGATAACAGTGATCTGCGTCTGACTCATTTGAATCTTACCATCGTCCATAGCTTGGAACCAAGCACGAGAAATCTGCTTGACGTCTTCGTTGAAAGGGATCGTTTTGACACCTTCTTCTGGACCTACTTCGATTTCGTTAATGCGTGCAGGCGCCCATCCCAATTCTGGAACATCGCCATATTTCTTGTTATAGTAGCCAGGAGTTAAGATCTCAAAATCAAATTGACCAGGAAGTTCCGCATCGACTTGCTTTGCGAATTCTTCTGCTGTTCTGATGAAAAGATATTCTGGATCGTGGGCGATAAGCCAGCGTATCTTGATTGGTTCTGACATAGAGTTCCCCTAATCTATAATTAGATTCTATGCTATTTATAAGATATGGTGCCCTTGGAGAGATTCGAACTCCCACCATCTCGCTTCTAAGGCGAGCGCCTCTACCAGTTGGACTACAAGGGCTATTCTGTTTCTACACGAAATTGGAGCGGAGAATGGGATTCGAACCCACGACCGTCTCGTTGGCAACGAGAAGCTCTACCACTGAGCTACCTCCGCTTATTAACCCTGATATCTGATGGACATACGCAACGTTTTTGAGGACAAATTATATATTCCTCGTAGAGCTTGAAATTATCAATCTTTCCTAGAAAAATTGATCTACAAATCCCAGAAAAAACTTTTCCTGAATATGTGACGCAAATCGATTCTGATCCTGCGCTACATTTCCATCCTTTGAAATCATGCCATTCGTTTAGTGTTATGATTCCTAATTTATTAGCTGATATGACTGACCCATCAGAAAATATCATTCTAGCTTTTGCGATATTTTCTTTTGTATTAGCTCCATCCCAACGAAAGCTTTTTAGCGTTTTTTCCATCCATTCGTATTGATCTTCATTATAATCGTATGTTGTGTGAGCTAATTCACCCTTTACACCGATACGATTAAGAAGCTTTGGTTGAATTAGAGGCTTGAACTCATCGTCTATCTCATTATAGAGAGTCATCATATTATCCCAATTAGCAGGATCACATGAAAGATTATAATTTATAGGTGTCCCGCTTTCTCTGACAATTTTCGACAAGCTGTTAATTTTATTAGCTTTAGTAAACTCAGGATGAAGAGATAATTGCACCGAGGAAATAGGAAGAATTTCTTTCCAAAAGTCATCACCTCGAGTACCGTTAGAGGTAATCGATAAGAAACATTTATCACGCAATCTGGAAACGATATACGGGAGCATAGGATGAAGAGTCGGTTCTCCGCCGCTTAACGCAACGTTGATTTTTCTTGTCTTGCTGAATTCTTCTAGTCTATCAAGAAACGCAATAATCTCTTCATCCGTAGGAAATCCTGGAAGTCTTGCTTTATGATGATCACCGTTATGAAGAAACGGTGGACAGTAGTTACAACGAAAATTACAGAAATCTGTCAGTTGCCAGTAGATATATAACTCCGGATTCTCACAAGCTACTGCGACTGGATAAACCATTATGATTTCCGTATGATTGGAGGTGCCTCCCAGAATCGAACTGGGTTCTCAAGGATTTGCAGTCCCGCGATTTACCATCTACCTCAGGCACCAATTGGCTGGGGATCAAGGATTCGAACCTCGGACATCCAGATTCAGAGTCTGGCGTTCTACCAACTGAACTAATCCCCATTATTTATGGCGATCCTGAAGGGAATCGAACCCTCCTCACCCGTTAGACAGACGGGTCGCCTCACCAGATGCGTACAGGATCAATCTCAGTGAAAAGGGCACTTACCTTTTCGTTCATCGTTTCGTTTATCTAGCTTCATTAGATTCCTGAAGCCAGAGAAGACTTTTGTGGATCCTCGATTGACAAGGAGATCTCGCTCTTGATATGAAACGAGATGATTTCTGAATTCTACATTAATATCATCATTCAGCGGAATAATATGCACTAGAGGTGTTCCGATAGGAATGAACATAGAGTATGACTGATCAACACTAGCTTTAGGCATCATTAGATTGACGTCTGTTCCTGAGTTATAGTGATATTCAACTACTCCAGGAAGCATCTTGAACGGATAATTCTCTAATGCCCATTCAGCACCCAAATACAGGAAATGAAGTCCAGTCTTTTCGATAAAGAACCAAGGACTGACAAGTTTTCCATGGTGATAGTTCTGGAATGCGTTTCCATACTGAGCAGCAGGATGCACGACTATAGCTGGCTGATCAACAGCGGCCCCACCATTAACAGTATTAGAAACAGTATACTGATATCCACCGTTCTCCACTTCAATATGGATATCTGCCCATGATTCCATGACTGCGCCGCGCTTATAGAATTCGATGAATCCATAACAGTGTTTCATGTTCTTTGGAACGGGATACGTGCGAGCGTCACCGATTCCTAGATCTGGAATTGATTTCCACCACGAAGGGATAGTTTTAATCGCTTTAACGATAGGTGTGTATTTGTGCGTCAACGTATCGGACGTGTAGCAGTCAACAACAACCTTTCGCTTTCTATGAAAAAATGTAAACATGATATCCCTATGTAGGGCTGGTTACTGCCATCCAGCATCTCCCTTTTCGCGGAGTAGGTTAGTGAGAAAAGACGAGTCACGCTCCTAGGACATTTCAGGTAGCCTAAACCTATATCTAATATGACTGCACGACCGTCGTCATATTAGTGATTCGCAAGATCTCACCTTGCGAATGGGTTGGTTGCGCAGGCTGGAATTGCACCAGCGTTCTCTTGGGTATGAACCAAGTGAGTTCCTACTTCTCCACCGCGCTTCAATCGTTAGTAGACTTTATCTTTAAACTCTTCCTTGAGATGAACATTAGAAGTGATAGCAACGCGATCCTTATCGCTTTGATTCTGTGCGACCATATGAGTTACCCAGCCAGGAAACAAAATCAACTCTCCGTTCCTAGGAGAATGCGTGTACTGATTGTACGGTCGTCCGTCGTTTCTGCTAATCCAACCGAGAGTGCTTCGTGGATCAAGCAATCTAATGTCACCACAATTGTCGTGTACATCAACGTAATAAGTCATGACGACTGTAGTCAGTCGATGCGTATGCATCATTGCTTCTTGTCCTCTGCCACGATAGTTGATAGAACCGTGGGCGTGACGAAAGAACTCTGGATCATATTCCAGATCGAAACATTGAGTAGCATACTGGGCTGAACATTCTAGCATCCAGTCGTATAGTTTACGAAGAGCGGGAACTTCATCAACGTAGTCCCACAAATCGATCTTATTGATAAACGTACAACCCTTTAACTCGGGATGAGCAAGGATCTCGGCGTTCAGAGCTTCGTATTCTGGATGATAGAAAAGAGCAACAGGAGTTGCCCATAGATTCATAAACTTCATCGACTGATATATCCCTCTTTAATGTGTTCTTCTAGTGTTATGAAACCGATATCAGCAGGATCTGGATAATCATACTGATTGTAGTGGTCGGCATTTGGTTTGCCGATAGGCATCGCATTAGCGCCAATGATAATTCGACACGAGCTGTCTGAAGGTGCCGTGAAGTGATTCATCCATGCAGGAAACACAACTAGAGTACCTGAAACGAATGGTACTTCTGCAACCTTCGCGAGGAACTCTGGCGCATTTTTCTGCAATCGCGGTTGAATTTGATACAGATTTGAATTATGATTACGGAAGATCGTGCCAGATGCGCTTTTGTCATGATCATAGACATAGAATACGCCAGCTAGAAACGTGTTCTTGTGAATATGCTCGTGATGAAATCCACCTTCGCGCTGACGAGTAGCCCACATTGCGGTCATTCCACACTTAGGTTCATAACCCATCATAGTCATGACCTGTTCAAACGATTCCTGAATGAAATCGCGAATAGGAACTAGGACTTCGTCATGCGTATGCAAATTTCCTTCAGTGGTTTGAAGTCCGTTGCGCTCGCGAGAAACGAAATACTTTTCGTCGTCAAGAAGATGCGCGGTCATCTCTGTCTGAATCTTAAAAAATTCTGGATATTCAAAATGCCAAATTGGCGAAGGAAAGAGATCGTATCTAGAAATCAAGTTGGACATAGTAACTCCACATTAAAAGATATATGGCTGGGACTAAATGGTGGAGGTAGCCAGAATCGAACTGACGACATCCTGCTTGCAAAGCAGGCGCTCTCCCAACTGAGCTATACCCCCTGGTAGTCCGTGACAGGGTTGAACTGCCGACCTTCTCCGTGTAAAGGAGTTGCTCTTCCACTGAGCTAACGGACCAAATATGGCGTGGGCTAACTTTAGGTGTACAAGACCGTAAGTTTATCTCTTATCGCACCCCCACGCAGCACGATCGTAGTTGCTCCCAAGAAGTCGTTATGGCTCAGAGCAACCCAAACCATAATCAAGCTAGGCACTATCTGTCCTAGCAATTTTGGTGCCGAAAGCTGGGCTCGAACCAGCGACCATACCCGTATGAAGGGTGCGCTCTACCAACTGAGCTACATCGGCAATATGGTGCGTGGAGAAGGATTCGAACCTCCAATGTTACCCTTAGGGAACGGATTTACAGTCCGTCGCAGAACCACCGTCTCTGCAGTCCACGCAATTCTTTTTATATGGTGCCCCCACGACGAATCGAACGCCGGACCTACTGCTTACAAGGCAGTTGCTCTACCAACTGAGCTATAAGGGCTTAA